ATACCTGTAAGAATCGACGTTTTGCGCATCGCCGCCATCTACATCCAAAAAGTACTTCATGAGCTTTTTCTTACTGATTTTGCCATCAGAAGTAGCCCACTCAATTAAATCTTGTTTGGCTTTTTCAGGTGTCCAAGCAACGTCAGCATCGTTCGGTTCATTAGGATAATCATTGATGGGATCAGTTTCTTCAATTACCATGTCACCAGAAGCGGTAGCATACGCAGAATTTTCCTTGATACCGAGAACGTCTTTCATGCCGTCGGTAAGCATTTCCACACCAAAGTTTTCTTTAGCGAGACTAGCAGCTCTTTCAGCTAACTTTTCATGCTCAACTCCAGTATGAGAACCCATTGCCGCAGAAAAAGCAGCCTGCAATCCTTCTAGGTCATATTCAGGTTTACCATCTACTATCTTGCCAACAGGATAACTATAATCAGATTCTACTAAACCATCGCCGTCGACCTTCAAAAAATAATTTTCTATTTTTTCTTTTTGAAGATTGCCTTCCTCATCTCTCGCAAAATCAAAAAGTTGACTTTTGCTTGTCGCACCGTCCCAACCATTTTCTTTGATAGGTGGATCTTCCTCGACAACCATATCAACAATATCTTTTTTGGTAATTGCAATCACCTATAAACATTTATAAACGTTAATCAAAATAAATCAAGACTTTTCAATTTTACGAAATATATATAAGGTTGTCGTTTATTTGGATTTCTTTGTTCTCTTTTTGGATTTTTTTTCTGGTTCATCCATAACCTTAATATTATTCATTTTCTTCGACATTTCCAGAAACTGTTCATTGGTAACGTATTTCCAATCATCGTTTGCAAATATCCACATGGTTTTTATTCTCCTAGATTTTTTATATTAACATATAAAAGTTAATCAAAATAAATCAAGACTTTTCAATTTTACGAAAATCTCGTGAGAATACCTATACACTTTAGTACTAAGATGAATCCGACCGTAAACTTTATATACTAAAACAACGTTTTATAATTGTCCCCCAAAACATCAGAAGGAACGACACAAGGAACAACACCAATCTTTGTGTCATTCTTTTGATAAGGGACCGATTTTTCTATCCAGTTGGTCGCTTTCTGTTATTTTTTTTAAAATTATTATTTGCTTCCACTAGTAGAACCCATCAACAAAAATACTTATATACTAGGACGTATAACTACTCCTTAGAGGTATAATAAGATGTCTGATGAAGTACGACATTTATTGGGGAAGTTAGAAATGTCTTGAAACGTGGCATACAACGATCAATGTATTGTAGGATTTTTAATTAATTTTTTATTTTTTTATGGCCTACCAAAAACTATATATTCTTAGAAGTACTAGTAGTACTTGGTAAAAAGAGGTGACTTATGTACGGACTAGGAAATATAGATCTACAAAAATATAATCCATTCCCGAGTTTTCAGTCTGGACAAGCAGAAGCAATAGCCCAGATATTAGGCCACTTTGAGAATGGCCAGAAAGTAGTTGAGCTTAATGCACCCACCGCTGCTGGTAAGAGCCTAGACCTATTTGTATTGGGCAGGATACTCAGCGAAAAGATGGGTGTTCGGGTAGTTTACACCACGCCACTAGTAGCATTAGTCAACCAGCTTGAAAACGAGCCTGCTTTTGGTGCCATGCCAGTCCTGAAAGGCAAGCGTAATTACTTTTGCGGTCCGATGTCCGAAGTACTTGGCCGGGACATAACAGCGGATGACTGTCCATACGAGAGCTGGGAAGACGCAATCGAAGACTGCTCAAGCTGTGCTCAGTGTCAGTACAGGATAGCCTACAAGAAGTTCATGGACAGAGGATTTGGGGCCACAACATTAGCTCGCTACCAGATGCCCGGAGCCGTTCGCGACGAAACCGTAATCCTTTTAGTAGATGAAAGTGCGGGCTTAGAAAAGGTCCTAATAGACAGAGCCACCCTTAAGATCCCGGACAGGATTAACTTGAACAATTTGTCCGAGAACTTGAGAAGGTACTACCACGAATTGGAAGTCGAAATCGAGAAGTTAACACGGGAGGTTAGCCTAGAAAAGGACTTAGCCAGAAAGGTAGCCTTAAACCAGGAAAAGAACAAGCTCGGTCGTGAATCCAGGAAGTGTGTTAAGGTCCTAGCCCACATAGAAAAAGGCCACCCATACATAATAGACCGCGAGCGAAAGTTCCGGTTGTTAGATGGCAGATCCGAATTCGAGGACATGATTGAAGGACTACAATATGTAGTACTGGCATCAGGGACACCCACGACCCAGATATTAACCGAAAACTATAAGTCCGTGGTTATACAGCACCCGATCCCAGTTGAACGCCGGATCTGTTACTACGATCCAGTTGGGTCCATGAACTTTAAGGAAAGACAAACAACAGCACCAAAGATGGCCCAGAGGATCAATGAGTTACATGAACGGTTCGGCAAGAAAACCATGGTACACTGCGGTGCCTACGTAGTGGCCCAAATGATCTATGATAGTATGCCAAACAAGGACATTTGCATACTACAGGATCAATCTGACAGGGAAGGCAGCAAAAACAAGTTCTTGACAACAGAAGGCCAGGCAATCTTCTTGTCCGTGAACTTCGAGGAAGGCTTAGACCTCAAGGGGCCAGAATACCCATTAAACATAATAGCCAAGTTGACCTTTGAGAACATTGCAGACGAATTCATAAAGGCCAGAAACGAGCGAGACAACTACAAGAGATACAATTTAAATACTGCAGTTGCTACTATGCAGGCTGCAGGACGGTGTACAAGGTCCGTTAAAGACTACTCCGAAACATACATCTTGGATGCAAGCTGGCAGGGATTCTTCAATCGCAATAAAAGACTATTACAGCCTTGGTTCATAGCGAGTTTAAGAATAGGGAACCCGGAAGAAGTTAAGATAGAAAAGATTGAAACACCAAAAATAGAAATCAATACAGAAAACCAAAAACGACAAGAACAGCCAAAATACGGACAACTTGAAAAAGCCCTTATATACTTAGCAGGGAGGTGCGACGGTGCAATAAAACAAGACGGACAAGGCTTCAATGGTAGAGACACCGAGTTCGGGCACTCGTTAGCGGACCAGATACTAAGAGGCAGAACACTGAGTCCGAAACAGAGGTCCGCAGCTGAGAGAATGGTTAAGACCTACAAAAAGCAATTAGAAAAGGGTGGCATAATATTATAATGCCACCAAAACTTATTACTAGTAGTACATGAGGTGAAGTAACAACATGAAACCAATCACTTTTTTGGATGTGAGGATATATGACCTTACTTCCATGTGGTAAATGCTGGAACGTTCGATATTGTGAGGCCTTTAGTGAATGGTATTGCGCGAAGTACCATACGTTTCTGGGATATAGTACAAGTCCATATAAGTGCCGACAATGTGATGTAATTGGGATAGTTGGTGACACAACGTTGCTGAAAGCCCTTTGGAATATGATAATGGAAGAAGATTAGCGGTTATTTTTCTTTATCTTCTTCCTGTTCGGGGCCAAGACGCAATATTTTTATAGACTTTTCATTATTTTCAATAAATTTATTATCTTTTTTCATACAATCGCCTTTATAGTAGTTATTTTAACATGTTTCGCAGATCTATCTTTATACGATCCATTGTTCGGTGGTATAATGTCAGTATATCGTGTTTCTACAACTTTGAACTTGGTTCCACGATTCACTAAAATTTCAAACTCGTTTGGTAATCCGCTTTCTTCTGCAATAAATAAAGCCTTTGTACCGCTAGGCAATTGCAATTCTAATAATCTACCCATTCTTCCATTTTCATCTGTTGTGAAGTTATTTGCCATGAATGGTAATGCTGACGTTGAACTAAAGCATGGAAACTCAATTTCTGATCCAGGAGTATCCAACGCATTTACTAACTCCGGATATTTTGATAATGTTTTATTAGATATTCCCCTATACGTAACTAATGGCTCCGATAAGTCGGAATTAGTAAATAATTTATCTAATTTTTCTATGAGTTGTTTTGATTCTTTTACAATAGCTTTATCAAATACATCATTACTATTTTCCATGTCTTTCATGGAACCATTTAAATATTCGTTTATTTGATGAAATCTACCACCACTATACATAGTTAGTACATGGCGGTCATTTTTACTAAATTTTTTAAGTGGTTCCGCTGCTTTATTTAGTGATGCTTGTATCTGTTTGTTGGCTTCAATATCTTGAGGAGAGGAAAAATCGTGATCGGCTTTGAAACCAATGAATGTTTCCGAAGTGTGTTTTGAATCAGATGTATTGCTTTTTTCTTGCTCTTCCGGATTACACTTGTTGGAATCATCGACGGTTCCCTTTGGACACTTATAATTGAGTTTTATTGTTTCAAAAGCATCAGATAGGTAAGAGGAATTTTGTTTTTCTATAATAGATTCTACATCCCCAGGAACCCAGATTTCACCAGCGCCACTTAAACTAGGTATGATTTCATTAGTAGGAACTTCGTATTCATAAATGCTTTCTACGCCCATGCGCTTTTGATAGGCTTCTGCGACTTGTTTGTTTGGGAAAAAACTATTTGTCATGCCAGTTTTGGCTCGTCCAACTCTGTATAAAGTAGTTTTTTCCGGTATATCTAGTCCAAAGTGTTCGTGTAGTAAATAAGACTTGAGAAGTTTGTTGTTTTGTACAACACTTATAGCATCTTCACGAGCTTCTGGTTCTATGTTTCTTAACCATTTATCACCTAACTTATTAAATAAATTGTATTCTGGACTGCCTTCTACCTTTTCTTTTATCATGTCATATATTTCTGGATCGACTTTCCAAAGTCTTGCATAAAATTCTAAACCATTTTCGGACTTGTTGTTTGATGATATAGGAAACATAGTAATATTTTTATGTTCATTACCAGAACTTCCTCCGCATGATCCTGGACCACTTCCAATTTTTTCAGAGTCCGGACAGTTATAATTCAGCTTGATGGTCTCAAAGGCATTAGCTAGGTAAGAGGAATCTTGTTTAGATTGATTTTGTTTATTATATGGTATAATTTCCCATACAACATTTGATTTATATGTGGAAGCATTTCCTCTGTATACATTATTATTATATTTATTATCAACAATTTCGAAATATCCTTCAACCATACTAACAGGTCTTCCGATATATACTTCTGTTATTGATTCATCCGAAATTTTTCCACGTATTCCTATTTCGCCTTCTGTAGTGCCCTTTTCATGATTTCCAGGATCTTTAATTTTAATCATAATAGCAGGTTTGTCTATTGTTGGTGCATATTGCCAAGGTGCGAATCCAGATGCATAATTAGCGGCAGTACTTTTTTCATCCGAAAAAAATGTCATATCGCCTTGAAAATCAAAATTATATTGTGCCTCTGTTTTTATATAACCATTATTTTTAATGCCTTCAAATTCTTCATAAGACATACCCCTAAATAAATAGCCTTTCTCTTTGCCGGAAGGTAACTTCATTTGATTTTCTATTTCTGGATTAATTGGTATAACAACAGTACTTTTTCCATTTCCGAATGGAATTTCTTTCATATATGTTGGATCATACCAAATATTTTTATCATCCAATGCATCTTTTTTGTTTTTCCATTCAATTGGTATTTTTTTTGGAATTACCCTTATTTTATATACTGTATCATACATACCTTGTTTTTTTTCTGTTTTAAATTTAAATTCATTTCTAGATACCGCCTGTTTTGCTGATTCAAATTCCTTGCCCAATTTCAAATCTTGCGGAACACCATCAAATATTGGTTTTTCGGGTTCGTGTTTTTCATTTGGTTTGTTTCCTCCACAGCTTCCAGGTCCTGATCCAATCTTTTCTGAGTCCGGGCAGTTATAGTTAAGTTTCATGAAGTTAGTAACATCTTCCAAATATTCAGAATTTTGTTTCTGTTCATTAGTTTTTATATGAGCATTATACTCCAAATATAATCGATCATCATCCGCCGGTCTAATATATACTTGATCAATTACAATTGTTTGGTCACGTCCTATTAAATATTCATCTATTTTTCCACCCAATTCGTCTTCAAGTCCTGTATAATCTGCTATTCGAATTGCTGGAGTGCCTTTTGGCACAATTAAATTAATCAAGCCAGTTACGCCATATTTACTAATATCTCGGGACGGAGCAAGAAATCTATTCATAGTATTTTCTTTGTCACTACCAGTTGATAAATATGCTTTTTCCGTGTACTCATAACCAACTAATTTTTCTCGAATTTTATCTATCAGTTTATGATTTTTTATGAAATCTTCTAGGGTTAAACTTTCTTTTCCGAACGTATCTTTAAATATGTTTGTTAATCCGGTCTTTTCAAACGCATCTGATGATATACCAGCGCTGTCTGCTCTAAATACCAATTTATCTGACTTTAATGGATTATTTTCCATTTCAGAATCAATTGTTTTTATCATGTTCTGTATATTTTTAGTTTGCTGAGGATTTTGTTTAACATGATTAGTTTTTCTTAAATAATCGTTTATAGCAGTGTATGCATAATTTTGATAGTCAGACAAAGCTTTATATGGTGTTATGGGTTCGGGATCAGTGACGATATCGTTAGTAATCTTTGCGTTGTCTGGGTTACGCAATTTTTCTTTCTCTAATTCTAAATCGAGTTCTTTCTGAATACTTTTATATTGCTCATAGGCTTCATCGAAAGTAGATTTTCCTTCCGAAACAGATTTCTCTAGTTCACGTATCTTATTTTTAAGCGTAGATACTTTATCTAGGTTAGAAGTATTGCCGCCAGAACAACTACCTGGACCCGATCCTATTTTCTCGTCGTCTGGACAGTTATAGTTAAGCTTTATTGTGTTTACCACATCGTCCAAGTATGCACTATCTTCTTTCATTTCGTTATAATCATCCTCTGAATACGTAACCATTGAACACCTGCATTGCGGGTGTCCCGTTGCAGTCATTTCTCCGTTACTAAAAGGTTCATTTATAGGCACGGTTTCCATGTCGTGTGACATACACAAATCACAGCTACGTTCGTCACCAACTGCCCGCCATTGTTTGTATTTGTGATCGGCGATTTTGGCACGTTCCAATACCCCATTATATTCTGCAAGGTGGCGCTCACTTCGATAAATGTTTTCTAGCCGTGATTTACTAACTGGATATGAATCTTGAAATTCTTTTGAAAATGCATCAGGACCCTTGCCCCAATTATTTATTAGGTCCTGTTTCATACTATTTAAATCTGTTTTTGTTAACGATTTACATAATTCGAGGCCATGTTCTGCAAAATATTTTTGTGCAAAATTTACAATTTGTTTTGGATCGGGAGCAGGTTCTTGTACGGTAACAACGGGTTGTGGTACAGACGGTTTTCCTGACATGCCGTTAATGATTCCAGGTAGTATAAATGGAGTAAAAATAGTTAACCATAATTTGTAATTCTTTGATATTAATTTGGGGGTTATGTCTTCTTGAAGTTCGTTCCATATATCCAATAAATCTTCTGGAATATCATCGATATTGATATCAATATTATTTTGTATATCATTGAGTTTTTCTTGGAAGCTTTTAGATTTAGATATTGGCGATAATGGGACTTTGGGAATTGTTTTTATAGTGTTTGGTACTATTTTAATCGGCTTTTTGGTGGTGGCTGGCATACTGTCCTCAAAAAAATAATACAATCAAAGTATTGTTTTATAACGTTCGGTATTATATTTTTCTTTTTTATTTTTATTATATACGACTATGTTATTATTATTTAAAATTGTTATTCCGTCAACTTCGTTATCTTCTAAAAGTAACTTCATTATATCGCCTTCCAGTGAATTATCCTATATTTATCATTTTCTTCTATGTTTTCTATTTTAAATTGTTGACCAGTATTTAATAATATTTCCTCTTCATAATAATTTGAATTAAGATGCTTAGTCATATCCATAGCAGGTGTACCTTTTGGTATTTCACATTTTATTATATTTATTTTAGAATCTTTATTTTTCTGATTTGTTATCGCAAAATCATATGCAACAGCAATATTTTTAGAAGTTGAAGTAAAACGAGAACATTTGATTTCTGATCCAATTTTCATGCCCTTGGACACTAATTTATCATAAGCAGAATCCGAAATACCACGAAATGTGATAACATTATTTTCAATTTTATTTGAATTTATTATAGAACTTAATCTATTTATAAATTCAACACATTTTTTAGGTTGATTTTTTGAGTCTATAGTTCTATTAACTGTTTCATAATGTTCACTAGAATAATATTCTAATATACAATCAGTATCCCAATTTTTAATAGGAACGTAACTATATCTTTTTTGTAGTGGTTCTAGTTCATTCAATATTACAATTTCTTTTTTTTCTGCGATTTTAGGATCTTTTTCATTTTTATATATTGTACTTATCTTGTTTTCTAGTTCTTTTATTTTAGTTTCTCTTTCTTTTTTCATATCTTCTTGGTATTTTTTTAATGGATCTAACTTGGGATTATCCAATATAAATTGTTGACGGTGTATTGGATTAGTTATTTGAGATATCTCATTAAGTTCGGAGGTTATTCTATCGATAGTCTTATTAGTATGAGGTTTTGATTCATTATCTGCAAAATTTGTTTTTGATTTTTTATTTTTTTCTTTGATTTCGTTGTAAGTGTCTTTCTGGTGATTCAAGTTATTAAATTCTTTTAATGCAAGATCTTTAATATTTTTTAACTTTTTATACTCATTTGATGTAGTATCATAATTGTGTTCATTCAGATATTTATTTTCTTCTTTGAAAGCCTTTGAATATATAGATTTTGCTATTTCTAGTTTAGAATTTAAGTTATCATAATCTTTTTTTGTTATTTTTGAAGTATTTTTAGGCACCGATTTACTTTTGCTAGAAGGTAACTTTTCTTTTTGTTGTTTTTCATAATTCTTCTTAGCTTCTTCTGGCGTTTTGCCGCAACTAAAAGAACCTTCTTCAACGGTGCCTTCCTTGCATTTATAATTAAGCTTGATGCTAAATGGTTCCAGGTCTAGTTGATAAAAGGCACCTTTCTTACCAAGGAATTTATACATTGTGTTTACTCCAAAAATTTTTCAGGAACATTTTTTAATGTCAATATTTCTAATTGAGACGGTACACCAAAACCCAGGAAATACATCTTACCCGGTTTACCAAGAAATTTATACATTTTATTCCTCCGGAACCTTATATACATAATTATTTCCTCATTATTTTCATAAATGAGCTTCTAATATTATATGAGATACTGATCCTACTTTTTTGTTATTCAAAACGCTAAATCTCATATTTCTGTTTAACGTAATTTCTTTTTCTGATTTATATTGGTCATCTCTAGTATAATTTTCTATTGATAACGCTTTACTACCTTTTGGTAGGCGTATTTCTAACATAGCAGAATTTTCACCTTTCGCAAATGTTGATGCCATATTTTTATCAGGTGTAGTAGGTATAAAGGATTCTAATTTAAATTCTGATCCTTCAACTAATTTATCTGATAAATTTTTAAAAACATTACTATTTATTCCTCGATATACTGTTGTGGCTTCCGGTAACTCTACTTTTCTAAATATATTGTCCATATTATTAATTATATTCTTTACTTCCTTTTCATCATACATAGATTCTTCGTCTATTTTCCCAGTACGTAAATATGAATTAATGTCTTTGGAATCAACACTATAACTTTTAATAGCATCTTTTTGATTGTTTGTTAATTTTGAAAATAACTTATCTGAATATTTAATTAATGTAATTGGTGTTTCTCCTGAGGTCGCTTTGTTAGCAATATCAGAAACGTTTGAATGTTTATCTGGTCCAGTTGTTTTATTGGATTCCAGTTTATTGTTTTTATTCAATTTTTCAATTTCTTTTTCTAGTGCTAGTTTTTTTCTAACGTATGATTCATAGAGTTTTTGACCTTTTCCTTTATCCCACATTTTTGGTCTAGCGATAAGCATTTTTCGTTCGATTACGGCATATTCAGCTTTAGCAGAAGAAAGTTGTGCTGCAATATCCGACCCTGTTTCAATATCTGATCCGCCACAAGAGCCAGGTCCCGATCCGGATTTTTCTGAATCAGGACAGTTATAATTAAGCTTTATGCGAATTGGTTCCAGGTCTAGTTGATAAAAGGCACCTTTCTTGCCAAGGAACTTATATAACAATTATTATCACTACCTAAGTTAAACTTTTTTATTTTTTTTATCTAGAACAACATCAACATCAAGATACGTTATTCCTGTTTCTTTGTCTATAAAATTTTTAGTAACCTTAAAAGATGTTTCACGAGGTAATGTCCATTCTCTTTCACCTAAAAATTCTGTATTAACGATTGAAGTAGGTGCACATGAGGTACCTCGCGGAACATTTATTCTTAGCAATACTGCACCTTCTTTTATAGCATCATTTTTGTTTGCACTTAGAAAACTTTTTGCATGATTGATATTTTCTGTAGTACCTATAAAACCTTTATCTTTGAAAGTACTACCAACTTTTTGTTTTAATAATTGTTTTACTCCTGTTATTCCGCGGTATGTTTTTATATTATTATTTGTTTTAAATTTACTTATTGCAGAATCAAGACTCTTTATTACATTTTTAGTTTCAGGATTAATATTATCAAAAGACTTACTTTTCCTCAAAATTTCATTAATAGGTGTTGACCAACCAGTACCAACCCAATTTTCATGAAGTGCCTTATATTCATTAAAAGATAGTGAATTATTATAATCAATTATATCTTTTTTAGAATGAGATGTATAATAATTTATATTTCTTGTACCAGACGCAGAATCTAAATCGTCTTGGGATTTTATTGCATCATCATATATTTTTTCATTAATCTGCGGAACTTCTGATATTTTATTATTATCATCATCTAGAAAATAATTATTATTATCTGATTTATTTTCTTTTGATCCTCCACAGCTTCCTGGTCCCGATCCTACTTTTTCAGAGTCCGGGCAGTTATAATTTAATTTTATTGTAGTGGTTTCTGAATCCAGGGAATACATTTTGCCGGGCTTGCCAACAAATTTATACATTATGTTTACTCCTCAAGAACTTTGTCAAAGTACTTGGTCTTCTTAAGTATTTTCATGACGTCATTTTCAAGACTTCCCAGAATGTCTTCTGCTTCCGCGTCTAGTTTGTTTGGGGTTACAATGTCATCAAGGGTTTTGTTTTGTTTTATAGGGCTAGATTGAAATTCCATGCCCATAGGTTCCGAAAACTTATTAGAATCGTCAGGAATCGTTTCTGGAACAGTTTCTAGGCCAGTTTCTGGTTCAGTTGGTTCTTCAGCCATATTTCCTCTGCCTAGCAGTGCTTCTAAGTCCATGCCGCCCATTTCAGGACTTCCCATTCCCATTCCGGGCATTCCACCTTGTTGCTGCTGACCAGCCATCGGATTTCGCCACAACGCAAGTTCTTTTTCAAGAATTTCGCGAACGGTTAGGCCTTCCATCCAGGGAGCAGGATCCAGGGCGGGTAATCCAAGTTCTTCGCGAGCTTCATCAAGGGTAATAACGTGGTTAGTAAAACGTTGCAATGCTATGTTTTGTTTTACTTGTTCATCCTGGGGAATCAGGTCATCCCATTCAAAGGTTACTGACCAACCTTCATATCCATTATATTCCAGGAATTTATTCCAGATTTGTTCTTGGAACGCCTTGGAACACATGTTCTGCCAGCCCTGCACCATCATCTTGAGGAGTTGCAACAATGGCTGAGATGTCGCAGAAATTGCTGCCGCTTGAATTTCCAGCATATCTCGCGGGAATATATGAGAAATGGCTTCCTTAATAAGATAGTTGTCAATTTCTGTTGGATTGAAGGCCACATGACCCTGGTCCCAGCTAAGGTCTATACCGCGCGGTACTGCAACAGCGAGGTCCGCAGACTGATTTTCCACGAGCTGTCTAGCATAATCCCAGAGGTCTGTTAACATTATGTCGGCGGTATTTGATCCGGCGCCAGGTATTGCACTTGTAACGGATAGCGGTACACCGCTTGCATTCTTGAGGGCATCCAGATATTCTGGAGGTACGCCAACTGTTGCAATTTGTTTTGGAGATCCAATTCTGGAAACAGTTTGCATGACACGCTTCCTTACAAATTCCAACTGGGAGATAGTGCTAACGATGCCTTGTAGATATGGCTCGCCGTCTACAAAAGGCGACGACTTATCCTTGATGTGAATAACTTGTTCAGTTGGAATATTAATTGGAATACCGGTGGTTCCGTAGTTGTTTTGAAGTTGCCAGTATTCATAGGACTTTGATTTTTTATTGTAAATAATGCCCTTCAGTATATGCCCCACCATATATTTGTCACGGTCACCTTCGGCTTCTGGCGGTGCCTGCTTAAATGAAGCAGCCGGTAACCTATTCACAACGTCGGGAACTATGTAACCGTCGTCGTCTTCCTTCCAGGTAACTTCTCCGATAAAAGATCCATACGTCATAATGTCGTAAAGGGCTTGTACGCAAAGTATGGTGGTGTCGATGTTGTGGTCCAGTTCATTGAGTTTCGATAAAATTTCATTAACAGTATCTGGATCTTCTTCTATGTCATCAGGCGGATTTAACTTAAAATCAAATCTTGGAAACGCAATCAACTGTAATTGCCATAAGGAGCGGGCAACAGGTGGTGCCCTAGCAGTCTGTTCCAACAGCTTTATATCTATACGATTACCAGAATAAAATGAATATATATTTGGGAAAGGAGCGCCAACTGCTGCAGCCGTTATACTACTTCCACCATTGCCAACCGACGTCACTTGTGCGCCCGGCTTTTTCTTTAAGAAAGCCCGTGGTTTTTTCTTGGGCATTGTTGGAACCATATACTTTATTTCAGTCATATAAAATGAACCTCAAAACAACTTATTCAATAAAAAGGAGCAAATACAGTTTTACGACTAACTTTTATTATAGGACCACCAAAAACTATAAATACAAAAACCCTATATACATAATTAACGTTAATAGGAGGCAAAAATGATAATAATTGATTGGATCCGAAGAAAAAACACCAAAAACGCATACATAGAATTTGAAAAAGTAGTACGGTGTGGAGAACCGTGCTATGAAGTATTGACCTTTAAAAACTTCCCAAAAATAGATGATTGCACAAAAGAATATTTACAATCGAATACGCATGTATTTGAAAGATATTACAAATTAGTGAACTTTGATCAAGTTCCAGTATTGACAATATATATACATATAGAAGACTTTGAATTTTGTAAGGAAATAGGAAAAGGCACCGTAATAACCAAGCAAGAATACGAACTATTAGAAAGGTGGATACCAATAGCCCTCACAAAATTTGAAAACGTATCGCAAATCAAAAAAACACACCACGGAAAATTCACGGTCTATTTTGAACCATACGTTAGTATGGTATCAGAATTTGAGGAGTGGTTCTAGCATTAATATTTTTCGAAAAAATTATACTATATCATTCAATTGTTTTGCGACTTTTCGAATGACTTCCACGTTCTCAACCCATTCATCAAAGCATTCGTTAGAATGCGATATATTTGTTTGAAAATATGTCATATTATTATCACCTAAACATCATAAAATTTGCATTCATTTGCGAGGTTAAACCAAAAATTGATAACCACAAGACCTATAAACAATAATGGGAAAAATAATATAATACCCAGTAGCATATTCGTGCAAAATACATAAATTTCTATACAAACAAATGAAAACCCAAATATAATCAATAATACTAGTGCAAATATTTCTACAAAGTCTTTTGTAGCTGATTTTATACTACACACGAATACTTCCCATAAATTTTTCATGTATATCTCCTATAAGTTCCACTCAACCATAAGATCAAACCAAGTGCGTGTAATAACACAACCAATGAAAGCTAGTGGTAAAACCAATACCAGACCAAGCAATACACTTATAGTAGTTAATACATAAGCTTCTATAAATGCTAACAAAACTACAAATGCTGTTATTAATAGTATTGCAAGTATTGTCTTAAACTTATTTGCAACAAATTTTGTGTTATTTATTAATAGTTCAAGAACATTTTTCATAAATACTCACCATTCACTACTTTATTTATATACTAACTCGGTGCGGAGTGTTTGTGCTTCCTTTTCTCCCATTTTATATTCATCCTCATTAACCATATCCTCAAAATAACCAGCATGAAAATATGGTTTTTTATAAACCTTTTTACGTGTATCGGTTTTTATATTATTTTTCACGATTTCTATTAATTCTTTTGTGGCACCATCAAAATCAATTTCATCCGAATGCCAATTATTAACTAAATCAATCAAAAAGTCCTTTACTAGGTCTTCACATGTAGGTTCTTGTATTTCCCAGTGGCCGGTATATACTTTTCTATTATTAATGATTCCAAATAAATCGCTTTTAATATTTTCCATGTAATGGACGGCAGCTGTATAGTCAGATGCCTTAAACAAAACAATCTTGTTTGGGCCGTGCTTTGCGTAAAAGATGCCTTTGTAGGTTTTCATGTTATACCTCAATATGTTTCACGTAACCAAGCAAACATAATAAGTCCAGTTAATGCAATTCCATAAATTACTACTGTTGTTCCAAATTCTTCATAAATTTTTATTAGCCCCGCATAAATCAATATAAATCCCCAAAATGACGTCATGAATAATAATACTAATTCATATAATGTATCTTTTGACATTTTATTACTTCCTATCAAGTTTTCAGGGTCCTTTGTGTATTATCGCCACTTCCTTGAGTATGCTTCATCTATTATTGAACCAATAAATATAATAAATATTGTTAGATATGCTAACACGATTATACCAAAAATTACATCAATATAATTAAGTGCTATTGCAAAACTATAATTTATTATTGCATTAATAATAATTATAATTATCGAAAACGGTATTAATCCAATTACAAAATACCGAATGTATTGTAATATCGACATCAGTAATCACGCATCTCCAATGTCCAATCAATAATTGTACCAATTGTATATATAACTAATAATATTGATCCTATTACCAAAGCATATACTATATATATTGTATAGTCCCTCAATAACCACACAAGCAATACTAGTAATACACACGGTATTGAACCAACTATGAACTTCATAATATACTTTGACATTATATGCCTCTATATTATCAAAATCTTAGCATATCCCAAAATCCACCACTTTTTTTATATTTACCAATTTGATATTCACGATCTCTAGAATCTTTATCCCCATAAATAATCATATTATATACTTTGCTATATTTTCCATTGGAAATATTTTTTATAGCTTCTTTTTCTTTTAGAACTCTTACAAGAAATATATTGAATATTGTCTCACTATAAGTAGGTTCTTTGTACATTACCGCCACTTCCGTAAGTAATCTTCATCCACTATTATACCAAACACAATAATAACTGCTATCAAAAATATACCTACAAATATATTAAAAACTACTTGCAGCAAATTTGGCGCAACTTCATAGATATACCCAATTGCATGCATACTAAGTGTGATTATTAAAAGCGGTACTAGTCCAATTATGAAGTATCTAATGCCTTGCAATATCATCATATAATACTCTTCCTTATTTCTAACCTAAATATACTATCCTTATTAATCATAATTTCTAAATATGGATTATTTGTCCAATAGCACAACCAACTGTCATTAATGTTATATCCGTCTACTGTTGTTTTTAAATATTTTCCATCCATTGTAATGATAGCTAAATCATGTTTCATTTTTTGCCTCTTCAAACAAAGAAAAACAAAACAACCAAAAGGCTGTTCTGTTCTTTCCTTGTCTGGTTTTGGGTGCACATTAATAAACACTGTATGAGTATTTAAGTTTTTTGGTTATCCTGATTTTCAATACATATGAACTACTGGATCTCCTTTTGGCGGAGTTTCTGCACATTTTCTTCAGCATTTCCAGTGCCCTTACAATGAGGATAGTTTCCTTTTCTTTTATGATGCGATTCAGACTTATATGGAACCATTATGATGGCTGGAAACTTTGAAAATCCTTCTCCTGTTATGGTTATTGAACCTTTTTTCATGTTTAGTATATAGTCAATTCCTTCAATTAACATAATACCATTTTTGCCTTCGATTGTAATTGTATTTTTAGACATTTTTACTTCCTTTGGATTCAGTATATTGGTTCATTAATTTTATTTCCTTCAGTTTTAGAACTATCTATTGCAGTGTTTATATAAAAGTTACCACATTTTTTATGTTGTTTTTTGGATGCACTTTGTTTCATTTTTATTGCTGTTATGTACGCGCCTAGCAATGCCTCTGCTGGGGAATTTGCTTCTTTCCATGTTATACCTGATTCATGGTATTGGTTATAATAATCTCCGTCGTATCCAGGACCAATTTCACATATTTCAGCATAATGTGATTTTTCTTCTTCGGGGGTTTGTTTATGTACGCTCCATGTCCATCCTCGGCTTTCGCATGCTCGCTGGATGCAACCTTGAATTAGTGCATGGCCGGATGTACTATTTTCGTTGATTAAGAATGACAATGATAGATCTATGTCATTCCAAGTCTTAGGATCGACTTGTTTCAAATCCTCCAGAAGCTCAGAGAGGGTCATCGAAAGGCCTCTGGATATTCCTCCGCGAGATTCGTGACGTATATTCTAGTTTCTGTATTATCTTCGGGGTTCATTGTTTTCTCCTTCCTGAGCCACCACATATAGGGCATTCTTCGTGTTCGTATAAAACAGGGAAATGGCAACGTTCACTAAATACTGGTATTGCTATGTTTCCGGTTCCAAGACAACTTTGACAAACTTCTGTTTTTATTTTAGGAGGATGATCAATGTTAAAATGCTTTGGATTTTTCGGACCTTCTGGAATAACCACTGGATAGTTTATTAATTCGATCTTATAGATATCCGAATCTAAAATCTTGTTCAGACGTTCTCTGTAATGTATTAGGTCTTCTTCATTATCAGGATTCATTATTTTCCTCCTTTATCAGTACCAATGAATAATAGATATTGTGGTTGCTGGTTTCATTCCTTGCTCAGTAGTGGATATAGGAATAACCTCCCCGAAGGTAACTGGATAAGTGCTCTCATCGAACAGTAGATCATCTTCGCTGGATGATCTTGCAACTTTGCCACTTCCATTACATACCGGGCACACGATTAGGTCGGGATCGTACAGAATGCAGCAACGGTAATATTGATGTTCTTTTTCAGTTATCATTTTTCCTCAAAGCTGCTGTATTTTCCAACAGTAAATCTGTTAAAATCTTCCTCGCACGTACATCTTCCATTCTTTTCCCTCCCACAGTCATCTTTTTCTTCTAGATATACATTAATTTTTATTATATATCCTTTGGTTATCCAGTCGCATAAATCCGACATCAAATTAAGAAGTCCGCCCAAATGATCGCTGCTTAAATTATATACCCTAGTCGGAATTCCATATCTCATATCAATTCACCTCACTACTTTTATTTTATCCCTATGGGGCAAGACTGAATTTGGTTTTCACATTCAAAAGTTAGTTTTATAGTGAATGGATTATGTTTAACAATTGTAGCTTTGTTGCTTTTTAATAACTTTCTAGCTTTCGCTCTTGAACATGGCATTAATGGTTTGCCATCTACTGCTAATACATACACATTTGTCTTTAAGACCGCCTGTATGTGGGCGTTGTTCACTTCGGGATTGTTATCAGAGGTCGAGAAGCTCCGCTCACTGAGAGTTTCCTCTCTGTTTAAAGACGGAACCACAGAGCTACAAGCTAGTGAAGCACTTGTAGGTGTGCTAATTAATTGTCTCTCTGATAACTTCTGCATAGATTTTCACCTAAGCTCCCTAATCAACTCTTGCGTCGAACGTCGCCGTTCAAGCCACGCCCTTCAGGACGTGGTAGTTGACGTACAGCAATTTGGTTTTCTAATTCTTCAATCTTTTGTTGCATTGTTTTCATGTAAGTCACCTCATTTTCTACTAAGTACTACTAGTACTTGATTCTATTTATACGTTTTGGTCACCATACACTTCATCTACAATTTCATCGATATCCCTTGGATAATACCCAGATTCCTTTAGCATGTTTCTAAGATCATCTTCTTTACTAATACCCGGCTCTGGTTCCATTATGTCAGAATATTCATGTAGAATCCACGACATTCTAGTACCGGCGTCATATCTATAATCTCCACCTTCTCGGAGTAAAGCTAACTTTAGTTTATGTATTCTTGTTTTAGTGTCATATGTATACATCATATTAATTCCATCTCCTAATATATTCCATACTAATTATTCCTTACCTTGTCCTTATTGCAATCATTGGTACGTCTATCTTATATTCCCCAAACTTGCCGAATGACGGTGTTTCTTTTTCAACAGTCATGGCTTCGACGCAGCAAAATACATCAACTTTCCAATGTTTCGGACACAATTGTTCCAATAGTTCTCTGGCACATTTTCTGTTATTGTAGATTATTAATGCGTCAACTACGTTTTCACGGTGGTGACTAGTTCCATCTGATAACACCAAATGAATTGTTTTTATGCAAGATTCTCCAGAAAGAGATATGCAATGGTCCTGTAATATGCTAAATAAACTTTTTTCTTTACAATTTCCATAGAAATTTAATTTTGGTTCATTGATGGTTTTCATTTCTTTATACCTCCAATTTTTAAATTGGTCCATTTGTTTTTTGAAATTATCAAACATCGCAGTGCCTCCATGTTCTAATAATGAACGGATTTATTGGAGTCAGCCTTACTCATCACACAATCACTTGAAATCACGGCATACTTTATATTACCATCGTCTTTCTTGATTTCAACGACCAAGTGGCAATCCTTATTGTTGCCATTTTCTTTTTCTACATATTGCAAAATAGTGCCGACTTCCTGTTGACTACCATTCATGAATGATATAGTGTCGCCTACATCAGGTACCCAATCCACTGATATACACGGTTCTAGAGAACTTGGTGGAAACGAATGTTCGGTGTAACCGTTATTTATATATATTCGAATAACAGGACCTCTTTTATCATCATCTTGTTGTGCTAACCACATTCCCATTACGCGTCCTACTTTACCAATAAATTTATTAGCAATATCTGGCAATAACGGTACCCAACCTTCTTCTGTTCGGTCCTTAACTACAATCACTTTCATACCAAGTTTAATGTCTTCTAACTTCATACTGGTCATCTCCTAGTTATCTTTTTCCACCCTCAAACAAAAGAAACAAAACAGCAAACGCTGTCTTGTTGTCCTTTGCCTGTTTTGTTGGGCATATACTATACTATTGCTAAAGTATTTAAAGGTTTTGGTAGCTATTACCAAAACGTATTTATACAACAACCACTAAACAAAGTATTATGAAAATGATTCAAGCTGATCAGATATTACAGAAAATTCCACCATTCTTAGAAAGCGACGTAAACGATAAAATAATAATATCTGTGTCTATTTCACCAACGAATATAAAATACATAAGTTATGTAAGAATAAATAAATTTAACAGTACACTAACGTTTCGTGGTTGTCGATCACATCAAAATCAAATTTACAATTGGGCGGATAGTTATAACGCAGGAATTTCTGTATTAGATTTGATTAATAAGGAATATAAAAAATTAACTTCTGATGGTTTTAAGGTAACATACTATATAATAGAATCCAAAAAAGAACTTAAAACTTTCATGCGAAGAAACAATATAGAAAACGGTTTATTGGGAATTGAATTATTCGAAGTTTGGAATAAACTCAAAGAAAACAAAAACATTAAATAAAATAATGAAATATCGCACAAGCTATAAGTATAACTGATATTAATACTACTTCCAATACAAACAACACATAACATATCCCAAACAGTGTGGAATCGGAATCAGTTGTCATGTTTTCCTCTCGTATTCGTATTCAAGTTCGGACATTGATATTGAATGATTAGGACCGAATCGATTTCGCACTGCCTGGTAAATGGCTTCACGGTCTTGCCTTCGCAATGCCCTAAATTCCGGTCTTTGGAATTCCACGAGCCTGGTTTGTTTCATAGCAACCTTCTTATAATACTAGTATGACCACATTCAATATTATGCCAACAATTGTACCGACAACGCATTTCAAACAAAATACATCATTTTCTTCCATTTTACATCACCTCACTTTTTACCAATTACTAATAGTACTTACTAGAATAAATAGTTTACGGCTGAAAAAAATATGTTATTGTAATTATTATTTTGTTATTATTACTGGTTCTTCGAATATGTCTCTACTTAATGATATTTGTTTATTTATGCTTTCCATGAAGTCGACCAAATAACTTATTGTTTCGTCATATGTTCTGCCATTTTTAATATTATCTAATCGATCCTTTGTTGAATCACTCAACTTGATTGTTTTTGTCATCATTTATATATTCCACCTTATTTTATTAGTATACTATAGTAAGTATACTAAAATCATAGTATTTATAGTTTTTGCCTGATTTACATTGATTTTCATTGACTTACTATATTTATAGAAATTATTAATATATTTATACAGTTTTTTTAAAAAACCAATATCTATTACTTATACTTATACTTATACTTACTTATACTTTATACTTACGTAATATAGTAGTAATATAGTAGTAATATAGTAGTAATATAGTAGTAATATAGTAAATATAGTTAGTAGTTATTGATTATATAGTAATATAGTAGTTATAGTAAAAAATATAAAGAGCTTAAAACTTTAGTAGTATAGTAAAAGTTTTTACCGTATTACCTTATTAGACAATTTACGGGTATTGGTTTTTGGAAAATTTTGCAATAGGGTATGGATAATTTTTAGGACGTTTACGGCCGAACCAGGTAGAAAGCCCACGATCTTTAGTCGTGGGATGAATGCCGTACGTTCTCCACAAAGCTTATATAGATGGCAAGCGTATAACATCTTAGCATGGTAAGTACACGATGGACACATAGTACAACCACCGTCTATAACATCGGATACCACATTATTTGGTGCCCTAAATATAGACGGAAGGTTCTTGTTGATGTTGTAGAGGAAATGCTGAAACTTCTCCTCTACAAAAAGGCATACGAGATAGGTATCTCCATTGAAGAAATGCAGATTATGCCAGACCACGTTCATCTATTTGTCAAAGCACCACCAACCGCAAGCCCACATTGGATAGTTCAACAACTGAAGGGCTATACTTCCCATGAATTGAGAATGCAATTCACGTCGTTGAAAACCAGGCTTCCCACCCTGTGGACTCGCAGCTACTACATTGAATCTTGTGGGCATATCTCGGAAGATACCGTCCGAAAGTACATCGAGGAGCAAAAGAAGAAATGATCCTAACCTACAAAATCAAGCATGGTAGGGACTTCTCAGATGAACTGAGAAAGGCTAGGAAGGTGGCAAAGTTTGCTATCCAGACTCATAGCCTTAGCTCCAAGGATGTCAAGCATATTGGTTTGAAATCGATGATCTCTAACCAGATTCTCAGAAAGTATAGCCGAAGCAATACCGCCAAATCTGTTAAGAGTGTCAAACTCGCAGTACCTAACCAGGGAATCAAAGTGGATCGAGATACAAAGACCATATCGGCACCATGCTTGAAGCTTTCACTAAAATATGAGTTTCCTGATAACTTTGAGAAGGTCAATCAAATCGAAGTTGGCGAGGAATATGCCTATGTTTCAGTGTCCATTCAAGAAACAGAACTCATTAAGGCTGAGAAATGGATAGGGGTAGATCGAAACACCGTAGGACATATAGCCGTAGTTGCTGATCCCGAAAGTGGCAAGGTCATCAAGCTCGGAAAGTCCGCTCTCCACATCCATCAGAAATACAAGAACATTCGCAAAGGACTTCAGAAGAAAGGCAAATATGGCAAAGTCAAACAACTCAAGGATCGGGAAAGTCGAATAGTCAAGGATATCAACCACAAGGTATCCAGAAAGATCGTTGATACTGCCAAAGAAACTGGCAAAGGTATCAAACTTGAAGATCTAACCGGAATCAGGAACGGCAAGCATAACTCAAAATCATTCCGCTATGCTAAGAACAGTTGGTCATTCTATCAAATCCAAAGCCAGATAGAATATAAGGCTAAGCTGCTTGGTGTAGAAGTCGCTTATGTTGATCCGGCATATACTTCAAAATCATGCAGTAGATGCGGACTCATCGGAGACAGGAACAAAAAGAATTTCAAGTGTCCTCATTGTGGGCACGTTGATCATGCTGACAGCAATGCGGGATTCAATATCGCAAAGCGTCCGTGCATAGATCGATTGCATACAGACAGGGATGTATGCAAAGGGACCACTGATAGCCCTAAAGTTGCTCTGGCTTGAATCCAGCTAACAACAGAACCCCAGGTGCTTTAGCCCTGGGAGTATGTCAGTGATAACGGTTTTTCGTGTAATAGGATTTACTGTACTTTAGAAGATTTTGATGTATCCAATACCAAAAAGCTTAAATACGATCATAGTGTTTTATAATGTGCCCAACAAACACCGGAAAGCCAGGAGACAAGATTTTCCTTGTTTCCTAACTTTTCGATGAGGGAAATGAGGTGACTAAAATGCAATCAACTGAGGAAGAAAGGTATCAACGTTCCAAAGCATCATATGAAAGAAATGGGTGGAGGATTGTCGAAAATGATATTGAAAAACCTTATAAAATATGTCCAGTAATTCAAAGGGCTTGCATAAAAGAACAATGTCTTGCATATATAATTTCTGGGTTTTTTGATGGTGAAAGAGATCAAATGTGCTATAAATATAAATGCAGTATATTGAATGTAGTGTTGGGATAGGTGATGCGCGTGAAAACAGACGTTGAATTGGCGCAAATAGGATACACATGCGAAGGGGTGGGGCATATTTTGCAGGCTTCGGGCATTTCCTCAGAAGCCCTGGCGGTTAGGCAAGAAATCGCCAATCTGATGAGATTGACTGCAGATATGCTCGAATCACAAAAGTTTGATATTAACGTTCCAAAGCGGGCGAAAGCTTTTGCAATGACAATGTGTGAACTGGGGGCTCTCGATGACCACAAAAGATGAGATAAAGAAATTGCTCGCGGAAACAGAAGCCAAAATTCGAGATCCGTCTACTTCAGGAACCGAATGTAATTTGGTTATCTTAGATTTCGCGGATCAGGTGTCGTTGAAGCTTCCAAAGCTCTTCTTGGAATATGAGAAACTGGAAAAAGAACTAGAATCCAGCAGATCGTATTGTAGATGGTTAGACAAGCAGTATCACGCTGCCCATGAAAACGCAATAAAGACATTGAAGGGAGTACCATGAAACTAGGAATTTGGCCGTTTGGCAATAAAAGCAACGAAAACAAAGAATGCGTAGTAATAAAAACATGCCACTTGAGCAAGTATCTTGTGATATTTTGAAGGAAGAAATTGCAAGAAGAAAGAAAGAAAACCACGATAGGCGAGTCCGGGAAGCCAATGCAAAAGCAGACAAAGTAGACAAGCTCATTGATGAACTATGTAATGAAATAATGCCAGTTATTGGAAAAAATACTTCTAACTCAACGTACAAGGAAACCATTATTAGAGAATTGGCAAGTTGTGTAATGGAGTCAATAGAAAGATATAGTTATTATTATTATCATAGATATCCAAGTGAAAGAAATGACAACATGGAAACTATTTTGGATTACATTAATAGAACCATAGATGAAGTAGACCACGATGCCATCCACATAGCAAGTATTTTCAAATACATGAAAGCAGAATATCGAAAAACACTTCTTGCAAACATTAAAGAGGAATGCTAGCTAGGTGGTCACATTGAAAATTTTTGGTAATCCAAGAATTAAGATTCCGCAAATATTGGAAACCGAACCGAACTAGAAAAATTGGGAGCGAAAATATTTTCCCCTAAACCCTAATTTTTCAGCATTTAGTTTATATACTAGAGTCCGAAATCGCGGGGAAATCGATGCAAAAACCTACGATCTTTTTTATTTAATATCAAAACTACTGCCTAAATTAAAACTGATTTTAAGCGCTTAAAACGTTTATATAGCAAAGTAATTATTAAAAAACGTTTATAATAATAGCTACCAAAAGTTATAAATAAAGGCAAAACTAACAGTTCGTTATGAAAGATACAATTAAATTAATTCTTGAAGACGTAGACAAAATACCCAAGGACTTTCATGAATTAAAGGACATGCTAGAACAATTGGAAAATCCAAACGAAAAAATGCATATCGATGATATTTATAAATTCAAAAATCCGATGTTAAAAATTCCTAACATTTCGGAGGACATAACCAAACAAATAATATTAGTTCATACAATTACATGTTATTCAAAATTCATAGGTATTGTGGTGAAGGTTTGCGAAAACGTATATGTGATAAAGGGAACGCGAATCATAAATTCCCGCCATGATCCAGACATAACAACATGGTTAACTACAGGACATTCAATACTAGACACAATATCAAAATTTCGAATTGCCATGGGCGATAATTATGTAATGTTTTATGTAATAAGAAATAAGGAAGAAATGCTATGTGTCTTGAATGAATTGTTGCAATAACCAAAACTTATGAATACCAAAGCAAACAATAAACCACATATGCAAGTCATAACTAATCCAAACAAAACGATACCTAACATTAATGAAGATACGGAATCTGAGTTCATTGTGGGAGTGTGAAAACTAAATGACAAAGTCTATGGTAACGTTACAAGACTTGCAAAAAATAGATTCAACGATCCAGGAAATTAACAACCCATATAAAGAAATACCAAACATAAATGAAGACGATGATAGTAGAACGGTTATTTGTGTTGTTTATGTATATAAAAATTTATATTGCAAGACAATGGTGAATACAAAAAGAGGAGGTTTTGCCTGGATATATGGAACCAGTTTTTTAGATAATGATTATACAGGACATGACTTATGTATTGAATCAAAATCAAAAATCGGCCTCATGAAATCCAAATATGAATTATATAACTTATGTATTACATCTATATGCGGTCCTTGTAAGTTTTTTGTATGTGACACAAATAAAGCAAAAAAAATAGTGAAATTTATATACTATGGACGTGATACACATTACGGTGAAATTACAACGTATGCATTATTATTTGTATGGTTTGTATGGTGCTGTATAGTACTTTTTGAGTTGTTTGGTGGTGTCCAATTTGCAAGTATTTAATAAACCAGATAAAGTATTTCACGTTAATGAAGACAATGATAGTAATTAGTAGGTGACATAATGATAACATTCAAGAATCCCCAGGAAAAAATTTATGACCTGGAAAATCTAGATGATAAAATAGTGCTGGTCCATGTGAATACACCATATAATGAAAATTATTATGGAATTGTACAAAAACATTCATTCAATGATTATAAAATAAAAGGCGGCACAATAGGTAAAGGCAACGATGATATACACATATGGGGACTTACTGGAAAAACAGTTCTAGATATTCTTACAGAGTATTACAATAATTCTATTGGAAGTAGATATGAATATACTTTCTATATTATAGAAGAAATGTCAGAACTTGGAGAAGTACTAAAAGTATAAAAAAATCATTACGACTGGTGTTAGCCTGTCCAGCCGCCTCCAGTTCTTATAACTCTTTTTGGAATCCTTGTTGGAATAGAAACATTATTAGTAAACGTTGATAGGTAAAACAAAGCCTGTGTCATGCTATCAACCTGGTCGTCGTTTTTTCCAACCGGGAACGATGCAACTTCTTCCAAAAAATCATGTATCCAATCGGCGTTTTGTGGCATAGGTAACCATACGTTACCGGCTTCCACGTATGGTGTAATTGCGCGTGCCCTAACTACCTTTCCGCCTTGTGGTTCGACGGGAATAAGACCGGGTACAGACCGTTTTAACATAGTTATTATCGCAGGACCATTCGCCTTATCTTCTATGAGTTTTGCGGAAGATGTCGGCCATTTCGTTGAAAGCGTTGTAATACTTTGCATAGTGGCAATGACGTCCATTTGGGCACGAACCTGATCAAGTAAATAGAAGTCGGATTTTTTTCTTCCCCATACTTGACCGACGACATAATCAGTGTCTTCCGCATCTTTGAAAGTGCAATCCCATGATTGTATTATGATATCCATATGGGGTTCGAGGTCTTTTGGTTTTTGGATGTAGAATTGGTTTTTGTGGGTTGGATCGATGTCACCGGGTATTCCCCACCAGCCCCTATTAAATATGGCACCGCCCGATGGACTAGGATGCTGTTGGTAAAGTGACGCCCAAGTATAAGAACCGGCGCTAATTTTAGTAGCTTCCAATTCCTCAGCATTTCCGAAACGTTCGGGCCATAACGCTTCGCCGACTTGCCGTGGATCTTGTGGTTCCAGTGGATATTCAGCGATCATTGGGAATTTTAATACTGTCCATTGTTCCGCTTTCGGATTAGATGCTGCTAACGCAAGGAGTCGACCGGACAAATCGTCTTCGTGCCACCTAGTTTGCGTGATCAATATACGGGCATCCATATTAAGTCGTCTAGTATAAAAGTCGTCTTTGTACCAATTATAGATACCGTTGCGAATGGTTTCTGATTCAGCGTCTTTCCTGCCACGAATTGGGTCATCAATAATACCATAAAAGAATCTTTTACCAGTGATAGATCCACCAACACCAGCGCACTTATAATAACCTACATGGTTTACAATTTCAAAATTTTCAGTATTTCGTTGGTATGATCCGGATGTTGATATTGTTTTTACGTTTTTGCCGGATAGCAAAGTTTCTGGGAAAAGTTCGCGATATAAGTCATCGTCTATAATTCGCTGGACGTCTCTATTCATGTCGGATGCGAGTGAAGCAGAATAACTTGTGGCCATTATACCAATGTCGGGATTCTTGCCGAAGATCCAGGCGGGCAATCTTCTGGAAACCAATTCAGACTTACCGCTACCGGGCGGTAGAAAAATCATAAGTCGTTTTATGTCGCCAAATGCCCAGCGTTCCAAGTAATCACATATGATCTTGTGGTGCCAATTAACAGAATAATCTGGTTTTGTGTATAAGGTAAAGTCTAGTAAGTGTCTTCTTGCTTTTGCTTTTTGTATTGCAATGTCTCCTCTTTCTCCAAGTAACCAGGGAGCAATGTCACCACTAGGGGTTAAGATCGGCGACTTCAATACAGGAAGTGGATTTTCAAGTTTTGTTTTTTTCATGGTAGCGCAACCAAAAACTATTAATATGCGTAAGCGTAATGTTAACTTGGTGATGGATGTTGAAAATGATAAAGCCTGATGCAAATGGCGCATTCCCAATAATTAATGATGACCTTGATAGTAAGATTATTGTAGTGGTTGATGAATATAACGAGGAAAGATTACCGGTATCATATTTTCTGCTGGAGAACCAAAGCAAAGTACTTTATCATATACCGTCTATGAATGTTGTAAATACTCACGTGAACTTATGTCGAACTGAATTAAGTGATTATCAGAATTTGTTTAGGATACTGGGTTCGAAATATAAACCATTGTGGGCAACTACCCATTTTATTATATTTGATAGTGTATATGAATACAATGATTGGAAAGCGAAGACTATTTACATGAGGGAGTAATCATGGATACCTATAAACTAGATAGTAATGGCATATTAAAGATTATTAATTTTGATAAATATGAATATATAGTAATGGTTTCTAGTATTGTTATATTCAATGTATATAAATTAACATTTTATCACAAAATAGATAAAAATGGTAATATAATTAATTTACATAGTGGAGATGGTTTCAATATAGGATGTGACTATGATTTACAACATTTGGTAAGTAGTTTTATGAATGCTAATTCAGAGTGTCTTTTATTTAAAAATCGCATAGAATTCCTTGAATGGATCAAAAAACAGCCAGGATTAAAAAATGGTGTATTCTACAGAAAAAATATTATGTCGGCTGACTAGTTTCTAGAATGTTCTCCCAGTCAAACTTTATTACATTAAGGTATATTTTTCCGAGGCCATTTTTTTCACAATCAACACATACCTGGAAGTCTTTTAGGTGTTCCATAAGTTTTTTTCCAGAAAGTTGCTTTTCCACAGAAACAATTGTTTCTTTATGGCAAGCAGGACATTTTAAAAAAATTTTCATTTCAAGGCTTCCTAAATAATTTTCCCGGATTCTAGGTCAGATAGAATCTTTTTATTGTGATCGGCAACGTTGCTTTCAGTTGTGATGCCACAGCCGCCTTCACAAGTACAAGTTTTTTTATTTTTTCTTTCCAGCAACTTCATAGAAATCAATGATGTTATAAAACATATGTTGGTATCAAGTTCTATGATGGCATGTGATAAGTTAGATTTTTTTTCTATTAATTCGTCGAGGGCGGTGGCAAGTTCCTCGGCAGTCATGTCTAGTTCTGGTATGTTTTCTTTGAACATGGGTTACACCGAAAAAACAACATTAAAATGACGGCCCGGAATTCTGTGAATGGAAGTGTCGCTTCCGCGTCCGGTCTTCAAAGTATAGGTTCCGGGCGATAGTCTGCCTTGCCAGAAGAACGGCCTATTTCCATGAATGGTTTCCATGTCAATTATTTGGCCTTTTTCATTGAGGAGAGTCCAATTCTTTTCGCGGCCAACCGCTACTCTAGCATAGCAAGAATCGCTTATGCCGCCATATTCTTTGGAAATAGTGTATGTGTTATTTAAAACGCTTATCGAAAAGTCTTCAAACTTAAATAGAAGCTTTGGTTCCATGTTCTGTTTATTAATGTCGGGACTAGGAGTTTCGGGAGCATTGTCTTCCTGTTCGGTTTCCTTTGTTTTATCATGTTTTGTCATTTATTTGCCTCTCTGCAATTTTGATAATTCTTTAGCTATTTTGTTTTTCTGCTTTTCTAGGTTACTTCTTTCGGTTGGTGGAAGGTCATTAATGATTTCTTCCAACTGTGTAATTTCGTCTAAAACGTAATTGTATGGTGTTTTTCTTACCACGTTCTCCATCCTCGGTCTTTAGTTTTAATGAGATGTTCTAAATGTTTTTTAAAATAGATTTTTTCGCGATATCGAAAGTCCTGGTTGGATTGTCTTCGAACTTCCGGACTGTCATGGTTATACCAAAAAGGGTTATACTTACGGTATTTAGAAAATTTTGGGAATTTTGAGTTTTTGCTGTAAATTCTATAAGTTTTAGACATATATAGTACTATAATTTATTTTTATTGAATATTATCAACTTTATTACAATATTCTATATAATTTTTGCTAAGATCATATTCTTCAATAATTTTTGTGAAATAATCACTAGCAAGATCATATTCCTTTTTAGTGTCAAACCAACCAACAATTCCAAAAATTGTCATTGGCTTACCATCAATGATACTTTTACCAGATTCTGTTGATATTGTCCATTTACCAGGTACTAGTTTTTTCATTTTCTCTAAAGCAAATAGACTTTCTTGTTCTGTATCAAAATTCATTCCAATATTAAATTGCGACATATTGTTATCACCGTTATTATGATGTATTTTTATAATACTTGTAATAGAAGTATTTTTAAAAAAGTGTTTCATTTAAAAAAATGTTTATTGCTATATTTTTATGAACAGCCACACATACCCATATTCATTAATTTTGTTATTATCGTATATTCAGGAAGAATATAACCCATTAATATACGAATTGAAATACTAAGTATTATCCCAATAAATATCAACGATGCCACAAACATAATTGTTGGTCCAACAATACGTTCCGATGTATCATTGTATGAATTTTCTTTTTGAAATTTCAAAACATGACGATATGTGAAATATGATATCAATAAACTCAAAACTATTGTAAATATATATGCCACTATATTCAAAAGTGATTCTGTGCGAGTACCTTCTATTAACACATTATATGAATAGTTGGTAGTATTTTGTAGTTTCGTTAAAATCGCTTGTGCAAGCGCAAACTCTTCCGGACTTAGTACCATGTTAATACACCAAATAGAATATTGTTTTATATGTATTTATAGTTTTTGGTAGCAAGTTCCTTTTTTATACAACTCGGGCACATAGCAGGTCCTCGCTCCGGAATCTTAACTTTACATTTAGTGCATTTTTTCATGACAGATCTTCCAAGTTCAACGCTTTATGTAGTCTTCCATCGTCTATTCTTGCGATACCAATGTGACATCCAGTATGGTACCTGGTTCTTGCTTCATTAATCCTTTTAAGGCATCTCCACAAGCTCTACCCCTCAGCCCAGGGTGTGTTATGGACTTATTCTCATACCCTTTTATTTCGTCCTTCCCTGCTGAACTTATCCGAGTTTTTCAAGGGTACAGGGAATTTATGTGGTCCGGGCAGGCCCACGTGGGTTTGAATCCCACTTGTTGTGTTATAGAATTCGCGGCTGTCATCCGCGTTACAGGAAGGAAAGTAAGGACACATTAAGTCAAATGAGGAGGCATTTGCTTAAACCCAAACAAGTTATGAGTTCGGTTTTGTTGTATCCTTACTTTGCCAATATATACTAGTAAGTACTAGTATATAAATGTTACGGTTTTGGTTTTTTCTACTAGAAAATCCCTTAATTCTATTAGATTGTTTATTAAGAAAAATCGGCAATAGCGAGATATTGAATGATTTTGAATTTTGTTTATGTATTTAATTAAGTCAGCTGCTGTTATGTTATCTACCATGTTATAACACGTGTTATTGCCGATACCAAAATCACTTGCGACAAATGATGTTTCATTTAGTACAAAGTTGTTATTGTGCCTTACCACCATTCCTAGCCAATTACAAACGTTTTTATTGCACATGAAACCGCGTTCAGTATTACCAATTTCCACCATAATAATACTTTCTGGGGATTTTGATAATTTGTTAAAAATTGATATCTTGCTTTCGTTTTCGTCAATAATGATTTCATGGAATTCTGTCATACTAATAAGTAGTCGTTAATGGTATTAATAGTTTTTGGTAGTAAAAAATAAAGGTTTTAATGGCTTTTTTATTTGAGTGGCCTTGGAACACTTGTCTTATATACGGGTTTTAATGGTCTAGGAACATGTTCATTGTTTCTGAATGCTATCCGTAAGTATATTGTAGTATCGCATTCATTGTAGTCAAGGGGTTCTGTTTCAGTGAATTTCTGATTACTGTGGTCAGATAGCCCAATGCCGCCGCCAGTTAAGTCATTGCATGATCTTGTGGCGTGCGCTTTTACACAACACGAAGTCGAACCATTAAAGAAATAATGACCACCATCAGTAGTTGTATTATAGTATAGCGGGATTGCAGCGGATGTAGTATCATAACGGGTTATTGGATATGTTTCTATGGCATCTATCCAGGTTCTTGGGTAATGATTACCGGTGCCAATATATGGATCAATTACTTCATAATGACATTTCTTGGTTCCAGGTTTCCAGACAACTTTTATTAGGCCATTATCAGGATCGTTGGAATCAATTTCGGCTTGTTCTGCTTCGGGTGTTCCGTTGCGATATGCCGTGAATTTTCCGAAGTCATTTATGGGATGTTCCAATAGAACTGTCTGACCATATGGTATTCTATAGGTTCCAATGTATTTTCCAGATAAATATATTTCACAATCTGCTGCTTTTCCGATACCGTTGTCTTTATGGCTGTTATGTAATCTTATTTTAAAATGTTGATCATGTTTAAGGATTACATAACCATCTGACGTTTCTTCTTGTGCCTCAGGGACACTTACACTAAATCCATTTAGGGTACTCATTGTTGTTTCCTCCATTCGAAAGCATTTTCAATGCAATCGGAGTAAGGTCCATATAGGACCACAAATACGTCACCTCCTAACAATGTATTAAAAAATATATGGATCAAATTTCAATTAGATTCGATCCTGCTTGAATATCTGACTTTTTTCCAGAACACTCGCTATTGGATACTTTTATGGTACTGGACACCGAGTTGAACGGATCCACTGTAACATAACAGCCGCCAGTGGTAACCGACTTACAATTTATGACTTCTGCATAAGATTGTCCAATTGCATGAATTCCGTAATAGCCTTCAATGACACAATTATCGAAGGTTACGTGGGCTTGTTCGATTAGGTAGGTTGCCCCACCAGTGGAATCATGACGGTTCTTATTGCTTTTTAGTGTGGAATCTTTGATAATGCCGGTGCCATCTCTTACCATAAATCCGTATGATCCAGTGGTTTTTGTGCAGTCCATGTTAAGGTTTTCTATTATGAAGTCGTTTACTTGCCAGACGGTTACCTGGCTATCGGTTCGGATGTTGGATGCAGAAATCCCGTCTTTTGAACGTTCCCGAAAGTCATCATTGCCATATAGTACAAGGCCTTCTCTACAATTCCAGGATTCTGAATCACGAACCTGACTATTGTGACAGGTATCTAATATGATTGCTTCAGCGCCGCAATTTTCAGAATATGTGTTGGATACGATTTCGTCTGTTCCGCTACCGGATCCATTGTTTCCGAGGTATATTCCAGAACCCCAAGAATTAAGTAGTTTGAGATTGTGGTAATTTCCATTGGTTCTGAGGGAGCCTACTAGTATGAGGCCTTCGCCGTCGTGAGGTTGGCCGTCTGTTTGCTTTGCTCGATTACCGTCTAACGTTAAATACGCTACTTCAAAGTTTTCATAACCGAGATCGTATGCTTTTGTTGCACGTATTAACATTAAGGCGACGTGACGATCCGGACTTCTTTGACCAGGCATCATTTGAATTATGGTTTTGTCTTCACCTGCACCATAAATATGCATAGAATTTTTATCAAGTATTGGCAAACATGTATAGAAAATGTTGCTTCCATCTGGATTTAAAGCAAATTTATGTTTTGCAGACAAAAGATACTTTCCGGAATCTATGTACAGGCTTCCACCGTCTGGTACTGCGTCAATGGCCTTTTTGAATAAGTCAACGGCATCTGACCCAACAGAAACCTTGCTTAATTGTCGGCTAGACGTTTTTGCGATAATGAAATCGTCTTCAGTATAGATAGTTACGTCGTATTGGGTCGATACATCATTTTGTACAGACGAACCTTTTGGATCTTCAAAACCAATACTTTCAGTTATGATGGGTTGTTCTTCGCATGTACAATCACAGTCATATTCTGTTTCTTCTTCCGGCATTTCTATTTCTGGTATGTCGGGAAATTCCATGTTCAGAAGGTCGTCGTTCATGCTAAAGGCGGTTAACGTAGTTAGCATAAGTAAAATAATTGTGGATAATATTAATTTTTTCATGAAGACTCCGAATTACTTTTATTGAGGGTTTTCTTGAATTCTTCAAATGCTTTTATTTGTTCGTCTGTCCATGATTCTATAGCAGCTACATCAGGATCAATTGCACTTTCTATCCGAATCGTTTGGATGGGGGGACGTAGCGATAAATAAATTTTGCTGGTCTCATTATAGAGCCGTAAGTATTTTTCATACCAAAATTTGTCGCGAGTACCATCATCTCCTATCGGGAGCACAAATTCATTATTGGAACCATCCAATACTGATTCTATTCGAGATAGCTCACGTTCATAACGATTCAGGATAGTTGGAGAATATTGGTTGACACGCTCGGCTATAGTGGCAGACAAAAAAGCATCTGCTGTTTGTGTAGCTTCTTCTGCTTTTTCTCGGGCTGCCTTCATATGTTTCCAGATAGCTACTTCTGATACGTCGACGCCATATTCTTTTAGTAGAATTTCTTTTAATTCTTTTGAAGTGAGAGTACAATTATCAATGATGTATTGTTTTGCTTCTTCCGTTATTACACAGGGGGTTGCCATTATGTTTCACCAATAATATTATAAAAATTTGCTTTCATATAATTGCGTTACAAGATGTATTGCTTCTTGTTTGTTTTGGCAGCCTTGGAGTACAAAAGATTCTTGCCAGCAAGGTACATTTTCATCATTAACGTCTATATATAAATCAAAAAAACACTTTTCCGGAATTGCGCGATTTAAAAAAGCAACGGAACTTTCTAAGTCCGTTAACTTTTTTTCTTTCACACATTCACCACACAAATAAAGTTCCAGGGTGACGATCTTCATATTCTTTTCGCCTTCGTATAATTTCGTTGTCTAACGTTTCTATTAAGTCATGTCGGTTTTCCTTAATACATTTATCTCGGAGTTTTGCTGCCATTCCCATTACATAAAATATGTTGGACTTTTTCGAACCCAGTAATTCAATTATTGCGCTTATTCGGGTATCCAAGTCTAGTGAAACTTTGTTTTCGTATGGAATTTCGATTATTACGTTTTTGAATTCTCTAATCGGATTAAGTTCTATTGTTTCATATAGTTCTACCCAAAATCTTGTATCGTCGTCCAAGGCATATCTGTCTAACTGGGATCGACTAAAAAAATTATTAGTCATTTAATAATATCACCAATGGGATTGATTAGCCATACGAGATATGACTAACGTCAGGATGTGTTTTAGAATTCTCTGCTTTCATGGCTTTTTCTTTTGCTTGTGCTTCTTGGGCTTGCTTAATAACGTAATCTAGGGTATTGCGTTTGATCGATGAAAACGTTTCTAGATCCATTTCGGGTTGCAGGTCCAGTACAACAACGTCTGCATTTGTAATGGTTCCCTGGGAATTATATTCTTTTCCGGTCACGGGATCGACCTCGTGGAGATAGAAATCAATGCCAACCATTGCATTTGGTTTTATGTCGGTTGCGAAAAATTTGTTACCTCCCGCGAAAATTATGTATTTGGCAGGATTTTCGGTATCGGAATTATCGCTTTCACAGGAACAACAACCTTCGGATTCGCTTTCTTTGTTTTCTAGTTCGTTCCAGGTAGCAACAAATTCATCGATGAAGGAATCAAGGCGAGTTTCAATTATTTCGTTTAGTTCGGATTTCAGGGTTTCCAAATCTTCTTGTGTGACTTCAGTCATTTTCTTGTCCTCGAAACTATTTTATTGTTTTAGTTTTTTTGAATAAGCTTTCTGGTAAAATACGTCAAATGCTGAACCGGATATTTGGTCTAGCCAGAACCAATCTTGCTGTGAAATGGTTCTTTTGTCATATAGCAGTTTTTTATCGTAATAGAATTCGCGGTCGGTTATTTCTGGTAATAAAATTTCGGTGGAAACAAGGTTACAATTTTCGCATTGTAATTCGCCGCGAACATTATATCGAAGTAAGCTGTTGCATTCATCGCAACGTAGGTCTACTCCGGTTCCAAAATCTTCTGTACATCCCACACATGAACTCGTTGTTATAGGATGAGTTCCGAATTTTTGTATGGTTTTCCGTTCGCGAATGTATGTTGCTTTTTCTTCTTTTGTTTTGAAAAATATTTTGGTTTTTTTGCCGCAAATACTTATCACTAAAAAGATAGGTTTTTTGGGTTTTACGTATTGGCGGTTGCGTATTTTCTGTTGCTCTATATAGTGGTACTTGCACAAGGAATGTAATTTGTTGACAGTATCCTTGCGGCCATATGCGTTATCCTCAGATAATTCTATACCACATATATAACAATGATTACGATCGGATTTCAAAAAGAGTCACCAAAACAATATTATTAAAATATATTTAATACTTTTCTAGTATATAAAGTTTTTGGTTGAAAATTATTGGAACTATTGCTGAAGTTGATCTTCCAGAAGGTTTTGATAGAAGTCCCAGGTAGCATATATGTCCGGAAATTCCAGGACGGTATTATAATTGGTTATTACTTTTATATTATTTGGTGTTTTTATAATGTCAAAATATTCGGAAATTTGGTTAGTGTTAAGGTCTATTATGTTCATATGGACTTTGCCATATCTCCGAATTGTTTTAATGTACTTCATATAGATGGCTATTGGAGGCATTATATAAGTAGCTAGAAATTTTGGATAGGCTTCCTTGTAACGGATCGGCCATTCATTGAAGTCTGTCATGGGGATACCGTTCTTCGTATGTTTCAATTAGCATAGTTATATTTTGGTACATAATATCTATTGAATGTAATTGAAATCGACACTTGCAATTATTAGGAATGTTTGTTGTAGGGTAAATGCGTGGTGTAGCATGCGGATTTGAATTCCAACCCCATGACTGATCTAATGGATTATTAATGAACACTGTTTTTAAGTCACATAAATATTCTGGAATTCTATGTGTATTTGTATCATATTTTATACAGTATAACGTTGATTTGTTGTGGTATAATGCAAATATATCGGGTAATTCAATTGGTAGGTAATAGGTAACATCGTCACTTGTTGGACCCAATCTAATAATTTTAGCCATTTTAATTGCCATTGGATGTTGTGTTCTTTTTATATATTTCCATTAATACGGATATGTTTTTAGGGATGTCAGATAATGGCCCACTTTTGTACCAGCAGTTGTAACCGCGTGGTTGCATAATGCGAAGGTCTTCACGGTAATTTCCTCTACCTACCCATCCCCAGTTCGGAGGTATGTTTCCATTTAGGAATCTAATTTCTGCTGTTCGGAAGTATTTTGGCACATGGTAGTTTTTATCGTGTTTAATACAATACAAAATTATATGGGAATTCGCTTCTTTTTCATATAGTGTTCTGATTGAGCAATCATTTGCAATTACCAAAACATCCGGCAGTTCTGGTACATAAAAATAACACATGCCTCTGGAATCAGGTCCAAGTATTTGAATATCCATACTATGTAGTTAGGTGTTGTTGTATTTATAGTTTTGGTTAGTCAATGTAGATGTGGGCACTTGCGGAAAACGTCGTTAAACTACCAGGCAAAACATTAAGATCATTTGCTATTTTTTCCTGGAGTTTAGCTAGACCATATACGTTTGTGGGCCAGGCTTGTAATATGTCGTGACTTCTGAAAAAATGGGTGACATATAGTTTACCTAATCGTAGTTTGTAGTCTGCGACAATCTGGCATGGGTGGTGCATATTGGTTTCTAGGTCCTTTTCTGGTAGCCATAGGTAGGCTGTTGCTCGACGGGTGGTCGGATGTTTTTTCAGGATTTTTGTGATGTAGTATATTTGACGAGACATGCGTTCGTTGTAGGTATAGTCAAAGCCCTTACAATCATAGGAAAAATCCAATAATTGTTCGGCATATGTATTGAGGGCACTTATACTCCAACCGGAATTTTTGATTGGAAAACCTTCTAGTGGATTTTTAATTTCTACAACAAGGTTTTGAACCTCGCGAGTCATATTGTGGTCTTCGGTGATTATATTATTTCCGGCACGTTTTATGTGATTTATTGCATAATTCCATGCTTCTGAACTATTACTAAATTCCTTAAAAGTAGTCATAATAATAACCAAAAACAATGATAAAATTTATATTAACCAAAGTACATTATTGCGTCAATTGCTCGCAATTCTTCCAGTGTCCAAGAATAATATGGTATTGTGTTGTCATGCATCATATTAAATCTATCCTTTAACATACGATCTCTGAATTCATTGTTGGTACGCAATTTACTCAATGATGCCATCATATAGTTGTTGTTGTTATCTACGACCATTTTGATAGTATTTTGAATACCCGCTTTTTCCATTTCATGCAGACCGAGGGTAAGATCAATATCTTGACCAAGGATACCATTTCGACGTGACATGTGTCCATATTCGCGATGGCCCTGAATGACAAATGACAAACCCGTGTGTTCCATATAAAATTCTTTGTTGTATTTTTGGTTTAGTTTATTGATTGCATTCTGGAAGTCGATTGTTCGCGTAGCAACATCAAAACGTTTCGTTCTGGATTCATGACGATGATTGATTTTGTCTATTTTGCGTGATCGTGCCTTGTCCATATTGGCGAGCATTACATCGATGGTTGGAAATTTAACAGAAATCATGTGGGTACCTCAAAAATCTTGCCAACGACAGTGCCATTATTTATAATATCCATCCATGTTTCTGTCGCAGTTTCCTGCCATTCTGAAAAACTAGCGTTTGGAAATATGTTAAAACAATCATGCATGGCTTGATCCAAGTCATCATATTTCTCTGATATAGAATCTAATGTCATTATATACATATTAATACCTCAAAAAAGTTTAATGCATGTCATGAAGTGCAGCATAATTAGATGCTACATCCACGAAATGCTCGAAATTCATTCCACCAGTTAGCATGTCGGTTCTGGCTGCATCTGTTTGTTCTTTTGTTGCACCATTTTCTACCATTTTTTCGATGATCTTGCCAACAATCACAAATCTATTTCTTTTAAGGCAAGTTATGTCAACCACCGGTAATGTAGGCGTAACGTCAATTACTGGAGGCGTTGTTGTAGCTGGTGTTGTGCATGGCGTCTTGCCGAGTACTCTCTTCTTGGTACTGTTAGCAATGAAGGTCCCAAATACTGCATCATTGGGAATTGGATCGCCTTCGTGGATTGCTTGGATCAGGACCCTGTTTCCATCACGTGCTCTGACCCAGGTTAATGGTTTCTGGCATATCGCGCATACATCATAGTTTCTTTTGATGTGAGTACGCGCTGTTTCATTCATTACAAATCTGATTTCGTGATCGCTGGTGGTTGGATCAGCGATATGCATTCTTCGAACGGCGGATTCTGGTGTAGAACCCTTGGTTGTGTGGCCGTGATTTTCACTTGTTGCTATCCAGTTTCGGCTTTCATTGTTTCTTGTCAGTACTATCATATGTGTCATCTCCAAGATATAACATGTCCTTGCTGGTATATATGTTTTTTGGTTGGAGCATACGATAGTGGGGTTTTCTTGGCAAGTTATTTTTATGTGACTTCCTCCCTTGCCCCTAAAGGGGCAGGGCTTCCTGCTTCATCGAGTCGGTTAATCCAATCTCTCGATAGGCTCTTCCCCTCAGTCCGAGGGTGCGGATATTCCTTGCGCGACGCAAACAATCATGGTATTTTATGCATTTTTAATATTCAAAAAATAAATATTGTCAAGTGTATCTACCATGCTTTTGTGATATGGCAATTGATGTGATGATGCTATTACAGCGTTGTACATAAACAAATCATCAAATGACACACTACGAAAATAAGTTCCATCATAGTTTTTAATGTCTTTTATGTTTTTGAATAATTCATATTTTCGTATAATATTTAGATCTGATAGATACCACTTCGATAGAATTCCATTTTCTCCCCACCCATAAAAGTAGTATCGACATTTTCCTTGTTCGAAGATTTTGTGATATTCGGTATTTCGTCCGTTATATGGCACATACGAACGAATTGTTAGATCTTCGTATCTTGATAGGTATTTGGTTTGTCTGACTCGTCCAGCAATTCCGCCACCAGTATCAAAATAAAAATCAAAGGAATTTTTGGTATCATCCTCGAAAGATGACGTGTTTACTGTAGTCAAATAAGGTACGCACGATTTTAATACCGCTTTTATTGCAGCATTAAATTGGTTGCTCCAATTTCGTTGTACATCGTAATTTTCGCGCATATTAATGACCCGATCCTTGCTCATGTGAACGAAAACAAATCTTGTTCTTCGTTTGTTACAGATTCTGGCATTGCAAAATCAATTGGTATTTGTTTTGGATTACCCTTGAAGAAAATTAATACATTCTGATGTGTTTTCCCAAGCTTCCTATATGAACCAAACTGGCGACCAACTCGAATCGGAAGCGATCCAACTGCCGTTACTAGTATAGCATCATTGTATAGTTTCATGCCTGCATTTTCAAAAGCATCAATGGTATCACAAACAAATCCATGGTAGAATCCAGCCTTGTCGCGAATGTCACCAACTACGATGCAAGCAAATCTATTATTGTTTAGTTTTGCAACTGATTTTTGTATTATTTCATTATAGTTATCGATAAATGAATCATATGTGTCACAATTACTGATGTCGTTTTCGTCATCACTGTATAATTCTAAATTAAAATAAGGTGGGCATGTCAGAAATCCTTCAAATGCTGTTTCAGGAATAAGATTATCTATGTTTTTGCTATCTCCAACAATCCAAGTAGGCTTTTCTTGGTCTTTTAGGATGTTATCTGCTTGGATATTATTGGCAGCAATTTGTTCCGGTCGTAAATCAATACCGGTATAATGATATCCTAGATAGTTTGCTACAATGCCGCGAACACTTCCACCAGCAAATGGATCAAGAATTGTACCGTTGATGGGTGTAAACCATTTATATAGTAATTCACATAGAACGGGATCAAATATGCTAGTGCCAGATTGTGGTTGAACATCAAGAATCTTGCTGCTCACATCGTCCAGCGCATCAAGCGGTCTACTTCCAGCAACCCATGTAAGCCTATTTCCAAATTTGTCGTTTTCGCCTTTCATTAGGTCTTGACCAAAGCACCTAGCGTAATGTTTGATTGGTTTACCTGTTCCATCACCGCGTTCTCGATTGCTATAGTTGGCGGCTGGACGTAATGAACCACCTGGTGCACAGTTTTTTTGAGGATTGCCACCTTTATAGTGACTTCTTGCTTGTTCAGAAATTCCGAGTAAGCCATTTTTAAGTTCCGGACGTTTTCTATAATAATTTAATCCATCTTCTGCTACATGGATCGACATGTCCATGCAGTTTTCACCCCTACCTAGTTCACTTTGTATACCAAGACTTATCCACCACCTTTTCCTGTCTTGCCATACGCCTTGTCTTGCGTCAAAAACAGAAAATGGAGGTAATCCAAATTTTTCACTAAGTTTTCCCATGTATCCTCGATTTTTTTATTGCGTCGTTGTCATGCAACATTTGATAAATTTTGTTTTTTATTGGTAGAACGATGTCGCTATCATGCATATCTAAATGATCACATAATGTTTTATAATATTCTTGTTCAAATAATAATTCTAGCGATGCCTTGAATGCGATATATGCAGGTATTCCTGATGATTTTTCATAACATTTAAGTAATTTGTATCTATTTCGAACAATTAATGTGTCGTTGCTGTTCAAAGTAAATGGTGATACAATGCATCCAAATGGTTTATATTCGGTATTATGCAATGAACACAAGAATTCTTTTTTGAATACACAACAATCTTTGCATACCAGCAATCCATTCGATACCTCGTAACCAAGTTCGCGAATTTTGCATTCTTCAGATGGATGTATCGTAATCATAGTTCCATACTTAGAACTATTGCAACATGAAGAATGACATACGCTTTGAATATAGTCTGGATCACAACCATGAAATCTAAGTTTCATATTTTTGTTTGATATTTTAATGTATTTCATGTTATTCCATCAAATGGATTTCTTTTTTGGACTTATTCTTTTTATATGGCCTAAATGGAAACAGTGGGCATCTTTTGTTTTCGCAATCAATGTTACCATCTTGGAATAAATTCATACAGTCAGCACAAAAAGCTAACATCGCGGCTTTTCGTGATAATGGTTGAAAATCCTTACGATATTGCTCTAGTTCTTTTACACCTTGCGACATAGTATCACCAACATTGTTTTTAAAAATAATAAATACACTATAATTTTTTATTGATTGATTGTAATATAGTACCAATTAGGGCGTGACATTCGCGATGTTCTCCCAGAATATGGGCTCTACACATGAATCTTGGGTCTACCATCCACATACGCATATATGCATAAATAACGTTGTGGTATAAATAGTTATGTATTAGAAGTCAAATAAAGTCTTTGTTTTTTTGACTTGTTTAACTTCCCTTTTAATTTTAATTTCAGATAAGCCGAGTAGTTTGCGCTCCTTGGTGTCACATCCAAGAGCTAATGCAACCTCATTCCAATCTATGTAAGCAAAGTTGCATAGGTTACGTTGGCATTCTTGTTCAGACCAAAAATAAAAACGTTTGGCTAGGTCTTTTTGCAATTCAAAGACTTTGTCGGTAATAGTTTTAGAAGCTTTTGGATACTTTTGATATACATTTTTGTCTTGTAATCCTATGTATAATAATCCACGCATGATATTATTGTCAACAGAAAATAAATATTTGTTAACTTCTTGACACCACAATAAATCTTTTTGACTACCCGAACACCATCTAAGCAATGGCATTAACATAGAAGTATCTACGTTATTTAGTTGTCCAGATTTCAAATATTTGAAATTATTTAACATGATTTATTCATCCAATATTCGTTCACGTGGTTATCATGTGTGTCATCTCATAAGTTTTATTAAAATTGCTTCAATTAGTATTTCTTTCCATGCAACTTGCTGCAAAAACTTATAAGTGTCTGCGATATCTAGTATGGCTTGTTTTTTATATTCAATATTTTCAGTACTAGCATAAGTAACATCATACAAATCTTTAAGAAACTGCTCGGCATCTATGTGAGCATCTAAATATGTTTGACGTGCCATAACAAAGTTTTTTTCGCGCAATTGTTTGAATACAAGTTCAGCTAGTTTTGTTTCGTTGGACAACTTGGATAAAAGAACTCCACTTTTAAGTTCTTCAATTTTGTTAATAGCAGATCGTATATCTGAACCAGTACGATCCACAATTTTACCAAGTGCGCCAATTTCATATGGAATATTTTCTTGTTGACATATAAATTCAAGACGTTTTATAATATCTTCTTTTTTGATGTTAGAAAAATCTATTTTAATACACCGACTTTGTAATGGATCAATGACCCGACTCACGTAATTACATGTTAACACGAATCTGCAGTTGCTGGAATATTGTTCCATTAGGTTTCTTAAAGAGTCTTGTGCCGATGAGGTAAGGGCATCGCACTCATCGAGAATGCAAACTTTAATGTTAGAATCTTTACTTTTTGTAGATGCAAAAGTTTTTACCTTCTCACGAATTGTATCTATTCCTCTCTCGTCGGAGCTGTTTAGAATTATATAATCACAATTTAATTTTTTTACAATGACTCGTGCTAACGTGGTTTTTCCGGTTCCGGGTGGCCCGAAAAGCAAAAGGTGTGGCATGGCATCATCTATGTCAAAGTTAAGGTGTAAGCCAACCATACTTTCCAGATCTTGTGGTCTATATTTTTCTACTAACAATGTCATCTAATATCCTCCAAAAAAGTTTATTTAGGTTTCCTCAGTAACTAACGGAGAAACCATCCACTTAATAGTAGAATCAGGTTCTGTACTAGTAATAAGTATCGGATATTCTTCATTAAAGGATACAATTACTTTGCCAGTTATCACAGAAATAAACTCCAGGAATGTTATGCCATATTTGGTTCTAACGTTTTTGTAGTCAACTTTTGTTTTGGTGGTTAGTTCATCAGATTCTTTTTCACCGGTCTTAACATAAAAAACATTGTCCTTGACTTCTGCAATAATGCCAGTTTTTTCTGACTTCAAGGTAGCTGTGTTCTTTTTAATGGTTACAAAAATATTGCTATCAAATTCAAAACCGCCATCGTGTGCCAACGTAGGTAGAGTTTCTAGATCACATTTAATGTATTTTTCGTCTACCATAATAATTTTTGCATCATTATCGTCAGAATTTATTAAAAAGGCATTTTCCTTAATGGATAGTTCAACGTTACCAGACATTGCATTTAGAACAGAAAGCAACCTTGGAATGTTTCCTATTGGTACATTCATTGGAGTATAATCCAAGAAAACGTTTTTTCGAAGTAGGCCAGTTACCGCACCACAATTGCTAATATCTTTTACGGTCAGGGTTAGGCCTTCGGGACCAAACTTAAGTATGCCTTCGGGTATGGCTCCGTTTATGCTAACTTTTTTTATAAAATCTGCTAGAGTTTTTGCACTTGTCTTTATAGTATCACAACCTTCTAAAAATGTTATTAAAACAAGTTAACGTTGATAGTATTTAAAGGTTTTGGTAAACCTTGATTATTTTCCATCACATCTGATGTGGAGGCGGTCCGAATAATTACATCCCAAACGACATGCTACCAAAAGTTTGATCATAGAATACCTGTTTTTAACTTATTACAACATTCTAATACTTTGTCTAGTGGTCTTTCATATTTACTTCGTCTTTTAATTGATAGTGAACCATTTGATATTTGTATAGATGCTTTACTGTTTGTTACATCATTAGGAAATAACCATACATGCAGTGGATTTAAATCATTGCGATTGTCAAATCCTAAACATAAGAAGTAGTCTGCCACAGTATTTCTGCGCGTGTAAAAAGTCCATATATTATTATGCAAACATGCACTTTTAACGTCTATTTTGAATCCTTTACCGCATATATAATCGAATCCGTGATGTCCAAATGGCATACGTGTAATATTATCAAAAAATGTACTTAATACGTTTTCCGCTACATAAACTCCTAAATATAAAGGACAATCTTTTGCTTCTTCCATTGGTTTACGTCGTTTAATATTTTCTTTCCAATTTTTACTATTAGGACCAGATACACTAATTTTATATTCGGGTTTATTCAGTGATATTTTATTTGCATTTGATATTTTTAATCGAGTTTCTTCAGAAACTATACGTCCTTTTTGTGCATTAGATTGTTTAATTTTATCTTCAATTGAATGTAACCTACCTTTACTAGATTTTGAAACTTGTTCTTTTTGTTCTGGATGATCAATCCAATACTTCTTCTTACAATCTGATTGTACTTTACGTTGTTCAATTGTCCATTTTCTACCTTTTCTAGTCATAATTATCACTAAATTTATAAAATATGAAAATAGTTAGTTAATTATTTACCCGAATTTCTAATATGTAATCTATCAGAAAAATTTGTTCCCAAACGACATGCTACCTTCCAGGTGTTTTTGCCGGATATCGATAGTTTTTGGTTATTGTCGCCAGCTGGCATCAACCAGGTTCTGGCGGGATTCAAAGATGTGTTCTCAAACATGTCCTTGATTTCAGCTTCCAAGAAGGCCCACGGTAAATTACCAACAACAAACTTAAAGTAAATGTTTTTGCGGCCACTATCCGAAATTTTTAACCAATTGGTTATAAACTCATTGCGGTCCTTGGAGGAAGTAAAACAATCCTTCTTGGGACTAATAACCATAATATTGAAGCGTTTGAATAATTCTTCCTGGTTGTTTATGGTACCGTTGGTTTCGATGTCGAATAGTTGACCGGGTAAACCGTTCATGATTTCAGAAATGGCAGTTGGCTGAAGTAACGGTTCGCCACCAGTAAAAATTATTCGACTATTTGGATGTGTTTTTAAGTAGTTTTGAACTCTACTTACGATTGAAGACGATTCCACTTCTTCGAATTTGTTTCCATATTTCTTTTTTTCATCACAATCTAAACAATTTTTATTGCATCCAGCAAGTCGAACAAATATAGCAGGACGCCCAACTGCGGGACCTTCTCCCTGCAAGCTATAGAAAACGGTTGTTATTTTCATAATTATGTATTAGTTTTAGTTGTTTAAATACTTTTTGGTTCAACACTATCAATGCCACTATGTCCCATAATAATATTTACCAAGGCATGTATAATATAACCTTCTTTTCGTAGATAATCAGTTGCATTATTTTTTTCGGCAATAACATAAGAACCCAGTACATTAACGTTAAAGGTTTTTAATGAATGTATAATACCTTTTAACGTTCCGCCCGTACTCACAATGTCATCTATTATTATTACATTGTTTCCTGGTTTTACTCCATTTATGTACATGTCATTGTGAGAATATCCAGTTTTTTGAAATAGGTGTATTTCACCAAGCAAATTATATTGGCGTTTTCGTATTACCACCCAAGGAATATTTAGATTATCTGCAACAAGCGTTGTTACAGGAAGTGCCATTGCTTCCGGGGCAAGTATTAAATCAATGTGGGTATTTTGAATGGTTTCATATATTTTGTTTATTATATGAACACTTGTGGATTTTAATAACTTTGATTCAATAGGAATTGCACCGTCTGTTAATGGATGTACAAAATATGGGTAATTGCCTTTCATTACGATGGGACAATTATAAAAGGAGTTTATTAAGTCTTGCATAAAAAGTAATTGTAATGCTAGTATAAAAAGATTTTGGTCTTATCTACTTATTCAGACCATCGTGGATTACCAAAGCAATAATTAGCAGGAACAAATTGATGTTCAGCTATTCGAAGAGCATTAATGAATTCCATCCATTGCTTGTTAGATGGTGCACAATACCACAAAGCTTCAAACACACCATCAGATTTTACAGCACCGAATTGTATTCGGGCGCCATATTCCACTCCAATTACGACTAATTGTGGTAGATTTGTTTCTATCCGAATCGTTGGATAGCCAACTACTTCACCGTCATCACTTTCTTCGTACTCCGAATCAATAGTTTTTATCCACCATTCATTAAATTCCGTCCATCCATTGTTTGTCGTGGATTTTTCCCATGGAAAATTAAATTCATGGTTGTTAATATTTATTTTCATGTTTAATCACCTCTTGACTGTTATGTGTTCACAATTTTCTCGAATCTGGGTTTTGTTTAACCAGGTCTTTCTTGATCTTATTGTAAATCCAGCTAGTCTTAATTCCTCTTTGACGTAGGCAGGAATTTTGGCTTTCCGGCCATATTGTGCCCAAACTCTTTCCATTTTTTGTCACCTCACTTTTTAACAAGTACTAATAGTACTTACGAGAATATATAACTTACGGTTGAACAGCCAACCAAAAACTATTTATTCTAATAGTACGTATATGTGTTTAGTAGAAATTGAGGTGACATTGCATGAAGTACAACGAAGTAGTAAAACTTGAAGCAAAAAAGATTAAGGACAAAGATCAAAAAGCCAAAGAAATTGCCAACAAGGTAATTGGATTGGTGGTATTTACATGAAAAACCAGAAAACGACACTTTGTGATACAAGAACAATGCTTCGTGGTATAGTTGCTAATAAAGGTATTTCAATATCCGAAGGTCAATATAGCGGAAAGCCAAATACCTTATATATAATAAACGAAATAACTGATTACCTCGAAATACCTAAAAAGGCACTACTAGATGGTAATGTTGTTTCGGTTATTGACGTAACGTTAGTAGAAGAAATGCCGGATGTGTATCCGGAATTAATAACGCATCTAAAAAAGGCAAGTGAAATGCATTTAACTATGAAACCCGTTAACACAACAAAAGAAGATGTAGTACAAATAAATGTTAATGGTTCTTGCATTGCATACTATGTACCAAGTACAAATAGTTTTGTAATGGGCAATTTGCTGTGGCACAATGACTATGTAACCATTGTAATGAAAAATATATGGCCACAAATAGTAGAAAAATTAAAAATACCATAAAAATATTTTATTAAAATTTATTTTTAATATTCAAACTCAACATAATAATCCAGAAATGTGTTATAACCTTCTTCTAGTTCTTCTTTATTGAATATTTTAATAGTTGCCTTTTGTTCAGGATTCCTGTCCACAATACTATCCAGGTATACAAATATTACACTAGGTTTTCTTCTTAATGCATGCCAATATGCTCCGGCCTGAACAACATGACTATCATAAGGTAGACCAGTTTTAATATCTAGTAAGAATAAATCTGTTTTAAAATGAATTTCTAATAATTCGTTACTGCAACTTATTTTACCCAGAAGGTCTAATGTTCCGGCATATGATGGATTATTATTAAATAATGCTGTTTCTACAATCATCGGCGAAATATTAAGATTTAATTCATTCCACATTTTTATACATCTATTTATTCTGCCATAGACTTCAGATCTTGGGATATTCCAAATCGGGTCACATGAAACAGGCAATACGGTTTTGGTGTATCGTTGTAATATTTTGTGATGCACTATGGTTCCTATATTTGCGCTGGGTCCCGGTCCCCTAGATTTATAAGTGCTCTGATTTTGTTGGCCAATAATATTGGTTACAGAAGGAAACAACAAATCAGGGTCTTTATTTTTACAATAAAATCTACCATTTGCTGTTTGACGCCTATCATATTTTGTTTTATCTTTAATTATCATTATATCATCTAGTCCGGAAAAGTATTTGTCTCTTTGTCATAGAAACCTCGATTATTGTGTACATAATCATTGTGTTCGTAATATGTAATTTTCTTTCTTTTTACTATTATTATAGAATATCCAAGAAGGTTTATGATGATCATGATTATCATCCTACGAATTTTTCTAGGGGTATAGGCATTTCCTTTATTCTTTTATTTGCTATATCTACATATTTTTGTTCTTTCTCAATGCCTATGAAATGTCTGTTTGTATTTATGCAAGCTATTGCGGTTGTACCGGAACCAATACAATTATCAAGAACTAACTCGTTTTCGTTAGTATATGTTTTAATTAAATATTCAAATAATTCTACTGGTTTTTGTGTTGGGTGAAATGGTTTATGAACAGAATTAAATTCTAATATAGATTTATTATAATTTTTACCTTTTGATACATATTCAGGATTAAAATGTGCTAGATGTGTCATTTGTTTACCGCCTTTTCTACTATTATAAAAATTTCCGGTAACTAAATTTTGTTGATTAAATATAGGTGTTTTTTATAGAAAACTAGAACGTTTTCATGTATTTTCATTGGATTGTATTTAGCCAATTGAAAATTACTTGCTTTTGTTTTTTTCCATATCCATTCATATTTGAATAATGACAAATTACTCATTACTAGCATTGACGTGAATGGCTGACTACTTGTCAAAACAATTGCACCTCTATCTTTAATTATTCTAGTATATTCTTTCCACATCAGTTCAATATTAATTATATTATCCCACTTACAATCAGTTATACCATAAGGCAAATCACATAAAATCATATCAATTGTTTTATCAAGAATCAAGGGCATTAATTCTAAACAATTCCCTTGATATATTTTATCTATTTCTAACATATTATCATTTCCTGTAATCGTATTTATATTTTTGTATAGCCATAATTGACCATAAAATCATGGTGGTTGCGCCAGTTATCGTTGACAACCAAAATCCATTACTTATATAGACCAATGTGATTATCGCCATGAATATTGCAGTGGATATAGAAGTCTTGTAAGTAATTTCACAAAGTTTGTTTTTATGATTGAATAGAACTTGTGGTATCAAAGAAATAGTAAATACCAACGAACATATCATGAGAAGTTGGTCGGAAAAAGGTTGTATGAAGTCTAGCATTATTCATCAAGTCCTTTTACTAATTCAATCAATAAATTATCAGCAAATCTTCTTGAATTATAACTTACGGAATAATACATTTCCCATACTTTTGTCTTTTCTGATTTTTTCCATTCGCCAGCTAGACTACCTAAATCTAATAGTTTTTGTAAATTATCACGAATTATTAATCTATCTATATGAGTAATACTTCGCATATCAGCAAAACTTACCTTTTCAAATATATTAACAACAATTACTAATTGTACCATAGGTGATAATACATGCCACCTATCCAATTTGGATATTTGGTCATATAACAAAAGATTTTCTTTGGGCGTTCTTACTATATTGGTCAATGTTTTGCCTCCCTCACCAGTACCATGCATTCAACATACCCCGGATATTCATTATTTCATAACCAAGGAAAAGTAAGGAATATGGAATATTTTTTAATTTCAAAAATCCAATTAACATATAACCATTTGAAAAAATCCACAAAAAGAATCCTAAACCTCTTATTCCTGCATCTAAATCAGAAGCAAAAGTTGCACCCAAAATTGCTAATACTAATGTAATGTATTCTAATGGATGCGACTTCAAATCACCAAATAATTTATTTATATCTACGTTCATTCAGTCACCTCAAAGTCGAATAAATCACATTGTACACTTTCTTCTTCTTGGACCTTCCGAAAACAAATTGGACCATAACCTACCACCTGGCTATCTGGCGATGATAAGCGACGGCCACATCTTTTGCATTTTAAAAATTTTTGTTCATTCATTTATGTTCCTTCAGGAAAAGCAATTTCCAGGCTTGGTATATGTTCGATTTCGATAATGTCCTTCAAACTAATGAGGTGTACCGAATCCTTACCACGAACAATTATGTAGTTTTCGTCGCCGGTGAGGATAGTTCCAGATATTCCGATAAGGTTACCATCTTCGTTAATCTTTTGGCAACAAAAGACTTCTTTGCCTTTTGTCATGGTCATGAAAAAATCAAGTGGTTTCATGGGAATCTATTAATCTCCGAAGATCGTTTGGTGATGATATTCTACAGGGTACATTTAAGTGTTCGTTATAGCGCCTTGTGATTAATGCAATGTTATTGTAATTCTGAAAACCCGGAAAATCCTCCACGAGAATATCACCGTTTTTGAGGAAACCTAATTTATGTTTGCTACTTTTCGTATAAACCACGTCATACGGAATTTTTACATGACGACGTAGCCAAATTTCTGTGAAAGGGATCCAATCATCGAGCTGATTAGTAAGGATAGTAATGTTATCACATTTTTCATGAATTATTGGTAAGTATTCACTTTCTGGACAAGTTGCGCACAATTCTGGATGTTCATTGACGATTTCTATTATTGTTTTACCATTATATGTATCATGCCAATTTTTGGGTTCATAACCAAGGACATAACTACCTAGAATTCTGAGAACTCCATCTAAATCCCAATATAACATTATACGGCTCCTAATAAAAAAATAATGGTGATTACTATTAGTTATTGGTTATTAACGTGTAGACACCTACTAATGTTATCATGGTGGTAAAGATAGTAACAATTCCACCAAATATTATGCTTAAGTAGAAAGCAATGCTCAACAACACCATTACTTCTTGAGGTACCATGAAAGTACTTGTCATGAATGGTATTATATAATTGGTTAGTACATGATATTGTACAAATACCCCAACAAATGGAATTAATCCAATTATATCGGTTAACATATATACCATTGATATTATGAATATTGCCAATCCAGTATACATGTTTTGTGTAATGGCTGTTGCTGCAATTCCGAGTAATATTGAAATTACCGGAACACTTATCATACTACCTATGGTAGTCTTTTCCTTGCCTGCCATATAAATTCACTTCACTTACGTGTTATATGTTTTTGTATAAATACTTTTTGGTTTGTCATACACCAAAAGCTTTATAAACAAATAACATATTGCTATTATTGATGTACAACACAATGAATACCCAAATAGATTGTTTTGAAATCCATATCGTGGATGGAATACCAGATGCGCCACCAGCGCTTCAACCAAAGTATCCGTTTATTGAACCGCACATGAAAAATAGCATGCACTAACAACAATAATTTTTTTCAAAAAAAATATTTTTTTATTGTTCATGCTATAATATTTTTATTATTATTATTGTTGCTTGGGTTGCACCACGGCATTAGACGTTCTGCGACTTCCTGTAGCCTTTCTTCTGGCACTTCTGTCCGCGCAGAAAATATACTACCGCATTCCGTACATCTGGAATGACCAACCAACTTATTGTATTTCCAGATGGTCATTTTTTTGCATGCGATACACCACCTTTCTGTTTCTGGAGGAGGCGACTTCTTTCTGACCCTATGCGTTTTTCCTTTTCCCATTTTAAATCACTTCCTTACGATTACATATATACGTTTAATACGTATTCATGATATTTAAGCTTTTTGATTACACAAAAAAGAAACGTCAAAAATCCTTAATTTTTAGTCCTCCTAATTGTTCGGCTGTGAAAAATTCTGGTTCTAATGCAACAATCTTACCATTTTCTGTATTATACTTTATAATGAGTCCACATACGTCACCAAACGTTCCTCGATTTACCTGAAAAGGCGTGTCTGACACAAAACAGCCAACCCCTAAAATATACTTGTCCATGAAGTTTGTTAGACATTTTTTATGACAATGGCCATATATGAAGATGTTGCTATTGTTTTTAGAACTTAGGAGTTCTGATGTTTTTTGTTGTAATTTTGGTTCGCGTTTCTGGCCCAAATTAGAATTTGTACAATTACTTCCGTGATACATTGTTAGTTTTATGTTGCCGGGTATTGTAAATGGTTTTGTAACGTTGTCATTGCCAATATGATAAGTTACGTCTTTACGAACTTTACAAAATTCCTTACAAAAGTCATAGCTAGGATTTTCATATAGGGTTAGACTTTTGTCGTGGTTACCCATTATAATACCATTTGTGTTAAAGTCCGCTGGGTAATTTTCTTCACAATATTCTATATAACTGTCAGCGCAATGCAAAAAACGTTCCTTGTAATGTTCTGGAAATGTCATTGTGCCATCTACTAAATCTCCGGCGCACAACAAAACGTCAATGGATCGTTCTTTACAAATCTTTATGAAGTTGTTTAATATGGTTTTTTGTTGACACATGTTTCCGAAATGTAGGTCACTAACGATTGCAATTTCGTTATAAGGTGTATCTGGAATTAATTTCCAGGCAAGAGTTTTGTTTGGTTTTTCTAAGCCAATATCTATCCAATATTTACTGAAGCGTTTTGCCGAAACTTTAATGGCTTTTGCGGAATCTGTGAACGTTTTGTGCTTTGAAAAAATCCTAAGCAAGTCAAATTTGTTGTAAGTGTTAAGGTCAACGACTTCCCTCTTTCGTATGAAAACACCTCAAAACTGTAAAAATAAAAATAAATTAATAATCATTTTCCACAGTACGATAATTCACATATTGTGTTTTTGTGGAAACTAATTTTCCTTCTGATTCTTCAAATTCAAGTATAATACCACCAATATCCGGATTCAGACCTTTTCTACCCATATATGAAGGCGTTGAACTTTGAAACGCTGGCATTTGAATGGTATATATACCAACATAGTCTGGTAATATACATGTTGCGTGGTAGTGACCTATAGCAAGTATGTTTGGCGTAGGAGTATCTTTGTTTTCAATTTTACTTAATGCTAGTTTTTGTGGTTTATAACTTCTGGCATACGCTACACCGCCATCTCCGTGATGTATACAAATATTTATATTGCCGATGTTGAAGTTGGCTAAATAAAATCCTTTGTATTTCATGTCCGGTCGTTGAATAGATACATCATAACAAATGTCACTACCATAACGTTTGTAGAAACTTTCGTCATGGTTTCCTCCGATCATTTCTGTGGTTATGCCATCAATTTTCGGATAGTTTTCTATAATGTATTGGGCTTGTGCTCGTTCGCCATGTAGGAAAATTTCGAATTGCTGACCGTTATACATGTTAACACCATCTGATAAATCCCCGGCGTGAAAGATGGTGGTTATGCCTTCGCGTTCGCATTTTTCATAGAATTTCCAAAGAGACTCCATTTGTTGGTACTTAGATCCCAAATGTGTATCCGAAACGATTCCAACTTTATAAATGTTGGTTTCCGTAGGTTCAATATCTAAGTCAAACGTATAATTGCGTTGTAACGGTTTCTTAGTAACAAACCACCCAGCATTTTGAATGGTTTGAATAGCAGTATCCAAATCTGGTGTTATGCTATTATTAGTAATTGGTTTTAGAATATTATTTAGTGTATTATTCATATCATTACATAGCATATCCGCGTCATGATTGTTTATTTCATTTTTCTTACTATAATAATATTTTCTAAATGTCTTTGGATCACAACATAATTCTTTGGCACATTTTCTAAAAGATCCCAATTGTATATACAAACTTTCCATTTCATCTATTGTCCATTCCGAAAGTTTTTTATTCATGTTATATAGCCTCAATTTTAATGATTGTGTTTGTCGATGATCAATGACACCATTATTGGTTTGAATGTAAATTCCACAAGATACTGGTTGTTTTCATTGACTTTGATAGAAATGTCCGCGGCATTCTTAACAGAACTCTTTATTTGTTCTGCGAGGTCATCAACGGAAGTTTTTTCTGACTTCCAGGAATCCAATATGTCGTTTAGTGTTTTAATATCGGTTCGATACGAAATTGCAATTCTATTGAACTGCCTTATCTGATCTCCAGTTTCTGACATAAGCTTCTCCAAAAAAATTTATAAAAAATGGGGTTTATATTAAATGTTATAATAAGTTTTTAGTATTTAAACTTTTTGGTTCATGTTTTTATGATTATAGTATGACCAGATTTATATTTTATTATTATTTTTTCTATTGTATCATCGGTGGTGTCCATGATTTCGGTTAACGAACTTTTGTCAGCCCGGCAAACTAAAAGACTGTCTGTTCGTTCTGACAAATTAGACACCTTCTGGTTTTTCTGGCCATTCTAATATTGCCCAATGCGTTACATCATAGTCGTCAGCAAAATGAACGTCTAGCCAATCATGCCAATAACCTTCTTGGTATGTTCCAATGCTAATTCTTTCTGTTACGTCGTCATATGGATTTTTAGTATAGATTACATAAATATAGACAAGTGTTCTAGATTCTGGTAATTCCTTATTAACATCGATCCAACTATTCATACAAGGTCCTCATTCAATTATATGCCAAATAACTTCTTTGCCAAGTTTTTTTGCTTGATTTCCTGTCCAGCATCCACCCGACTTCACATGATCAGAAGTTTTGCAATGATAACACAAATTAAATTTTTGACCATTATAATTTTCCGGATAATTCTTTACTAGAATAACATGTAATGTATCACAAGACTTTGCTATATCTAGGTTTCGTTGTTTATATCCATACTGTGAATCCCATTTTTGTTGTTTAGGAATTTTGAGGTCTAGTAAAATACCCAGACCCAGTGCAATTTCTTCGGCCCAAATATCAATACCACCCATCGGAGAATGACCAGAAACCATGCAGACGTTACCATGCGTTTTTTCTGCATTATCCAAAAGATTATAAATAAGTTCTTTTGCAAGGAATTCCGTCCTTGCATCAAACTTATCGCTACCGTGACCAACAAAACCTATGTTAAACATGATCTTTCTCGAATCCTACGATTCCCAAACTTCCAATATTACCGTCGCCGTCGTTATAATCATCATCATCTATAGGTTCATTGAGTTCAGTACCCAAAAATAATTCGTTGTATAGCATAAAACCTCTTTATGTGAATGCGAACAATCCAGTTTTGGTCTGTTTTGGGGTTAATACGGTTTTTGGTTTCTGATCGTCTGTTTCGGAAAATTCAAACAAACTTGATTCTTTTTCTAGTTTTTTACCAGTCTGAATTGAAATGCCTATGCATTCAAATATGCGTTCTAGTGGTGGTACAATTTGATGAGTAACATACCAGTTGTTGTCTATGCGGCCGTCTGTATTCCTTACAAATTCTGGTGTATCGACACATTGGCTGATGCCACCATACTTTGCAGAAGAAGCACCTGGCAACGCATAGTACTGGATACGATCTCCCAGACCAGGTAACGTTTCTTTACGGGACTCCATTTTCTTATAAACAGTCACATGGGGCTGAATATTCTTGTAACTATTAATATTACCAATTTTTCTACTTAGTATCAATTTTTCTGCAAGTTCCGGATCATCACGAATATCTTGCAAAGAAGATACCCGAGTAACAATATCATTCGTATATTGCCAGGCTTCTTGGACCTTATTTTCTTTCAATATGAGTTCCAACACCTTTTCCATTGTTTCGCCGACAAGTGGAACCCAGTCCCGTCTTCTAAGTTCAATACCGCGGTATTTCATTTTGTCTTTCCAACCATCTTTGGAAGGTTCCATTATCCACATGGCATAATGTTTCTTCTTAAGAAGCAACATACTTTTAACTGCACATTCAAAATCTATTTCCATGGGTGGTGGCAATTTTTCCATCATGGCATCATGAATTATTTTAGCCGCCTTTTGTCCATCTTCTGGTGTTTTGCCATCCAACAAATGGATGAAAATAGAATCCGTATCGCCACCAACCACCTTACAATTAACAAGACTTTCTGCGGTTTCCTTGGTTAATGTTATAGCTTGACGGCCCGCACTTGTAACAGAATTAGCCAACCTAGGATCGTATAATCGACTCAGAACGGCGCAGGTGTATCCATAAAAAGAATTGAGGAGTATCTTCACAGCATACTGTTTATCATCCAGAAATTTTCTTTCTTCTTCTGTTTTGGCACTTTTCATGGCGGTTTTTAATTCTACTCTATTATTATAAAGCTTAGTCAATATGCGTGGCATTATACCTTCATAAACGGAATGATCAACATACCTGACATTGTTTGGTGCCAAAATAGTTTTAACATTAACATTTTCTTCGTTGACTATAGAAGTCCAGCAAATATTATAGGCCCTGATAACGCTAGGATACAGCGACTTGTAATCCATAACAAGACCTTCTTTGTAAAGACCTGGTTCTGGATCAAAAACTTTACCACCTTCCACAACGTCAATTTCTTTTTTGCTACCACGTTTATCCTTCAATGGAAATAACCGACCTTCTTCAAAAAATCCGCGCAGTAGCATCGACTCAATACGACGAGACTGTCCACCATTTATGGATTCGTGGAGAAGTAGACCACATTCTTTGCTAATGGCAATATAGCGATCAATTAATTTAAGTTCACTAATGATGTCTTGAAGAAGGTCAGCATCTCTTGCAGCATATGACACAAAGTCATGTAACTCTTGTTCGGAGCCTTCCAACCAAATACGCCGCATTTCGCTAGCTTTGACATCCAGCTTTGGTCTATTAAGTAAAGTCTTGGACACATTTTCCAAACTATAACTAGAAAGCGAATAATTAAGTTTGATGGCGTCCATTAGGTCTATTGATGCCCTTCCAACCATATTGGCTTCTTTTTGACTGCCAAATTCCTTTACTTGTAATGTAGAACCATCGCGTCCTATTTTCAACGGTATATTCAATGCTTCTGACCTATCAGCAATATAAGGAAAGTCGAACATATGACCGTTATACGTTGCAACGACATCAGGATCAAACTTATTAAAATAATCAATGAATGCTAACAACAACGAAGATTCATTGGGATAATATTTAACGTCTTTGGTGTCCTTGCCCGGTTTTCCAACCAATACAAGGCTCCTGGTTCCTTCAAAATCCATATTGAAGCTCAGACTCATTATGGTTATTGGGTCACCGTTTTTTGCCACTGGCACACCAACTTCTGGTGGTTGTACTTCAATATCCAAACCAATATATCTTAATGGCGCATTTTCTATAACGTTATTGAGAGGTTTTATGTCGTTTCCATCGACTTCGACCCAACCCATTCCAAAAATGTTATAGTTCGTGAAAAACCGAGCAGTTGCATATATTATATCGGCTTCAAATATTTCCTGAACAGCTGGATGACTAATTAATGCGTCTCGTATTCTTGGAACGTCACCTGGTCTATTAACATAAACTTGTAGGACTTCAGTGCGCTCAACTTGATAACCGTTTGGCATGAACTTATATTCTTCGTAATATTCGGTTACTTCTTGGAACGTATCCAACAATGATTTCACTTCGTCAAAATTTTTCGGCAACACATAAAAATACGGTTTAAACCCAGTTATTGTATAATTAACAGAATCACCGTTTGATTGACGACCATATAATTTGATGGCAGGACCGTTAACCAAATTTTGGTAAGATGTTCCGATTAACTGAAATTGCATTTAATAATAACTCCAAGTGTGATTATGTTTCATTTAACAACACATCCTCAAAACCTTCTAGGATATCCATTATCACATACATCACAATCACATTTGGTTTCTGAACACGTTTTGAAATAATTACAACCATAAGGAAATGGACAATATGATAATGTCTGATTTAATCCAATAGTTTTGAAATATTCTATATGCTCAGTAAAATATTTGTAATCAATTAACATGCAATTTGTTATTATTTTGTTATATGCGTCATTTTCCTTCTCTAGTTTTTCCACAAGTTCCGATAATTTTTCAGACATAAAACCATCACTAACACGTATATTAACCAATTTAGTATTTATACTTTTTGGTCATAATAACCAAAAACTACTTATACTTCTATACTAACACTAACTTGATAACTATGAAATACAAAGTAACGCTATTTTCGGTGGCAACAATATCTGCCACAGTATTCGTGGATGCAATAAGCGAAGAAGATGCAAAAGAAATTGCAACGACTTCATGTAACGTCGATGATTTTGAAATCGATGAGATGAATCCAACAGACATCGAAATTATAAACGTCGAGGAACTATGAGAGATCCACGTCGTATCAAACGAATGTGCGAAAAGTTATGCATTATCTGGGAATCGATGCCAGACCAGAGATTTGGCCAGCTACTTGAAAACGAAATCAGATTCAATCAATTATTTCCATTTGACTATAGAGGATCACAATTAATACCATTTTTATGGGCACAAGAAGACAATGTAACCGAAGAAACGTTAGATCAAATTATAGCAAATTTGGGAGCAACTCCAATAAAGCACTGGTATAGCAAAACTAAATAGTAAAAATAAATAAAAATAATAAAAAATACTAATTTTTTTTATTCTTTATTTTCTTTATTTTTTATATAGAACTCCAATGCTATCAACACAAATAATGCAAACATACCAACTATCGCAGCAAACGAATTCATTGATAGTATCATAAAAATGCAAAATACAAATAAAATAAATTGTATATAACCGATTATACTAATTGAAATTGTCATAAATTCCTCGTATACTTTTTTATTTCTTATGCTAATACATTATGCAAGACTATTGGTATTACGAATATCATTACCACCAAAATAATTATTATCCAAATTCCATCTGAATCCAATCAAACCACCAACAAATATTATACTCCGTAGTATTAATAACTTTTGGTTAGCAAATCACTAACGCATCCAAAAACCATTTCTGGAAAAGATTTTTGTTTCTTGCGAGCAATGGTCCAAAACTTCCATCTAAAATATATGTCATGGAATTGTCTTTTGGTGTTCTGGTTGTTCGGCCACAAGCTTGTTGGACTTGAATAGCAACAGTTTTGGAATACCACATATAATTGTCATATTTGTTTCGTGCTTGTATCCAGTCGTCTCCAAGATTCGGAAAAGGAACTTTGGCTACAATATTCATAGGATATTCTGGACCTTCCAGGTTTAGCCCTTGTTCAAATGCAACACTCAGGAAAATTGCATTATCTAATCGCATCCAATGTTTTAATACTTCATTTCGTTCACCGGGAAACTGCACCAAAACATTAGGTTGTAGCCTACATAAATGTTCATTAATGAGGTTTGCTATTTGGTAGTTTCCACAATGAACTATTGATTTTTCTGAAAACATGTCATGGAGCTGGGATATTTTTTCAGCCATTGGTTTTGCAAATCGGAAACGTCCATCTTTTGTCATGGCGCCAACTGGATCGTAATATATGGTTCGACGATCAATTGGTATTGGATGCATAACGTCAACAGAAATTGCTTTGTTGGTTAGAAGTTCAGTTGTTGGCGTTCCTGATGCCAGAACCACGCAATCCAATTTCGCAACAAGGTCGGCAAACGGAACCTTACAGTCTAGTAGTTTAAAATAAGGACTAACCGTTAATTCTTTTCTGCGAGTACTAACATTGAATACTTCTTCGTTATCCGTTGTAAGTACATAAGGAACTTCCAGACTTAGGTATCGCAACGCCTGATTACAAGAATCTAAGTTGTTTCTATAATAGCTATATTCTTTTCGAACCTTCGATAGCATTTTTGTTTCGCGAGCAGTTAATTTTCTATTAGCACCTATAATGTCTTTTCGAACGTCCTTACAATTTATGGTAACTTCTTTTAACTTTTTTTGCAACACTTGTGAATATTCATTGAGGTAATCCTTTATGTCTAATTTCAATAATTCCTTTTTTAGGAGTTCTTTTCTTTCTGCCAAGTTGGTTTTCTTAATAGCGATATTCAATTTTATTGTTGCGGAATCCAATAGAGCGTTCGGCAAATTTGTGGATTCATCGACTTCGAGGACTTTCGTGTCAAGGTAAAGACTTGGGTCTACTTGATACCGAGCAAATGTCGTTGCGCGGAAATTTGCTTTTTTGAAGGCAGCTTTTGCTATCCTATATGGGCATTCAGAACACCGGGCAAAACCTGGTTCTCGTGAACCAAATGGACAATCCTCCGCGGTATATCCAGGAATTCCAAGACATTTATAATTGTGTTTACCAACTATTTTCGGAAGGCCGAAAAGGTTGCCTTCCTGGATTAATGAAACTTGCGGCGACGTGAACAAAATATTACTAACAAAATATTCTTTTTCTAATATTTTTCCAAATATATATAAATCAAGAGTTTTTCCCGCAGCTGTTGGCGCATTTAAATTAATAATTTTGTTTCCTGATTCCCAAGATTTTAGCATTTGGGTTATTGCTTTTTCTTGACCTGGTCTAAAAGAAGGATAAACATTATATTTTTGTAAATTCATTTTTGACAAAATATACACCTCACGAATGGATAGTAGAAATGTCAACTACCCGCCAATGAATTGGCAGGCTTGTAGCTGATGGTTAGTTAGCTCGCTACGATTGGCTGGTTGACGGACAGCCTGCTACGATCAGATCTACTGAAGGTAGCGATGTTTCTGGATGCATTCAAATCAGCATCGATCTGGAAGCCGCAGCGTTTACATTTGAAGGTCCTACCATTACGGTTTTCTTTCTTTTGAAACCCACATTTAGAGCATGCACGAGAAGTATATCTTGGATCTATGGCAACTACCTTCTTTCCGATAGCAGCAGCTTTGTATTCTACGATACTTCGTAGTTCTGCAAAGCTCCATTTACCTAGCTTCTTATTCTTCTTACCGTTCCTGATGTGAGTTAGATCTTCCAGAGCAATTACGTCAAATGGTTTAGATAGTATCCAGTTTGCGATTTGATGGTTACAGTCCTTCTGAAACAGTCTCTCTCGACCCGAAAGCTTCTGAAGCTTTCGTTTAGCTGATCGAGTGCCTATGGACTGAAGTTTTGATCTCAAATATTGATATTTGCCTTTAACCGCCTTAACAGGTCCAGACTCCCAAAACGTGTTATCGCTACATACTGCTATGTTATTGATTCCAAGATCTACACCAATCCTCCTATCCCCTGTGATGATTTCTGTATCAGGTTGCTCCACTTGAACGTTTAGGTAGCAAGCATTCTTGGTAATCTTTAACTGAGCATTCGTGACTTTCCAAGTGGCATATTTCTGATAATAGTCTGCTAACTGGAAATCATATCGCAGTCTACCAAAAACAGTGGTGAGCTTGCAGTATCCAGATTCCAAGAACACCTTCATGGTCCTAACGTCGAATCGGACAGCACCGAGAGGATGCTTGAAGGGCTTAGTTTCAAATTTGAGTCTCTTAAGCATGTCACTGGCTTGATCCCTCGCGGTTTGGATAAGGGCAGAAGGTAGTGTAGAATACTTCTCTCGGAGACCTTTGTATGTAGCTTTGTTGAGTCTGGTTTTGTTGTAATCATGTGCCGCAAAGCCATAGTCTATGACATCCTGGCAGGCGGAATTCCAAAGCCGCGCTGTCTGGATCAGTTCATTAGACCTATCGAGCTTTATCTTAATAGTTCGGTACATGTTAATAGATAGTTAATACCTTTATTAGATTTATAGTTTTTGGTAATTAAACAAGGGCATGATTCATCCCACGACTGAAGTCGCGGGTATTCTCTACCCCTTGACCCCGTTCTTCATAAAAAAATAAAATATGTTTTGTTATTCGCCTCGTTCCAATAAGTACTTTGTTGAAATTGCCTTAAATGATAACCTCCCGATTTTGTAATCTGTGCTTTCGATTTCGGGTCGGAATACAAGACCTTCTCGCAATGTATCTGACAATACTGATTTTCCTGTTGCCATTTCAAGAAGATCATCTACGCTGTGATCCAAGGTTATTTGACCCAAATATGGAACCAGAAAATCTTTTCCTAGTCCAAATGAATCAACAGTATCCCACATAGTAGCAACGTCAATATATTGGTGATTGGTCATGTCCCAGAAGTTAAATACGCGATATTGAATATCCGGTAACTTATATGGATTGCCTTGAATTCCGTTGCCAAACAATTCACCTTGTATAGCGATTGTGCTGCCCAATTGTTTTAGGATTTCTTCTATGTTGTGATCAATTGCATATTTCCAGTATAAATCGCCATTCCATTTGTGCTCGACATCTGGAGCCAAATCCACGTTTCTTGAACAGACATGTAGCCCTGTTTCTGGATCTATATAGCAAGACATCGACGTGCCATCTAGTTTTTCTGTGACATGAAATGTTTTGCCTTTATGTCTTTCAAGAACATCAGGAATGTTTTGAACCCGTGTCTCATCAGTTTTGGGAACTGCCAATCTAGAAATAGGACACCGTATTCTACCTCTAAGACTAACTGGAATCGGTTTCTCATATTTCGTGATGCCAAGAACATTTGTTACGTCGAACCCATTTTCTAGTTCATCGAACCCAAATGGAACAGAATCCATACTATAATTTAGATTCCAATTACCATTATTCAAAACATCTAGCGGAAAGCATATTCCCTGGGAAATCTGACCTCGTAGTTTTGCAGTTCTGATTCTATAATGCTTATCTTTTAGGAATTCAAATTCAGGACGTTCCGGCAAAACAGAATCAACTTCACAATAAACGACTTTGTCTCCAACTTCAAATTGTCCCTTTTTTACAACTACATTCCAGCCTTTTATTCGGGCAACTTCTATTTTATCCGCACCGCTAATTGGGTTTAGTTCGCTGATGGTTTCAATGGATGCCAAAGTACGCGTCATGTTATGATATTATAGCTTCTATCTATTTATACTTTTTGGACGATGTATCATATTTTTATCACCTAGTCTGGCATTAAGCCACAATAGCCATTGTGTCTAAGCATATCATGGCTTCCTGATTAATCATTTCTGTGAATCCATACATCCCATCACCGCTTGTTTCGAACTACTGCCAACAACCCATATCCAGTTATGTCCTGAAAGGCGTCTTCAGAACCCTGATTACCGTTGGCTATACGAAAAAGTTTATCGATGATACGTACAACCACTAATGCGTCTTCCATTTGGTCAACGGAAATTCCATTTGGATACAAAACCTTTAAGATTTTTCCTGCATTTCCAAATGAATTACCGTATTGCAGTTGCTTTTCGGCAACAAGATTTCCGATAGCTTTAGCGGTGTTCTTGTAAATAGGATCTGGTTTTTGTTCCATATTATATCCATTTACGGTACAAGATACTGTATTTCTCAATTCACAATCCTTGCAATGCACTGGCAGGTCATATATGTTTTGTGTACATCCAACAGTCTTCCCATTTTCTAATATAATCATGGTTTACTCCTTTATGATTTTCTATTTAAATAGTTTTTGGTCACCATCATCGTTCCAATTTACTTTTTATGTATTCAATTGCTTTTTCGTTATCCTTGCACTGTGTCTTCAGCAAACTTTCAGACGATTCTTTTGTATTCCCGTCAACCACACAAGTTATATATTTTTCTTCTATTAAACTTAATGTAGCTTTTATTATTTCATTTTCTTCTTGTATTTCTTTTATGAATTCTTCCCACGTGCTTTTTTCTGATACAAAATCAGCATCCATGTTAATAACATACATTTCATTGTTTATGTATACTTTTATAGTATTATATTCGTCTACCATTTATATCATCTTCCAAATTTTCTCGTCATAAGCACATATTAATGTCTATATTATTTATAGTTTTTGGTTCTTGTATAAACCAAAAAGTACTTATACCAAAACATCCCATATAAACTTTGTGAAAACAATAATGGATTTTGATCATTAAGAACATATAGGAGAAATAATAATGAATAATGAACTTATTATAGGACATATAAACACCATTGTACCAAAAATTTTAAATACTATTAATTACAATACGTTTTTATGAAATTACTCGACCATTGCATAATATTTGCAACATATAAGCACTCCGGGCAACTAGACAAAGCAGGATTGCCGTATATTTACCATCCACTAAGAATTATGCTTAATAAAAACCTGACAACAGAAAACCAAAAATGCATTGCAATTTGTCACGACCTACTAGAAGATACGGATACAACCATTAAGGACCTTCATGACATTGGAATGCCAGATGATATGATAACCGCTGTTGTAGCATTGACTCATCTAAAAAATGAACCCAATGAAACATATTGGCAACGCATCTTAGATGAACCGAGCGGCGATGCGAGACTAATTAAACTCGTAGATATAGAAGATAATACATCTGAAAGTAGAATGAATTGCTTGCCAGAAGAGGTTCAAGCAAGACTAAAAGAAAAATACAATAAGGCACTACAATACCTAAATAACGTTGACCAAAAACTATAAATATTGACCAAGTATTTAGTAATGTGCCCAACACAAAGGAGGAAGGAAAAATTATCTTTTTTCTTCTTCCAATAACAATTATAAGGAGGATAGATATGAAAAAACTAAATGACCATTTCAAAGAAATATTAGAAAATGTTGGAATTGCTATAAGAGAATCAAGTAATAGTAAACATAAACTAAATAATATAAAATTACATGAAACTCTTCAAACATTATTGAGAAATAATGAAATTCTTGATTACCACATAGAAAGTATATGGGGATCAATATCTATACTTTCTAATATATACAAAGAAAAAGATAACAAATATTATTATTCTGCTAAATTTTATACATCAAGAAACCAAAATATATTATTTAGGATTCGAGAAGCTTCATTAAGATCTCGTAATACATTTGAATATGAATTATTAATAAACACAGAATGAAGAAATATAACTGCATGATAATAAAAATTATGAAGGAGGTATGAATGTCTAATAATGAATTTGATGATATAATATTAAAAGAAATAATACCAGTTATTCGGGAAGTCGCAAATAGTTCACATGGCATGAAAAACATAAAGCTAGCCCACGCCTTACATTCAATTAGGATTGGTATTATAAGAACTTGTGATCTATATCAAGATCTTGATATATTGTGTATTCGATCAAAATATTATGAAGTTGACAATAAAAAGCAATATTACAAATACATGATTTCCATAAATGAATTGAATCAAATTAGAATACATAAATTGGTATATATAGTAGATGATTCATTAAATCCAGAACGTATAGGATTTGAAGATATAACATACATGTAAAAGGTGGCTAGCATGGAAATAGAAAAAGAATTTATTGAAATCCTGACATGAAGACCGTTCCTGACCACATAATAAGGCTTGCTGAAAAAATCTGCCTAAAATCAGAAATGAACCAACAAATGTCAGCAATTATTTTCAATAATAGTGGACGAGTTATAAATATTGGTTATAATAGAAGGATCATTAAGTCCCGAAATCCAACTACCATCTACAAGTATAGAATACCGTATATTAGCGTACACGCGGAAGTGGATTGTCTAGCTGGTCTAAACTTCAGTGACACAATCGGCAACTACATATACATCCATAGAAAGGGCGGTATGCTTGCAAAACCATGTCCAAAGTGTCAACATGTTCTAGAACAGTTTGGATTTAAAAAAATATTTTGGTCAAAAAAATAAAAGCAAAAAATATTATTTTTTAATATCAATACACAACTTAATGTTTTTCTCTTTTTCAAATTCTTGTACGTCATTGAATTCGTAGACTTTTGATGAAAAATGTGGATGACTTTTTACCAACGCATTTTTCACACATTTTTGAATAGAATCACTAACAAATCCACTATCCCTATATCCAGTACAATTTTCAACAAATTTTGTAACACCAAATTCATTTGTAACGCATATATAATAATGAGGTTCTGACATAAAATTTCTATTATATATATCCCGGAAATGTACTTCCAGGATATACAACTTTTTTGTATCTAGAATTGGCACAACACCATCCTTACCAACTTTTACTTCTCTCATTTTATTTCACCCAATACTACTAGTACTTCTAAGAATAAATAGTTTGTGGTTGAAAACAAGAAGAAAAAAATAAAAAAAAATAAAAAATAATACTATACTTATACTTTTACTGGTTTTAAAATAGTATTCAATATTACCGGATGTCTATAATTATCCGGCCACATACATGCCATAGAATCATCCGGTCCACGTATCGCCGTTTGATACCAGGGCAACAACTTTTTCAGAACTTTCCCGAACGGCACGCAATGCATTGGTTCAATTTCATTTAACTTACAAAACTTCACAAATTCGTTATAGATGGTTTGCTTTGATACGTACATGTCAGCAACTTCTTCTAAATGCAATTCAATGAACGTTGAAACAGGTTCACTTGCTTTTTTATACCGGTCCTTTGCAGTAGTGGTAGTAAAGCTATTATGGAAGTAGCCCCTATCCAACAACGCATCCAAGTGAGGTAAAACCAGATTAAGAAGTCCCGACAATTCTTCTGGACTCATTACTTTTTCTAGCAAATTTTCTTTTTCGCTTTCTTCTATTTCTTGTTGGGTAAAAACATGTTCAAACGGAATTATTTCTATACGTCTATAAAATCCCGTTGTATCATCGCGAACTCTCGGCAATTTATTAGATCCAAAAATTTGTTTCGCAAACGATATAAAATCGAAGGCTCTTTCGCCCTTTCTTTGTGCACGTATTACATCTTTGTTAGAGGTTAGCATTTTAAGAATGTTAACATTTGGAAGCGTTGATTGTTCCATGTCGCCAAAGGAATTCAATAGTTTGCAGTATAAGTCGGACGTCGCGAATCTATCTTTTTCCAAATCATGCATTGAAACAGAAGATATATTGTCTTCGCCAAGCATTTTACAAACAGTATCAATAAAGTGAGATTTACCAGTACCACCAGGTCCCAGCAATATAAATGCTTTTTGGATAGGATACGCCCGGTACAAACAATATCCAATGAATTCCAGGGCTTTTCTAAAATCTTCTTCACGAAGAACCGTCTGGAACATCTTAATTATGTTTGGACATTGGGCATCAGGATCATAGTTAACGTTGATTTGGATTCTAGAATAATAAGTAGGTCTATGTGGTTCTAATACACCGGTTCGCCAATTAAGATAGCCATTTAGACAATTTATAATATCTAGGTTATTATCGAATTTTTTTGATTCCACGTATGTTAGGCCTTGTATTATGCCAAGAACTTCTTTTAGGACGTGGGCATTATAGCAAGTTTGTCCGTTATCTTTTACACGCGGTCCAAGCAATTCAACTAAAATTTTATGTATTACTTCTTCACCATTTTCCACGTAATGTCCTTTGACGTAGGTCATCATCGTTTTTGTTTCTATTATTGTAGCAACCGGGACATTTTTTATGATTAATTTTGCTAAATTATGATAATTGATTGCAGTAATCCCTTTGCTTTTAGGATTACGTTCAAAACATTCTTCGAGATCTGTTTCTGTAAAATCTTGCATACTCATTGTAACACCACGAAACGTTTAAAAAATAAAATAAAAAATTATAAATCTATATGTCTATGCGGCTAACCATGAAGCTATTTTCTAGATATTATTGTAATAGACTCCTTTTGGTTTTAGATATTATTCTTTTTGTTTTCTTGTGATTACTTTTAGAGGTTTTCCGAACCTTTTTTTGGTTAGGTGCAAATTCAATTACTTCCTCGCCAGTAACTAGCAAACGTGTTTCAAATCGACCTTCGTTACAACACGATTTTGTGTATAGTTTACCATCCGACACGAGTTTTTGTATATCGTTTATAACTTTTTCGCTACTTTGAAAGGATTTTCCTTTAAGTAGCATGTCGACGGTAACTAATTGTCTTTTACATTGATTCTTTATTTTTTCTAGTAATCTTTCTTCATTCATGGGTCATCTCCGAACCTTCCTTACATAGTTTGTCAACAGCATTGATCATGTCAGTGATTAATAAACGACCTTGAAATCGTTTCGCGTCTTCTTGGGACGCAACTATACAAATGTCCAAGTTGTGCCTATTTAAAACTTCGCGAATTTCCTCAAACATTGTATTTATTTGTTCTTGGCTTTGTGGTTCCAGGTCATTAAGGGCAGCCATGTCTTCCACAATCATGGTAAAGCCAGCACCGTACATTTCATCAACTGATATCATTCTAGACCTTCCAACATAACTACTTATTTGGCATATCATAGTTATATACTTTTTGGTTGGGGAAAAAATTAAGAAAATACCCTTCTCGGGAATTCGTATTCTCTTCTTACGTGATTCCAAGACGTGATCAAAGTAAAATAACCAACAATTCTAGTCATATGGGATATTATCTTTTTACCGCAAATTGAACAAATTTCCGAATTGCCACAAACTGTAACATGACCATCTTCGCACTCGCCAAAAGAATAATTCACAGCCATGTGGGAAACACCGTGCTTTACAGAATATTCTATAAGATGTTTCATGGTGGTAGGATCTTCTATTCGGTCACTAACATTAAGATGAAGTATACCACCACCAGACAACATATCCTGGAACTTTCCAGTTAGTATTATTCTTTCTGGCAAAGGCGCGTCGACAATCAATGGTATGTATTGATTGCTATATAGTTTGAATGGTATTTTATCTTCACCAAATAATATCTTGTCTTTTTCTACAAGTTTTACAGCAACCGACTCACCTGGAATTTCTTCAACGTTAAAAGAATTTCCTGTTTCTTCGCTAGCAACCTTAGCAAAATCTTCAATAAAGTTCAATACTTCTGTTGTAAACTTTATACCGTCATTAGACTTAATATCAATTCCCATGAAGTAACAACATTCATATATGCCAATTATGCCAATAGTAGAAAATAGTCTTTTGAGCGTAAACCATCCAAGTGGCTTAAAGAACTTCAAGAATCCTTGATCAATCCTGCGTTGTAATATTTCTTCACGATGCACAACAAGAAGATCCTTACAAATTTCCAACTGCTTGGTAAGATCAGCAAAGAACTTCTCATGATTACCATCAGCCTTCAGAGCAATTCTAGGTAAGTTTATGGTAACTACCCTATGAGAACCTAAATTCAGGCCACCATTACCAAAAGAATCTCCTCTTGCTTCCATGCGAGATTCATCATTAATTAGTCTACAACAACTAGCTATTTTATTTCCAGTATTTATATATAAATTAAACGTACCATTTTTTATATTAACACACGAAACCCAATCAAGAAAATCTTGATCAATAATAGATCTATCTTCTCGGCAAGCAATGTTAAAGGTCACTATCGGAAAGCGATATGGCATACCACTAACTGGGTCTCCTTCCGCAAACCATTCTGCAAACAACTTCTGAATTCGTATCACATAATCATAATCAACGCTGGTGCCATCAGGATATGTATAATGCTCAAAAAGTTTTTCTAAGTTCGGTCTATCAAATATGCTAACGTTAGTGAATGGACTTTGACCACCGACCCGGAACTTATTGCTCATTACATGAACAAAACCCTGTAACAAATTAATTATTTGATAATCAGATAGATTTTCTTTCTTAGTATAATAACAAAGATTTACAATTAGGTCTGATATCGCAATAGCACCTGCAAACGACTGTGATAAATCCATTGTTGTTTCGATTACTTGTGCAACAAACGAATGAGCACGCTTTGGCGGCATACTATGAAGTTGACCATATTTCCTACCTTCATTCATTATAAACGATGTAGAATATGCCATACAATATGGTATTTGGGTTGATGCAGCATCGTGAAAATAAACACTGGAATTAAAAATTGCTTTTAATAGTTCATTTGCTCGTTCTAGTCCAAAACGCTTTCTAGAATATTCATGTAGGAGATAATATGAATTTAATTTTGCTAATCCTTTTACAATTTCCGCGGAATAATTATTATGCGAAATTTCGTCGTTTGAATTTGAATTAGCATCTAAACTAATATCAGAAACCTTGTTAGTAAAATATTTTTGGCTCATTACTCCAATGTCTAAAGCATTCCTGGATATACCTTCGATGTCTAGTAATGCCTTGCCTTTTTCAGTAACATTGTAATAATTGTATAGTTCTTCAAAATCGGGATCAAAAGTTGTTTGTATTCGCATTGTAATTCTTCCTAAAATCTTTGTGTATTATTTTTCCGTTGTGCCAAATTCTCTGATTGCTAGTTGCTGGAAAACCACTTGTTTGAAGTTCTTGTTTATAAGTACCGTCTATAACAAAATCCATGACATCTCGAATATCTTCTGGAAGTTCTTCATATAAAAATCCTGTATATAAAATAGAAGTAATGCTACAATTAGCTGCTATTGCATATAAAGCTTTTGGTTGTAAAACAGGCTCTCCACCAAGAAACACAATAGATGTATAAAATTCCTTGTAATTATTTAAATGTTCCAAAACTTCATCAACATCTATTAATTGACCACCATCTAAATTTTGTAAATCCGGATTTTGACAACCAGGACAACCAAATTTACATCCTTGGAACCAAATTTCTAGCGAAATTCCAATACCATTGCAAAATCCGTTTGTTATTCCAGCACACCTAAACAACATATTAATTCCTAATAATCATATCATAAAGCACATCATAAATAGAATCGGTAATCATATCAACAAAACCATACATGGTTTCAAATTCGCCAAATGTATAACCATTAGGATAATAAATTATCGTCTTTTTGCCAATGCCTTTAGCATAGCCCAATTCTAAATGCGAAGAACGACCACAAGGCATTATCATCAAAACAATATCAGCCCATTCTATTCTACTTTTGTCTTCTCGAAAAGCCTTTTGTGTACGAACATCATTAAGAAAAGTTTTTGCATTCAGATTACCTAAAATTTTTGGATCTAATTTGGTCCAACTAAAAACATAACGCCCGCTAGATGGATCAGAAAAATTATCAACTTCGTGACCATGTTTTCGCAAAATTGCAGCGGTTTTGTCAATGTATTCTTTATTTTTCCAGGAAGAAGCAAGATATATTTTCAAATAATCATCTCAAAAATAAGCTAGATTAGTTATAAGACACGTCAAAAAATATAAGGCTATCGTAGACTAACTAGAAGTCATTTACACATTTATACACATATGCATATCATATTCTTGTTTTGGTTCTGGTTTCATGCATGCACCAGTACTACGATCTACACAACAATTTTCAATATGACCATATTTCTCAGTATTAAAAATTTTTTCTGATCTATCAACATCCATTTTGTGACATCCAGTATATTATCTGGTTCTTGCTTCATTGATTCTCTTATGAGACATCTCCACAAGCTCTTCCCCTTTGCCCAAGGGTGTTATTATAAATACAAACTTAGATTGATTCTATATAAACTTTTTGGTATAAAATATTATGTTATTTATATAATTCCCTCGCCGTTATAAATCCCGGAATATGCTTCAGCGACCTGCCCAGCATCCATGAACATTATTTGCATGATTCGAGCATTCTTACATAGTCTGATGCCTTGTTTATTATAAACAACCAGCATAGATTGAGACTTACCAATGTATCCTGGATCCCAAATGGAGGTTTCCATGGTGGCGCCACATCGTAGCATAGTGGAACGAGGCATTGCAATACCGACTTTGTCTATGGGAACAGATATTGTTTCGTTGAAACTAACTAAATATGCTCCTGGATTTAAGTCACATTCACCGTCAATAAAAGAAATTTCCGACATTCTAGGCTTTTCTCTCTTAGAATTATCGAAATCTATAACACCAGCACTCATGTAAGTTTCAATTTTCGAAATTGTTAAATCAACGCCACATGACTGTTCTTGCAATGTTGCATCAATAACATCAGAAACTATCTTTCCTTCTAAAATTTGTTTACCTGTTAAAATCATTTCACCACTTCTCCAAAACTTTCTTAGACTTTCCGGACAAATTCAGTAACGCATCATACGGGGTAATATAAGTTTCTTTCAACTTTTTTACGGACTTGGGACCAATACCTGGCAACTGTACAAATAATTCTGTAGCAGACCCGCACTTCAAGGCGGGTGCTGGTTCATCCAACTTCGGTAAATAATTATGTATGTGTATTAGCTTCCAGATGGTTTCTTCGAGAGAAAGTGTCCGATACATGCGTGTTCCAAGTTCTTGTTGGTGAGTTAGAAAATTGCACATTGTGCTATATTTTATACCTGGAACTAATTCACTGCTTCTATAAAACCAAATATAACCTTGTGCTACACTATAAGTACCTTCCAACAACAAACCAGTTCTATCATAATCAAGAAGACGCATTTTTGCAAGTCGCCCTTTTAACTCCTTGAAAGAACTTGAAAAGTCGCTAACGCTTTTTCTTTCGATTAAAATGGTGTGACCACTGTTGTCCAATAAATAATCTGCAAGTGGCAAACACTTAAAAATAAATTCGGGAACTTCTGGCCCAATTATTGAAGTTACAAGATGATCCTTGATTTGGGGTATCAAATGTTCCCGTGTATCTACTTGAATCGTCATACTTGGTGCCACTGATAAGTAACGGTTGGATAATAATTACTATGTACATGATAATTTGTATTAGGAGTCGTGGTATACGTTACATTACCATTAATTAGTTGACCATCCCGGTTTGTAGTGTGAAACGGAGTTCCAACTGACCAAACAATATTTATCGATGCAATAGAACCAAGCGGTTGGTCATTATATCTAACCAAAACAAGTTCTTTTGCAAGATAGTCATATTTTTTATATAGTCCAATACCTTTTCCATCAGCGAACTTCAGATCATCATTTCCATATGCTCCTATGAACTCCCCGCAGCCTTCACAAACAAAGTTAGAAATTTTTCTTTCGAATACCGGCCACAAATTTTCATGGCCACAATCACAAGTATATCGTAGCTTCATGATATCACCAAGTTGAGTTACATGAACCACTATTACCAACATAATAATCAGAAGTAGTGCTATCAGTAGAAATGAAACCACCACAGTAATAACTAGTGTAATAACCAATAACACTACGTTCTGGGGTACGTCTTGCATTAATTACGCCATTATCATAATCGTAAGTGATTTTACCCTTAATACTTTCAGAAAAACAGACTTCATGAGAATTGCAGGCACCCACAAATTCACCACACTTCTCACAAATAAAGTTGGAAATTTTTCCACTAAATATTGGCCATTTATTATGATGCCCGCAATTGCACGTAAAGGCTAGTTCCATTTCGGTCACCACAAGCAAGACGGTATTTTAGCAGTAGCCAACACCATATCCGGTGTAGGATCAATTACTTCATTTTTATAATTTGGGTTGTTGCACGGAAAATCGTGACCAGTACTATGAATTATAGCAACTTGATGTTTGCCGTCTGTCATTTGACGATGTTCCAGTTCGACTACAATATCGGAATTAAAATCTGCTGAAGAGGGATAAATTAATGGAATCACTTCACCAGTATCGAAGTCTTTACCTGCCCTGTGAACCAACAAAACATTCGCGAAGTTTTGGATAGTTGTTATTTGGCTAGACATTGCTTGCGTTATGAGTCCAAATTCTTGCTGTGATGGCCATTTTCTTTTATTTTTGGTAATGTAATGCAGGATTTCTAGTGCGCGCCACCTATAAGTGTCATCCAGAACTACCCAGACTTTCCCAGAATTCAGTGTAGAAATATCATCAGCATAATAAGATGCCTTCTCGATAGCAACCTGAAATTCCTCCCAGGATTTCACAAAGTGATACTGGTTCTTGTAGTCAAATCCCTTAATTTTTGGTCTCCAAATAAGGGTGCCGTCTGCTTGCCGAATTGGACTAAACAAACTTCGGAAACCTTCGCCCACCGTTCTTTTCAAAGCAATTTGATCAATTTCTACCTTACCAAACGACAACTTTGCTGGCGGAAAATCAATCAAAACTGCATTGGGCATGCTGGCTCCAAACCACGTTTTTCCTTTTTTGGTACCAGCCCACAAACTACCCAAAAGAGGATATTCTACCTCCCCTTCTGGTATGCCAACAACGTCTCCATTAATTACATCAGTCATAGTAAACAACCTAAAAAGAATATAAATGTTATTTTTATTTTTTATACTACACTATTATTATTATTATAATTTATACAATTGTTACCTTCCACCATCTCGCAGATCAACCTGCAAACGTTTATTCTTTATTTCACATTGCACGATTCTGGCAAGAGCCAATGTCGTTGATTCTCCTTCCCGGCAACACATTGTTCTGAAATATTCTTCATCTATGTCAGAAAGATCTACACATATTCTCGACATTTTCTAGACCTCCAAAAACATAAAGGGAGGGAGGCAGCCCTAAACTGCCTCAGAAAAGTCTAGTGTCTTTCCATCAGAAGAATATGACACATTCTTCATGATTTCCTGCCAAGCTGACATTGTTTCCTGGAGAGTACCAAACTGTCCGGTACCATATAGATCTACCACATCTCTCTTAGGTCTTCCTTGGTAGTTTGCCTTCAGAAACTCAAGTAGTTCCTTTGCTTTCGGCGAAAGTGCTTCAACTCCCTTTACAATGGGCTTTGCTAGCTCCTTTTTGACCACACTTGTCTTGTCGATCTCCGTGAAATTGCCGTTCTTTACAAGCTCCAGTCTGAACTCATCCCCCGGCTTAATGTAATCCCGGACGGTAAATGTATCACCAGGTACAATGGGTGCTCCGGTTGCCTGGGTAATGAAATCCACTAAACCCTTATTGCTTGCAGAAATTACAGTACCATCTTTAGAATACTGCACCACTGGAAATACCGCACCAAACTTCAGATCTGTTCCAGTTTTTGGATCAGTGAAAATAAATCTATACTGATCAATGAAAGCTGCCTTCATACGAGGCGCATCATCATTTGGTCTCTGTGGCCAATATTCGTCAGGAATTCCGTCGACGATAGCTTTCTGGTCGGCATCCAGACTATCATACTCTTTTCCGATAACCTTCTGACCAGAAAGACCGCTTCTGTACTGTACAACCTTATTCTCTCGAACTACGTCCTTGAAAACGGTCTCATATACGCCAGTCGGTACTCCTGCTCCCTTTACGACGATCTGCTCGTCCCATGCTGAATTACTCATATTATTTAACTCCATTATTGATTTAATATTATCCTTGTCTTCTATTTTATTATTTAATGTGCCGAACACTTACCAATATTTTTCATCTCAGCACAATAACAATCAATTACTTTGTAGTATAAATACGTTTTGGTTCATCTTCCCAAACACATATTTATGCTTTTTGGTTGACATTATATTATGCCATTAAAACCAACTGGCACCATACACATCAACATTAACAAGCTTATTTTAGTACTATATATATGTTTTGGTTAGCATATCAATTGTGTGGCAATCTACATATCTTCTTTATGCGTGGCAATCTACATGTAATCTTTATGCAAATTGCAAGTTTAAGCCCTAACGATAATCTTTCATTATCGAATTATGTGGCAATCTACATGTAATCTTTATGCAAATTGCAAGGCCTGGTGGAGCACACGGTCCAGTAGTGGCAATCTACATTTATTCTTTATGTAAATTGCTAGGATATTGCGGAAATTGGCTGGAAGAGCTTTGATGTCAGTGGCAATCTACATTTATTCTTTATGTAAATTGCTAGATTAAGACTTCTATCTATTTATACTTTTTGGACGATATGTGGCAATCTACATTTATTCTTTATGTAAATTGCTAGAGCATCGCCCTTTACAATCTACTGCAATTCACATTCAGATTTGATGTTTCCTGCTTCATTCCCCGAACTTTTGTTCACCAGTCCACAGGCCCTACGGAGCTGCCCGCCCCTGACTACATTTAGATTATTGTGATAATGACAAGGTTTGCATGCCAAAAGCCTTTATATTTTTAGCTGCATTAATATCCCTATCGTGTTTTGTATTACATCTTGGACAAGTCCATTCTCGGACATCCAGCGGAAGTTCATCTAACTTGTATCCACAACTATGACAAGTCTTTGATGATGGTTCCCATTGCCCAATTTCAACTACGGTCTTTCCTGCCCACGCAGCCTTATACTTAAGCTGCCTCATGAACTCGGACCAGGCAGCATCAGATATTGATTTAGCCAAACAATGATTTTTAAGCATTCCAGTGATGTTCAAAGATTCCAGAACAATCGCATCATTATCATTGATCAATTGATGCGATAACTTGTGCTGAAAGTCTAATCTCTGGTTAGCAATTTTTTCGTGAATTCTTGCTAAACGTATTCTAGCCTTTCCACTATTCTTAGAACCTTTTTGCTTTCGACTAAACCTTTTCTGGACAACAACCATTCTTTTTTCTGATTCTCGCAATGGTTTTAGTCCATCTATCTTTTCGCCGTTTGATGTAGCAATGTAGGAATTCAGCCCCACATCAACGCCAAGTACTTTATACATCGAAATTGGCTTCGTTAACGGCAATTCCAACCCATCATCAACCTGAAAAGACACATAATACTTACCACTCTTGGTTTTCGATATGGTAGTTGTTTTTATCTTTCCAGTAAAACTTCTATGCAATCTAATTTCAATGTTCTTGATTTTTGTTACAGACAACAATCCAGTTCTACTATCAAGGTTCACGTCTTCACCTTGAAATTGTATGGATTGATTATCTCGCAATTTTTTATTTGCTGGATAACCACTATGACTGCCATTCTTGTTCGCCTTAAAGAAATTTTTAAAGGCAACTCCTAAATTTCTTAAACTATATCGGAGTATTTTGTTTGGTACATCATTTAACCAAGGACTAATATCAGATAGCCCTGGTTCATTTTGCAAAGCGTTTGGCAAACTATTTGCTTTTCTTTTAGTTGATGATGTTAAAAGCAAACTGCATTTAGTTACATCCAACGCAAATATATCTAATTTTTTATCTTTGCAACCATGAAACTTCATAGTAAGGGCATCTTCATAATTCATTGTATCTATGTTTCCGCCCCAGCCATATCTCATAATTTCAACATGATTGTAGTTATCCTTGATGTTTTTGAGCGCCCAATTCCAGACATATCGACTAGCACCAAAACAGCGAGATAAAAATTCTTGCTGTTCATTAGTCGGATAAATCCTAAACTTATACGCCCTCATCATCAAAACAATAGTAGTATTTGGTAGTATATAAAGTTTTTGGTTTAAGATCTAGCAACAATTTCCCATTGTTCGGACATCAAGTCTAACTGCGACGGAGTCCAAGGCACCATCACATGCGGATAGTCCGGATGAGAATCCGGCATACATAAATAGATATATGGTACATTCATCTTACTCATTTCATCAGGCATTTGCAAATATAAATACATGCCTTTTCCGTTCCAATGTCCATTTCGAACACAAGCACCTGTCTTAAGTGCTCTTAATGCATCTGCAAAATCCATTAATATTCCTCTGTCTTTTTTATTTTACATAAACTAATTACTTTCTTAGAAAAGTTAGTACTAGAAAGCAATATAACGTTAGACTTGGTAGTATATAAAGGTTTTGGTTAGTGAATATCTTCATCATCTTTTACATAGATATTTTTGTCGCCAGGAAAATTATAAGCACCTGGATTCATTGGAAAGGTTGCCGGAATTATACCACCTTCCGTTATCAATCTACAAGTAGCGATCTTGTCAACATTTTCTTTTCGGCACAATTTCCGAACATTGGCAATATCCACCATATCGGTTTCGTACTTTCCATCGTGTCTATATACCACAATCCACGTTCCTACAACTTTCTTAACCTCAGCCCAGACATCGCCGAACCAACTGACTAGGTTCACAAAATCACCAGGCTGAATGTTCCAGGAACGAACAATGTTTAATCGGGTACGATTGTCATAATACATTATTAGTGTCTCCGAAAATTTTGCCTGGTTATAACGTTCGTTACCAGTATCCCCACGCCTCCACTCCAATTCTACCCATCAAATCCTTATTAATGATATCGAAAACTTCACCGTCGTCACTTTCCATTATATCCATAAAAGTTACTCTTTGTTCTTTTGACAACGATTCGATAAATTCCACTATTTTCGTCTTAAGATCAATATGACCTAAACTTTTTTTCGCGCAACTTTCGCAACAATATTCATATGGATCGTACCATTCACCATCATATCCACAACTAGAGCAATGGTGATATTCGCGTCCGCATGATTTGCACCTACAATTATTTGTCATGAATCTCCTTGCAGCTATTAATAATATCCAACCACATATTATAATACATATATAAATCCTTCAGTCTATCCGTACAAATTCCATTTTTTGTCCAGCCACCTTTTAGAAATTTATTATCCCAATTAGGGACATGACTATCAAATGCCATATTTACTAACATGCTTTCATGTTCTGGATTTGTCCAACTAACTTCCGGAAATTCCTTAATAAGTTCTATTCTAGCCATAAAATCATATTCATCAGTTTCGTAACAACCTTTCCAAATATCATATAACGAATTCTTTTTGTCGAAAAGAATTTGAACTTTCAACCTATCTAAGATTGTTGTCATAATGCTAGATGAGGGATTCGAACCCACAAAGCTCTACAGCAAAGGCTCTTAAGGCCCTTCGGTTTTCCAATTCCGTAATCTAGCAAACAAATTTGTTAATTGATTATTCTTTAGCATAACATTTTCTAAAAGCACTACACTTATGGCACGTACATCTAGAAGCAAGTTTCCATGCTAATTCTTCTATGAAACTTGGAACATATCTGCACTCATATAGTTCGTTCCAGATTAGGCATATTATTTCTGTGTAATTCTTCATACAAATACTTCCAACTTTTCTGAATCCATGTGGTCCTGCCAATTCGGACATTCACATGTACGTTCACATGCTGTTTCATAATCACAAGCATTACCATGCGCTAAAATACATCGATAAACGTGACTTTTGAAGTATCCAAATTTGCACAATGCTATCACAGCCATTATCGTTTTTGCCTCTTCATCGAAAAAAGAAAAGAAAGCAAATGCTTCCTTCTCCTTTCTCTGATGTGTTTGGGGCAATTACATAAACGTTGTTTAAGTATATAAACGTTTTGGATGAAAATTAAAAACAGAAAATACTATATTGCTATATATGAAATATTTAGGACAAAATCAGGGCTAATCCCCGCTTTTTCAAAGGCGGATACAGCCCGTGCCTACCAAAAAGTATATTAACTAATGGTGACCATACGTATATCTTAAGATGACCAAACAAGAACAATGGGTGAGTGCAAAAGGTGAAGTAAGCCAATGAGAGTGTTTCGATATAGACTCAAGCCAACCAAGGCTCAGGTAACCAAGCTGAATGAGCAGCTAGAGCTTTGCCGATGGATCTATAACGAGACTCTTGCCCTGCGAAAGAACTCCTTTGAACAAGAAGGCAAATCAATAAGCTACTTTGAATCCAAGAGAATGCTTCCAATTTGGAAAGAGTCCAAACCTGAACTAAGATCAGTCCATTCTCAGGTATTGCAGGATGTTGTTCTCAGGGTCAATCTTGCATTCAGTGCATTCTTCAGAAGAGTTCAATCAGGCGAAAAGCCTGGCTATCCTCGTTTTAAGGGAAAGAACAGATACGATAGCATCAGTTATCCTCAAAGTGGTTTTTCCATAGACGGTGATAAACTCTGGTTATCCAAGATAGGAGATATCAAATTCAAGTTGCATCGACCTATCGAGGGTGATGTTAAGAGACTAACTATCCGAAGATCTCCAACAAAGAAATGGTATGTGTCATTCCTAATTGAAGATGCACCAAATCACATTCTTGAACCCTCTAACGAAATAGTGGGCGTAGATATGGGTATCAAGAATTTCGCAGTGCTTTCCAATGGTGAGTTCATCGAGAATCCTAGATTTCTTCTAGCCGATGAAGAACGGCTTAAGAAGGCTCAAAGCAACCGTGATAAGCTTCCTAAAGGATCACCTCGAAGAAGGAAGGCAAGCAAAGTGGTAAGTCATCTATACGAGAGGGTGACCAACCGAAGAGAAGATTTTGCTCAACAACTGAGTAGGCAATGGATCAACAAATATGGAATAATTGTATTTGAAGATCTTAATATAAACAAGATGGTTCATAATCACAACCTAGCGAAGAGTATCTTGGATGCAAGCTGGAATAAACTGATACAGTACACTTCGTACAAAGCGGAAGATGCTGGTAGGAAAGTGGTATTGGTCAATCCAGCTAATACATCTCAGATGTGCTCAAGCTGTGGTCAAACAGTCAAAAAGGATCTATCTATCAGAATCCACAATTGTCCTTATTGTGGATTATCGATAGACAGGGATCTCAATGCTGCTCTGAACATTGCGAGACTGGGGCTACAGTCTCTGGCATCCGCCTAGATGCCCGCCAATTCATTAGCGGGAGTGGTCACGGCAAAACCAATATACGTAGATTGTTTAATAGAGTAGTATAGTAAATTACTTCTATTACTATACGTTTACGGACCAATTACTTTTACACTATAACTACTATATTACTATATAATCACTATGTACTTACTATATTTACTATATTACTTACTATATTACTAGTATATTACTATATTATATAAGTATATATAATATATAAGTATATAATATATAAGTAATAAGTATATATAAAAATGGCTTAGGCTAAGTAAGTTCGACCAAAAGCTTTATATACTATGACATGCTTTAGTAATGTGCCCAACAAACAGGCAAAGAGGATGACAAGGCAAAATCTGCTTTGTCCTTTCTTTGTTTGAGGGTGGAAATGGACACATAATCGCGCAAAATCGCGGTTCTTTTTTTCAGACAATAATTATACGTCCCATAAGGAGATCGTGGGTTTTAGACCCGTAAATGGGGCGATTTCGTGCGGTAGTATATAAACGAAATTGCTGTTTTTTAATATCTACATCATATTTTGTAGACTTTATGTTACGGTTACAGTTATTGTGCCTGGTCGAATTCTTTGATCTTCGGTAATGTTTATTATGGAACCAGTTGTAGATATTATGTTACCACCGCCGGAAATCGAACACGAATTAACGGTGTCAATTCCTTCAAACATTCGGTTGGTTTCGTGGTCCATATAGACGTATAAAAATACATCCGACCATTCAAGGTCTTCGCCGATATGATACGAGTTCAGGAACGTTTCTATAGAATTTTCTATGTTGTCTTCGAGATCGGTTTCGGGATAAGACGTTTTTGTAATGTTTATGGCGACGTCTACAGAAACGGTTCTTGGCAGCACATAAAGGTATGGATATTCGCCCATTCCGATTAAGACATCATAGGAATGTGTGTCGCCATACGTAATGTTTGATATGGAGACGGCGCGGTCTGTTGGAGCTTCTAAGGTTGCTTCTAGGGTGTCGCCGCGCAACGTATTTATTGGAATTGCTACAATGGAAGTTCGTGTTCTTCCAAGGCTATCAACATATTCGATGGTCATTGAATCGCCAGCGATTACGTTTTCTAAGGCGCGAACCCATATTTTTCCGCCCGAGCATTCTGCAATGGAAGTTACTACAACACCTGACGTTATAGTAGCTCCAAGTATGCCACGAGACGTTATGCCTGCTGCAATATTTTCTTCAAGGGAATCTATTATTTCTTGGGAGTCAGAACCTGTTCCTTCATCGTAGTCGACGATGACTTCGATGTCGCCACTTCCGCGAGGATATACATGGGATTCGTTTACGTCCTCTAGGTCGGTTAGGTGTTCTTCAATGACTTCAAGGGTAGCTTTTCCGGGCACAAGTACGGCATAATAGTAGCGAGTTCTTAGTTCGTCGTCAGATTCTTCATCGGTACCATTCGCGAAAGCGGTTGCATTTTCTACGCGAGCAACACCTTCAATACTATATGGAAGTTGTGTTATGAGGTATGGGCTTATGTTGCCTTTTGTGCCTGGTTCTACAGCATGGGCTTCTACAATTACAGAATAGTCGCCGATAGCAATTTCGCCGTAAGCTGTGGTTTCAAAATATATTCGTGACCCGTCTTGCCCGAGAGCAAGGGCTTTCGATCCAATAGGAATCGGTATGGCAGCAGTTGCTGGAGTTCCGCACTTGAAGGTAAGATAGCCTGTTGCCTGAGTTCCGGCTTGACGGCCCGCTGGTAAACGATCCACAACAAGGGCATCCAAGTCGGTGCCAGTTGCAGTAAGTATTGATACGCTTTTTGTGGAGTCATCGATACGCTTGTAGAGTAGGTATGTTTGACCGGCTACAATTCCAGTTAGGATGCTTAGCATCGAAACTGGCGAAAAGTCTCGTATAAGCGGATGTCGTGTTGTTATTTCGTATTTGATTTGCTCTTCGATTTCCTCAATGGTTGGAATGTACATGATTTACCTCAATATGTGATTTGACTTAGTTCACTAAGTTCTTTTGTGAGAGTTACGAGTTCTTGCGGCGTATATAGAAACTTTAGGGTATCACTACCTGCTATTCTAACGTCTAGCCTCATTTTAGACGGATCGCTTTCGTCTTTTATGCAAGAAACTGATTTTACAGTAACTTCTGGAAATTGATATGACATGTCACCGAGGATGTCTTGTTCCATCATGCGCATATTGCTTTTTGTGTTTTTTTCGTGGAGGTAGTCATGGGCAAAACATCCTATGTTTGGATCAAAGCGTTCGCCTTTGGGTGTTGCTAGGTACAATAGAAAGCGTTGTTGTATTTCTTCTGTTCCGGAAATTATTGCAAGGTCCCCAGTAGCTGTTAATTGAATGTCAAGCGCGGTATGACATTGGCAGAAGCCTGGCGATATGTCGAGGTTAGTTCTTACGTCCCACATTGTTGTCATTGAAATCACATCTTAAAAATTATGGATTTTCTAGTTGATTTATTTTATAAATAAGCGCATATGGCGTGCACTTCAGTGCTCGCGTCGGTTGCTCCATTAAAACCTATAATTGATTGGTTTTCCAAGTCAGTCATACATAGTACGTAGTATGTTGTTTTAGATGTTAGCGTTAATATAGTGCTCCGTGTTATATTTCCTATTGAAATTCCGGCACCGCCGCTGTTGGTGGCCAAATAAGTTCGACCCCTCAAAGACTGGTTATTAAACGAAGAAAGAGACGTTGACAATCCAGAATATATATCAGTATAATTTCCTGACGCTGCAGCGCACACTGACACAACTTGGAAAAATACGTTCCATACTCCAATCGGTAGAGTAACGCTAAGAGATCCTAGATTATATACGGTGTCTTTAACGGGATTGTTTTGGTATCTGTCGACGGAGTCCACCAATGAAACTGACCATTTTGTTGGGGACAATGGGAATCCTACAGGCGCTTTAAGCATGGAATAACATGGTGATTCTATAGTAGCACTCGTCATAGTATAGTCAGTTCCGCCATAAACCGTTATAGTGGTATCTGGAGAAGAATATGATACGCTTGTTATTATGAAATATTTTATGCCTGATTGGTCGATCCTGATCCTCATACCAGGAGAATATTTTGCAGACTTGTCACCAGATATCGTAAATGTGAACGTGGGTGAATCTGCGGAGGCGAAAGTCCAGTTTTCTCCTGCTGATAACCAACCAGTTGGTTCAGTGCAGCAAGCTTCAATCAACGTTTTTAGATTATCGCCAAGCAATCCTGTGCACTCCAGGTCTGCATCCACCGTCACGCAGCCTTTACTTGCGTCTGAAGTTCCAGATAACGTTAATTCGCCATCAACTTGGTCGCTACCGCAAACGTTAGGTAATTGGCAACCACCAGTACATGCTAGGTCAGCATCGACGTTTACGGTGCCTTTAGAAACGTCAGAAGTGCCTTTTAGTGTGAGTTCTTCATCGACGCCAGTACCACCACAAAGAGTTTGTCCTCCACTAGTACCTGCCGATGTTGCAAAGGTACCTGAACAACTGCAAGATCCGTGGGTGCAAGTTCCATCTATTTGCATGTTGCCGGTTACATGGGTCAGGGGTGTTGTGCACGTGACTTCTGAAGATGCTATAAGTTCAACGTTTACCGTTCCGTCTACTGTAACTTTATTGGCAGTTCCATCAACAGTTATTGAGGAATTTCCATCTAGACTGTTTATTTCAATAACGCCGTCTTTATAGCAGCGGATAAATGATGTTGTAGGAAAGTTCATTAGTTCGTAGGCCCAAGTAACCTGAGAATCTTCTGGCCTTATTGCTGCAAATCGAACGCCAGTAGATTCGCTAGCTATTTGTACTTCTTCGTGGTTCGTGTGGAGGTCGAAGCTACCGACTCCGTTATCACCGTATCGATTACCTTGGACATTCAAATGGAATCTTTTGTCACTTTCTGTTAGTGCATTTCCTAAGCGAATGTGTCCAATTTCTTCGCTATATTCAGAAGAGGAACTACTAGCTTCGTTTGTGTTGTCAGATTCTACTCGGAAATAAGAGCCGCATCTTGCGTGTAGTTCCATGCGGCTATTATAAGCTTCTTCGCTTTCGGTTTGGGTAGAATAAATTTTATGCCATTGTTCGCCCGAGCGTGGTACAGAATCGATATTACAACAATCAGAACACGTTGGATCGGCGTCACCTTTTTGACAATCCCATACGGTCATTTCATCGCGGCCAATACCAACTTTATCATCGTCGGTAACTGGCCCGTGAAATCGTTTAAAACAAACTGGCATCTTGCCTTGTGGGTGGTCAAAAAAATCGTAGTTCTTGTCTTTTTTTGGTTTTAGCCACTGACACCACTTATTGACGTAGTCGTATTTGGCGTCTTCTGACGTCGGTGCTCGCATTACTGGGGGTTGTTGAATACTTGCAATTGGACCTAGTATTAGTGGTTTTTCATTGTACATGAAAAGAACGGCAACTAGATCGCCAACCCTCGGATTGTATGGTTCGCCAAAACAATTTCCAAGGTATCGTTGAAGAATTAATGCGTTGACGTGTTGAAGTACATTAGGATTGGTACTATTTTTTTTAGTGCTTCTTATTTTTATGGATACAGTATTATAATATTCTGGATGATCAGGGCTATGACATTTTACGGCGTCTGTGCCATCTTTGTCGATATCCAGGATCACACAATAATCTATGTAACTTTTGCGTGCAATTAGACGTTCCGTGGAATTTGTAAATGCTGCAAGTGGAGAGCCTACCATTTTGATACCTCGTAAAGACTGCCAAAGTAGCGTAACTTCTTAGCTAATCTTCGTAAAACCAGTAAGTCAAAAGGAACTAATTTTTTCTCGCCATTTCCAGCAAAACGTATGGAGTATAAACGACCTTCCGATTCGTTGTATTCGACAGAAGGACCAAATACCCGGAGAACATTTTCAAGAAATTCTTCTTTTGTTATGCCAGTATCATCATCATTTTTTGTTATGGTCGGTCTTTCAGGAATTTTAGTTTTTTCTCCCCACTTTCTTTCGTATGCGTCGTCCAACAATTCTAATACGCGTTCATCAATTTCCGATGAATCGATTAGTGGCGTATACGTTTCATGTAGATCTGTTGATATGGCATAGTTTTTGTTTTTGTCTACACGGTATATTGATATACCATCTAGCACACTTCCTTTTGCAACGTATCTATATTCAGTCATGATTTACCTAGCTTTTATGTTAGATTTGTTTTATTGTTGCCTGAATTCTGAGCCCCATTGATATGCGGCTTTATCAAGAAGGTCATTTTCTATTTCGTAAAACATATTTTTAACGGCTTCGGGGGCCTGATCTAATGGATATATATTTTTGGGATTAGATGCATCGGTAAAGAAGACATCGCCGTTTTTGTACACCATGAAAGTCACGTATTTTGTAGTGGATAGAAGGCCAAGTGGACCATATATTGCAGAATCAATAAGATATTCTTGCCATTGTTTTGGAACTTCTGCATTGACTTCCACAAATTCCGGTTCATCTTCAGAAGGTCCTTCTGGGTCCGCACCACGTTTTAGCAGCCTACATTCTAGTTCTGTTATAACGCCGTTTGCGGAATACTCTACACGCTTTTTGTTAACGCCAGCCATAACTCGTATGGTTCCAACACCATCCTTCACATCAGGAACATTAAAAATAACACGAGATCTTACCCTTGGTATTTTACTGCAAACAGTTACTTTTATGCCGCGATCAATAAAAGTTTCATACCAATTTACTAATGCTTCTGCTCGTGCATCTGCATCTTCCTTGGTATAGATTCCAGGGTCGTATACAATAGGTGCCACTATTCTACCATATTTTGCAATGTTGTATTCATCATTATCCCAGCCATATATTTTTTCTTTTTCTGCGTCTGGGACATTGGCTTGAACATAAATGTTAGTAATATTTTCTGGAATGACGGTAACTTCATTGGCGTAGCCTACTAGTGATGTGGCGTCACCTGGTTCTAGTACAAAAGGATCAAGTTCAACGATTTCATAATAAGTTTCTTCGTCTGCTAGTACGACTCCTGGTATTAGTTGTTCGTCTGTCATGAAATAATAGTCTTTGGAAGCGCCTGATGTAATTGCACGAAGTGCTTCATTGAAAGATAATTTAGATGGTGTGAATTGTGATTTTTTTATTTTATCTTTATCTGAAATTCTATCAACGATATATATATTTGCGGCGGGTACTGTTTCATCTAGAGTTTCAACCCAATCATTTGCTTTTTGGCTAACGAAAGTGTCGGCAGACCAGGTGTAGTCTAGCATTGATCCTGCACCAAATCCGGATTCACAAATGCAATCTATGGTAGCGGTTTCATTGGTGTAGGCAGCATCGTTCACGACACCCACAAACAATAAATATGAATCTTCATATCTGGATAGCAACGGACCAATTGCTTCATTTCGGTTTATTTTTATGGTGGATTGTATCCTTGTTATGCCAGGCGTAAATTCACCAGATACAATTGCATGACCATAAACCAAGTTATGATTGTTTAGGACGACCTGACACGTGGAAGGTTCTACTGCTTCGGCTTCACTGGAAACGTGTTGCGTGTTAATGCTTATAACATCGTCGGATACATCAAGTCCACCAATAAAAGTTATATTTCGAATTGGCATTTATTATCAACCCTCAGTCATTTACTTCAATAAGTTTTATTGTGCATAACCAACGAGAGTCCACGTATCCGGCTTCTGCGTTAGCGGAAAATGATTGTATGTACATCCACATGTCTTGAAAATACGTTCTTACATATACTGGTTCGTTTTGATTTACTATGAATATAATTTCGCTCATTTTGTCTTTTTCGAGAATTGTGAAGTCGATGTCAAGGTTCCACAAGGTTTTTCTGGAAGTTTGCATTGTTTTCCAAGCAGGACTTGGAATTTTATGAATTGCAACATCGTATGTTTTGGACCATGAAATTCTTGTAGGATTCGGCTGGCCAAGTCCACTATCTTCGTTGTATTCGTTGGGATAAGGACCGGACGGTATGTTCATTTCAAATTCGCCGATTTTTACAGTGTATGCTGATGTTGAACGTTGTGCTGTGTCTACCATAATTTTACCTTTCTAACTTTAATAACCATTAAGTTGTCGTAAGCGTTTTGCAATAATGTCGGAAACCATATGTTCGAAAGATATACGGTCCATAACAATCATGTTGGAAGAAGTAGATGATGACGGAGGTGTATAATTTATTCGAACATTTATGTCGCCATAGGTGTTAGATGAAGAACCACCATATGCAATGCTTTCGAGAATATTTTGCAACCTTGAAGAACTTGCTACGTCTGCAGGAATAATGGGTTCGCCTTCGTGGACTAACGCAAATCCTGTTTTTTGTACAAAGCCGCCGTCAGCAAATCCAATCATATTCAGCGCTTTATTAACAAGTCCTTGATCTTTTTTATTTTCATTTTCAGAAGCAATGCTTACAAGATCTATTTGTGGACCAGTATTTTTGGATCCTTCTGGTAAAATATATCCTGCTGTAATACCTTTTTGTTTGGAAGCTTCGTAATCGATGTCGCCTTCATGTCGATTGATTTCTGTTTCATGAGGGGATAAATTACTATTACTGGTATTATAACCACTAGTATTTTGATATAGTGATGGATTTCTGATCACATCTGCTATTTTAGCCACAAGTTTATCATATTTTTCTGGATCGGTTAAGTTAGGATGTTCTTGTGGTATTCCAGTTGTTGCTTCAGTATAAGCAGCGTGATATGTTTCATCACTAAAATTAAATTTACTTGAACCATCATCGAATTTCATTTCTTTAACAATGTTAATGGCTTCCTGTTCGCCCAATGGTTCTGATGTTCCTCCACCCATCCAACTTGGTAGCATATTTTTTATGCTAGTAATAATATCGTTGAATTTAGTGGTTATGGTGGTGGTTATGCCTTCGAACTTTGTAGTTATAGTTGAAATGATATCTGTTATTTTTGTTGTGATTGTTGTTATTATTTCTTCGAACTTATCAGAAACGGATGTACGAATTTCATCAAATTTAGTTGTGATACCAGACGTGATTTCACTAAACCAGTTAGAAACACTTGTGGTAATTTCATTGTATTTTGTGGAAATATCAGAAGTAATTTCACCAAATTTGGTACTCAGTCCGGTATTTATGTCACCAAAGAACTTTGTTATTTCCGAAAATTTGGTTGTCACTTTTTCAATTTGTTTTGAAACCCATTCAGAAACTGACTTATATATGTTTGCTGGCAATCGTATAATAGCGTTGTAAATGTTAGTAAGGGGATTTCCACCAGAAAAGAAGTTTTTGAACCAAGACAAAACATTTACAATGAATTCTAGGTGATTTTGCATTAAGGAAAGTGGTGTCACGATTTTAGTCATTGTAAGGAGGTTAGTACCTGGTAGTCCACCAACAGAACCTAACAATTGACTTGTTGCACTTGGTTTTGTTTCAGATGATTTTTCATTGTCTAATCCTAATAATCCAGCAACGTTACCAGATTTAACATTAGTGTATACAGAATTTAGATTTTCTATTTTACTAAATAAGTCTGATTCTATTACACTACCAAGACGATCTACCGCATATCCTGCCCAATAGCCTACATCTTCCAACCACTGAATAAGATCCTTGCTCATTTCCGTCTTGGAAAGCTTATCCAATGCATTACTAAAGACGTGAGTACGGGTTTCTACTAAATATAGAAGGCCAGCAATTGCAATTAATGGAATGGCTAAAAGTAATAGCGGACTTAATGCCGCCCATTCTGCGGCGGCTAGACTAGTAGTTGCTCCAGTTAAGCCCATAGTTGGACCTATAGCAGCGGTTCTTGCTGCGGTTGTTCCAAAAATTGCGCCAGTTGTATTTAAATTAGCAACGGCATCAATTTCTAGTGCTACTGATTCCATACCAATTGCACCGGTGTTGAGAGCAGTAGCACTTGCAGATGCAGCAGTTGCGGTTGTTTCAGCTATAATAGCAGCAGTTCGGGCAGATTTTGATGTAAGTCCTAGCCAATCTGTAACAATAAGAGCTTTAGATACTAAGATTTCACGTGATTTTGCAATAGTACTTGCGTTTGTCAGTAAGACCATTTCTTGTAAAAGTTTGATACCTGGCGTAAGAACACTATTCAATAATCCAAGTACAGATACGGCGGTCAAAAGCATTGCTGACCAACCGATTAGGGCAGAACCACCTGGAATTTTTCGTATGGTATCAACAAGTCCAGCGAAAAGAAACGTTAATTTTGAAAGTGGTTCTGCTAAACTATCGCCGATATCCATTTTCAGACGGTTTAATGCAACAGACGCTTGTTCCCATGGACGTTTTTCGAGTTCTTTTTTCATATTCGTGAACCCGCCTTCTTCCTCGGGAGTACCTTGTTCTATTATGTACTTTACCCTAGATTTAGCACTTCTTAGTCTTTTATCTTCGGGATTAATACCCATAGCAAGAGCATATCGTTTTATAACCTTATCAGATAATTTTCCTTCTGTTTGCGTTAAACGCATTATCATTTGTTCAGGACTGCCAATTCCTTGTGCATCCATTACTTCTTGCTGTCTGAAATAAAAATCACTAATTGCATCTGCGGCGTCTAATGCTTTTGGACCTTTTCCAATATATTTGTTCGCAGACATTATGATAGCATAAAATTCTTTTTCAGTGTCCTGGCGAGTGCCTTCACCGGCTTCCACTTGTTCTTCGACTTTCTTTTTTAGGTCATCATACGTGAATCCAAGTTTTTTGTTGTTGGTTATCGCTCGCTCAATTTGTTCATTGTATAGTTTGGCTTCAGCACTTTGCAACCATGCTAGGCCTGATATTGAACCGCCGATAGTAATACCAGCAAGTGAACTTATAAGGTTACCAACACCAGCATTTACTTCGTCTACAGAACTTTTGATTGCGCCAAAACTTCCAACGACGTTTCTTTCGGCGTTTTTTGTTTTATCAGATATGCTTGTTATGGATGTTGCTGCGTTGGTAGCAGCTCCAGCTAATTGGTTTACCGGACCCGTATCAATGGATATTTTTCGACCAGACAATTTATCGACTTGAGATGATATGTTGGTTAATTGGGATTCAACATTCCCGGATAGTGTTATCAGGATTTGAACGGATCTGGCAAAATTGTCTAGCATAATTTAATATTTACCTATTTATTTTTGTTCACAATGTTTAACCAACGGTTTTTCTGGGTTTCCGTACATTTGTCATAGCTGGCTTTGTCGCGCTTGCCTTTCATTGCGTTAACGAATTCGCGGTGGGTCATTTTGCGGTTTTGGGATTTTCCAGCTTTAGCTAAATCTATTATTTCCTGCATTTTACAAATCGCGTCTATCTGAATTCTGGTTAGTTTGTGAATAGGAACATTTGTTAGTTTATAACCAGAATGGTGTAAAAAAGTTAGACGCTGGCCTTCAGCTGTCTGAAAAAATCGGTTAGTTCCTCGTTGCCGACTGTGGATATAGAAATGATGGCTTGACCAATTTCAATGAGGGCATTACCTATCATGAGTTCGAAAACTTCCTTGTGGTCTTCGATGGGATCTTCTGGGTTAGCAATCTCGTGCAGGGCTTTATCTACGATACCGTAACGACAGGCTTCAACCTGCAAAATAAAGTTATCAGATACTTTGGGATCTGAGGTGTCATAACCAGAGTCTTCGACTGTCTTAAATATTTTAGCAATCTCAACATCGGTTAGCGGACGAACTTCTATTTCCTCATCGTACACTGAAACTTTTACTTTTTTCCGGAATTTAGTGCCTTCTAGAATCAAATCTTTTGTTATCATGTGTGTTCTTTCCTTGCTTTTTTATATTTGTGTTGTTTGATTTATGCTGGATCTCTGCTAAAGGCAGAAAAACTATATCTTGTTGATACTGTTGAACCAACGTCTCCAATGTTCATGGAATCGCTTTTTAGTAGGCATCTGTGGTACGTTACTATGGTGCCAGAAGCTACTTGTGTTGGTTCTCGCAAAGATCGATCGTATTCAGATCCAGTATCATTCACTACGATTTCGAATTCTTTTGAAAGTCCCTGTACGTCTTTCCAGGTTAGGTTTTCTTTGATTAGATCCATCCAAGTTTCCGGATTTTCGGCTTCAGAAACCCACCAAGAACCAATTTCGAAGTCGCCTTCATAATCAATTTTGCCTTGTACGTGAGCGTATTTTTGATGGTAGCCAGTACCATATTCTTTGCTAATGTCTGTTGATTTCTGGACTGTAAGCGACTTTAGCGGAATGTCGTGCTTTTCGCCGCCGCTTGCGGTAAAACTTACTATAATGTCACCAGGACTTTCTGCAACAATTGTGTATGCCATAAGTTTAATCTCCTAAAAATGTTTATGAGGGGATTTATTCCACCTCAGTTATTACTCCTGTTCCTTGGTCACTTAGAATGCCAACGGCTATTGTTTCGTCAATTCTTTCAATGTGACCAATGTTCTCCATGCACAAATGGATATTTACTTTGCCTGTATCGGTTTCATCTGGGGTTACTTCGATGGAATATGCTCGTATGTTTTCGTCACGCATTAAGTCATTGAGAATGGCTTTAATGGATTGTTTCATTGCGGACAATACCGTACCTGTTCTCTTTTCATGGAAATATTGACGCGCTATTTGGTCAGAAGCAACAATAACATAGTTGATGGTTCTGTTGTCAACAGTTCTCAAGAATTGCCAGGTCTGGTCTGTGGTTATTCCAACGTATGGCCGAATGCCGCGACTCTTAATAATAACGTCTGCGCGGGCATCGGTGTCCTGAGTCATTACATCTACGTCAGTTTGGTCGTAGGTGTTTAGTAGACCATTAAGACCGTTCATCGCGTTTCGTGGAAGTGCGGCAGATTCTCCAAGCGCTACAGCGGCTTCTTTGCCAGCTCTTGCAACTGCAATGTTTCTAGAAGTCGTGGAATTGTCCCAGCTATTGGCTACGATCGTTAGAAGACGGTTGGAATAGCCCGCTGCAATATCGAGGACTTGTTCTGCAGTTAGGTTAGGGGCAACTCCAATAAAGCACTGACATGGATGGAACTTGTTTGCCATTTCCATTGACCAAGCATCCAGTACAGGAATTAGGTCGTGGGTACCTTCTTCAACTTCATATTCGGTCAGGGCACAAGTTTGTGGTGCACCAACTAATTCAGCGGCAGCAGCTCCACCAACTCGTAATGCCTCTTCCCAGTCGGAAGTAGAAATCGAGGTGCCGTCTAGTCCACCAGATAGCGCGAACGGCGTTACACTAGTAGCAGGAAGGTGTGTTTCTCCAGTTATTGCTGTTGCTGACACAAAACCTGTACCAATAAGTCTAGCAACCAACTTTGTAAGTGATGATATATTGTCGTATGTGTATGTGGTTTCGTTGTCAGTTACAACTAATTTCACGGTTTTATATTTCAGGCTATACGTTATTAGGGAAGTTGCGGCAACCAAAGTACCAAACGTTATGCTACCATCGATTGTATTTACGTAGACTTGATCAGCAGTTGGAGGTGCTGTATAAACTAACTTTCCATTCGCTTCAGTGTACGGAACTCCATCCACCCGAACCCAATTTGCGGAATCATTTGCAATTATGTTGGTATATTGAGTGTAGTAAGGTCCGACTGTTCCGGCACCAGGAATTGCGTAAGGCGTGGTTTCAGTGGCTTTGTAACTGCCTTCAAGTACCTTAATAGATACTGCATTACCCCAAAGGCCAGGAGATTTAGCGGAAATCTTTACAACGTCATTGGGGGTATCTAGCCCGTCGTCGAGTGTTACAGAAGCGGTAGCGTGTCCAGTTCCTAAAACTCTAACTGCATAAACCACTGGAGCTCCTTGTGCAAACGCTAATTCAATTGCATCTCGCAGGCCGCCACTATAGAAGTAAGTTTTTGCAGCGGATGAACTTGTCATTGCAACTGCTTCGTCTACTGGACCACGAACAGATCGTCCTACTAACAGAACAACTCCCTTACCTACGATTACAGGTACGGGGCCAACTGTTTCGAGCTTAATTATAAGTCGAACGAATTGACTTGGATTACCATATTCAACCATTTATAATCACCAAAATATTATTTTACTTTAATTAAAAGATTCTTAGGATAACCGTCTTTCAACCATTTCTGGTATTCTTGCAGGGTTATCTTGTTTGCTCGCCATGCATCATAGATAGTCATTTTAGAAGGAAATTCAGGAACTATGGATGGTTCATAAAAGTCCTCGGTTTGTGTTTCATCAACCTTATTATATTTTTTTTTCAATGTAAATACCTTCAGTGCATAACTATATATACAATTAAGTTCAATGCAGTACTTAGTTCCCTGGCAAGTCCAGGAAACAGATTCACGCCTTCCTCGGAAGGTAGGGCACTCTTGGATCTACCAGGAGAAAGACGGTTAACGTGAATCAAATCGCCTTGCGTGGCATGATTCCCGCAAGGGAATGGTCTGAGTCAAGTGGAAAGACTTGGCAACAACGGCGTTAAGATCTCCACGCAAGGCAGGCCGCCAGGTTGAGGGAAACCCGTGAAACCCCAGAGCTTCGCTAGCTTTGTGTCAACCGGCCAATCGTAGCGAGCGTACTAACCATCAGCTACAAGCCCGTGACTTCAGTCGTGGGTAGTTGACTCAAGTACTAATCAAAATAAAAGCGAGAATATACAATTTTACGAACCAAAAACTATAAATACAATAAGGAGTATAGTATAGTACATGGACACATTTGATAAGATCGGTAAACTCATCGAAGGCGGTATAAAAACACTATTTGCAATGCCAGGAATTTTGATCGCGGCACTTGGAGTAATGGTAGTGATAAATTCTGTGCTAGATCTAGATTTCTTTGGAGCGATAGTAGGAATCGTTTTCATGGGTCTAGGATTGGGCTGGATTAGCTGGACCCTAAGAAGCATAAGGGGATTAAGACAAACATGAATAAACAAGCATTAATAGTGGTATTATTATTGTTTGTATTATTTTTTGTGCCGTGGGGAAGTTCTAGTGACATCCAGATATATACTAAAAAAATTGATCATTCCGTTCTTCCTCAAAAATACACAATTGAAGTATATGCTTCACCGCATGACTTACCTAAATATCCAACAACATTAATATGTTCTGTATATTCTATATCAGAACAAGTTTTTACAAAAACAAGGAATGTTAAAATAAAGCAACTTATAAATGTTACATATATACAAATAAATGACAAAAATGACTTTAATAAACCTGTATGCAAAATATCACAAGATGGATATAATAATGCCTTTCATGTACATGGTTATGTTACCAAAATTTCAAAGAACCGTGGTACAATAATAGATATGGATGGACTTCCTGAGTATGCGGAATATAAACACCTATTAATAAATGTTACAATGATCGATGATTCGGGGAGTTGCATAAGTAGCCAAAAATTGTTGGATTCTGGGTATAGGGAAATAAAAAAGGAACCAAAAAAGACAAATATAAAAAATAATCGTTACGGATTAGTCACTAATTAGTATCATGTCCATACTATAACTTTTTTCTTTACTGATTTTGTTTAGTAAGACATCCATGGAAAATTCTGACTTCCAACCAAGAACTGAAATTCCCATACCATAGCATGGCGGATGATAGTCCGTTATAACGAAATGTACGCCGTCTTCACATGGAATTGACCAGTCGTATGCAATTGCGTGAATGTTTGGTGTTGGATCCAGGGTTGAGAATTCATATTCTACGGTAAAATCCAGGTTTGCTGGATAAATCCAATGTTCGGTAGTATGCGACATTATTGGAGGAAGATATGTTACCCTCATGCTACCAGGAAGGACTTTCATAAGGTCTGTTGACCATTTCAAACCCAGACGCCATATTGAAATTTCTTGCTGAAGATCATATAGGATTTGGTCTAGGGTTTCTGGAGTTTCTTGATCGGTTATAGCAGTTTCGCTTTCGCAAAGGATAGTTAGACTGATGGTGGCTCTTTGGTATTCTCCAAGCCATTGTCGGACGTCGCCTTGTGGACCTAACCTGTCTTTTCTTGTAGGACCAGCAGTATTTGAATGACTACGAATGCCTTGAGAAAGTATGGCTATTCTCATACTTGGAAATTCATAGTCGTCGTTTCCTAGACGGTCGCGGCGCAGTTTTTTTAGTGTGAAGTTCGCTAGTTTCGTTGGAATCGCTTCTATTAGTTTGGCACGTTGACCTATTGAAAGCATTTAGGTCACTTCCTGGTTACGACTATCAAACGGTACATATGGCGTTCTTGGATATCTGACGTCAGGTGCTTGTGGCGTATATCTATTAATAGATGTCATTATTTCTTCCACGTGGTCGTCTACAAGTTTTATGCCAAATTCACAAGATTTTTGAGCTGTGTCCTTTTGATTCATTCTAATGGTAAAGAATTTTTCATTTGCTCTTTGCATAAGAATGTCGGAAAGTAGATCTGTTATTTTGCGTTCTGCTAAAATGCCACCAATGCTATATGTCTTGTCGAAATATGTTTTTAAGTAGCCACCTACTAGCATATTTTTTATAGTAGATGTTTTTAATAATATGTCTGGATTTATTGTGGTGTCGTGTAGTTTTTCGCATAGTAAATCCACATTATATTCCTTGTTTTTTTCTGTTAGTGTTGTCCAATCCATACCATACAATTTTTCTTTGTGGAATATGGCAAGTAAATCTAAGTCCCACGAAAGTCCGCGAATTGTTTTGTTGTGTTCGTAGACCCATTTTCCTGCATTGTGACAAGGCGATCCGACCCATGTTGCCTTTGTCCAATATTCTTCATCAAAAACGTATTGTCCAAGGTTCGATATTGTTTCTTGGGAAGGATCGCCTTCATATACAGAAACATTGTTGTGGTTGAGTGTTGACCATGTCCATCCAGCATCCGTTGAATACATTACAATGGCGTTGTTACTTGCATCGTAGCTACATACCATTACGAGTTTGTTGTATTCACTAGAACCAGGTTGTAATACATTATAAGAACATATGATTCCATGATTTTCGTCGGCAAATGGCAATGAAAATCTTGTTTGCCATGAATAACCAGTACCTTTTTCTGGAGCTTCCTCAAAATGATAATTTGCGCCAGAATATGCATATAATACTTGGTTTGTGTCTAAGTCCAATACCCTAGCCATCAATACGTGATCATCTGAATTAAGGCCAGATATGTCCGTCATTTCAAGTTGAAGTATTCGGGTGTTGTAAAATGGACTAAATAAATTGGAACCTCCCCAGCCTCCTTTATATTCAGAAAAGAATTTGTCCCATCCTTGCAAATGTGTGAACCAATGTTCTCCTAGATCATGAGAAATATTTAGATATGGTCCGAAACCGACATAAACAGAGTTACCTGCACCGGCGAGAGCAGGATGTGCATATGAATCCCAGGTAAAGTTCTGGGTAAGTGTTTCGTCGTGGTAGCCAGTAGAAAACCAAAATGATTTTTGTAACACTCGCGACCAAGAATGTCCTATATCATAAGATCGCCATATTTTAGAACCGTCGTGTCCAAACAAAACATCATCACTAATGTTAATAACGGTTTTACAGCCCGGCGCAAAACTAGATATTTTTGTCCATGTTAGGCCAGAATCTAAAGTACTTTCCAGCCATCCAGTTGAAGTACTTGCAAGTACATGACCATAATCTATGCTGGTTATACTATAGATGGTGTCTGCTGTATTGTAAACTTCTTTCCAGGTTTTTCCAGAATCATGGGTACGGTATATGGAGTTTGTGCCATCACCTAATTTTACAATACAAACATGGTATTGTCCATAAACATGAGTGGTATCTTCTATGGATTCAACATCGCCTGGAAATGGTAATGATTTCCACCATGTTTGGAACCCAGATGTATCAAAAGATCCAAGTATGAAGTTTCTGCCTTCAACCACCGATAATGCAACTGGACGCATTTCAAGCACCTACCAACGTGATTGCCATTGTATGACGTTTCGGATAAGTTCGTTTGTTACAAACATCCATTGAAATAGATTTTGCATAAAGCTGTAATGATAATTCCATGTCATACGTGGTTGTATGTTGGTTGGTCAATATAGCTGCTAATCTATATATCCTTCGTAGGGATGCTTTATCTAACATTGTAATGGTATGGGATTTATTTATATTAAATTTTTGAATATATTGTTTCATTATAAATGATTTTGTGATGTTTTTCCTTTTGTTTTGGATGGCCATAATAAGTGGTATATTTTTTGTTCCAAACAATCCTGCACGTGCTGTAAATGATTTTGTTTTGTTTATTTTGAACATTGAACCAATTAAGAACAATTTTTCATAGTAATTCATGATTTGTATATCGACATCATATGGTATGGTTTGTTGTATATTGTTTGCGATGCTCATTTCGTAGGGGATATCGGAGTTTTTATGTAAAAGAGCATATCGCATGGTATGAGATAGTGTTAATGGTCCCCTTACATAAGTTTCCATAAAATAGTCAATGAAGGGTAAATACATACTATAAGAAATGCCAGCTGCAACCATTTGTGGTATAAGATAATTTAAGGTGTCTTGTTTTTCTTTTGCTATTCTCATAGCATCTATAGAAGAAAATGTTATTTGGACAGTAGACGGATATCTTGTTGTTACGGTGGTTTCACCAAACATTCCAATTATGCTATCAATAATGGTTTCGCAGTTGGATTTTGTTCCTGATGATGTTAAGATGGTGGTACGTGTTTTTAGGCGGTCTCGGTAAGCAGTATCTGTTTCCTCATATATGCGTGGGAGGTCGAAAATTTGACCCCATGCATCATCGAGATATGTGTCTGTGGCGTGTTCAAGTTTAAGAGCGTTTGCCATTGTTTCCATTTTTCGCCAAACACTATCAAAAGTTTCTGCCCATGCCCAAACCAACGCATTCATAACGCTAGATGATGGTATTGTTAGCTCATAAGCGGGAACTAATGACACGGACATTAGTATGCCCCTCAGTGTGTCTTTGAGGCCAGTTGACAATGTGTATGTCGTGGAACTTGTTGATGCCGACATATAGTTCATGTCAAAATTAATAGAGTCGGACTTTAATAATCCCATGCCATAGTTTCGATTCAAGTGATATCGAATTCCGTCCTCACCTAGTGGCTCTGAACCAGTGAACACTACCCATTGGTCCATGGTATACGCTTTTGTTCGTACGATGTAAGACTCACCGATACCGGGTCGACTGCCAATAGGATTTTCACCGATTAACATTGTTCACCCCAAAAAAATTTTATAAAGATTCCACGCAAACTTCGTGCTGACGTATTATGACCTTAAATCTATTTTCCACGAGAATAACATAGTCAGTATTTTCTATGATATCTTGTATTCGATGTAAGTGTATGGACCGATTTAAACCATACGGTATTTCGCAATACGGACAATTTGTTTCGCCACGATTATTTTTTTTAACAAGGGCATTGTTAATGTTTGATGCGCCACATCGCATACAAGACCACGTATCTTTTTCGCCACATCGCGGACATTCAGCCCACTTTGATGCATCCGTGTGTTGCCATGTAAATCCGCAAGTTTCGCATTCAAAGTGATTGGTTATGGTGATTTCATTGTCCCAGTAAGCGGTTACTTTGTCGGATGGTTTCAATAAAAAAGTATATGGAGTTAATGGTACGGAAGCGGCTGGAATCTTTTTCTGTATCATATTTTCCGCGAGTTTTGGACTGATAGGAACTATTAGCAATTTTGTTGGCGTTATGTTTTCACTATCTGTCCAAAATTGTTGTGTACCGTCCTCACGAAATTGCGGAATAAAATGTTCGACGCCACTTTGATCGATGTATATTTTAACCCACATATATTCAATTATGGCACTCATTATAAAGGACCTCGAGTTATAATGGACGTTGCATAATTAATTCTTTGACTATTTCATCTTTGATTTCTTTTATGGCAGTTGTTTGGTCTTTTATGGCCTTACTAACCGCATAATCATAGATGTATTGGTTAGGTGGGCGAAGTGCCTCAATTTTTTCTATTGGAATATTCCAGGGGTCGGAATTGTTGGTAAAGTAATAGCGATACGTTATTATTTGTCCGAATTCCGGTATTAATAGTTCGCGACCATTAATAGAGACATTATTAAAGATTTGAAGGACTTTTGGACTTTCAATATTTTCTTTTGATGAATTTAGTCTAATGTAGATGTCGAAAGTTTTTCCACTGTCGTATAGTTCATTTATAATGTCTCGTTTGATGGCATTGTTGTAGTAAATTGTTTTGAGTTCGAATGCACCACAAAAATCTTTACCAACGTTGTCTACAAAAAACAGATTTATGGGTACTATGTATCCTTCTGATTTATCTGGGAGGTATACAGTGTCTTGTAGCGATTCATTAGGGTTTTTCGGTACTATTTGTATTACAATGTCCGATGGCTGTAATGATATTATATTTCTCATATTTGTCTTTATTCTCCTTGTTATTATATAAAATATTCAAAAAAAATATTTTTATTGTTGTTTTTCTAACTTCAATTTATCAAGTTCTAATTTTTCTTCTTCCCATAATATAACTTGTTCTTTGATTGGGATACAATATACATAAATGTCATCTAATGAATAATTATTTAACATTTCTTTTTTTTCTAATTCTTCTATTTGTTTTAGATATACTAATATCAAATTTTCGTTTGGATATAATTTATGAAATTCGATTAGTTTTTCTTTATTACTCCAACTTAGGTAACCTTTTACCTCTATCCATGTATTTGTTTCAGCAATGTAAAAATCCGGTCTATATGAAGTACCGATTGTTGTAATATTAAATGCGTGTATTTCGTATTCCCAATTAATATCAAATAAATCAAGTATTTTAGCATATCTGGTTTCATAAGAAGAGCGCATCCAAACAGTTTCTCCTGTTTTGCGTAAAAAATATCTTCCCGGTACACTTCCTGTTCCGACTGGTGAAGCATTTTCTAAATGCCAAATTTTCATACTATCAGATATTTTTTGCGCGACTTCGGGTCGACTTGAAGGATTACATACCTTCATTAATTTAGAATGTTCGGTACGAGCTTCTGGGTGTTCTTCATAAAATTTTTTTAAATGAGAAGCCCGTTCTTCTTTATCTTCTATTGTTAATGGCTGATCAATATATCGCTGTTTGTGGGTTTTTGACATTTGTTCAAGTATTTCTGGGTGTTCTTTATATAGTTGTTTTAAATGTTCTGAATGTTGTTGTCCAGCTTCTGGATGTTGTTTATTATATTCAATTTTTTGTTTTGATATAGTTATTTTTACGTCTGGATTTTCGTTGTAAAAGCGTTTCATTGATTCAGATTGTTTTTGGCGTTGTTCTGGCGTTGCTTTTTTGCCATAGCGTGGATTATTTGAACCAGATGTTGCTTTGGAAATTTTCTTCCTGGTTTCGTCTGAAGATTTGTGGCCAGTATTTGCGATAGACATTTTCTTTTTTGAATCGTCTGAAAAGTGTTTGCCGAACATCGGATGTCGGTCGCCACCTATTTCTTCTGATTGTGTTCGGATAGGAATTTCGAACTTGTGGAGGTAGCGTGAGACGGTTTCTTGTTGACATCCAATTTCTTTGGCTATTTTTGTTGCTGACTTTTTTTGAACGATATATTGATCGTAAAGCCAATCTTTGTTACTACAATATTTATTCGGTTTTGTCATACTTACTTATTTGTATGAACTAGTATATAAAGTTTTTGGTTAGTAGAAAATAGTAGGGTTTACTACTATTTTTATATTAATTTTTAAATTTATATCTCGTCGTAACGGAAGGTCAAGCTTTCCGACGCCTTGTCGCCTTGCGTTGCATCAGTATCAATTACAACTTGTGTAACGACACACTTGCAACTTGCAGCAGTTGTATAAGGTCCGCTATCCACGAGCAAAGTTGACGCCGAAACATAAGTGTCTGCATTAACAGGTACTGCATGATTAGAAGAACCTGATTTATAATAGCTATGACCATTTGTTACATCGTCTATTGGATAGCCAGAAGTTCCCTGTACGCCAGCAGCCTGAGCATAACTAGCAACCGGGCATCCATTGTCCCCAGTTGACTTTACTGCGACAAATAATCCGCCGTTAGTTCCTAAGGCCCAGTTAGTCTTTACATTTCCGGACGTATACCACCGGATATTAGAAATCTGGGTGAAGTCTCCGGAAAATGCGACGTTATGGGTCTTCCAATAACTGTAATTTAGATCTGCGCTCGGTACGACACAAGGATTACTTAGTCCTGGATTATAAGAATCCATTGCGCAATATCTGCCTTGTGTTATTACTGTAGCGACACCAGGTGAGGCGCCGTTATACTCCTGAACGTTCACTGTAGCTACCATTTTTATAAATCTCCTGATATAATTATATTTTTATTGAATTCATTTATATGTTTACCTAAACATATTATATTGTTAATAGAATAATTGTTTGATTGTTCTAATTCTTCTAATTTTTCTATGTCATCCAAACAAATTATTTTTAATTTTTCATCTGGATAATTATTATAGAAATTATTTAGTTTGTCTATTAGCATTACCAATTTTTTTCTTCTGTTCCTCACTCATTTTCTGTCCTTTCTTCATAACAATCTTACCATTATTGTTTTTTGTTTTTATTTTCCGCTTAATTTTGCTTTGACATTTGTTACAATTTGTTTTTCAATATCAGCTAATACATTTTCGTATTCTTCATCAAAAGTAGATCGTATGAAAGATCGTGGTGGTATAAACCATTCTCTTCCCGGGGTTTTTTCTGTTCCTTTTTTCGGTCTATTATCCCAAGCAACGCCATGTTCGTTCGGGGCAGCATATTCTGCAACTTCGGGATCTAAAATTCCGATTGTGATTTTGATGTCTTCGCCGTCAGTTTCGACAACATGTGTAACGCTTGCCAGCAATGTACTATCATCAATTAAGGTATGAGAAGATCCTTTGCGTTTTATAGTGCTTTCGGCGTTAGGTGGCGGAACATTACTAAGAATTTTTTCTCGAATTTTGTTTTCTAAAAACATTCCAATGCTTTCAGCGATATCTTCATTCATGATTATAAACCTATTATTTGAGGTGTATTATTATAAGATTTTATTTTTTGTAAATCATATAATAATTTTGCAGGAACAATTTTTTTACTAGCGGGTATATGACTTTCTTCATCTAAATTACCAGTAACTGGATGATAATGGCTATCGTATGCAGTTTGGTTCAGATAAGTTTGGTAATCAAATCTATCAGGACCATCATATTCATTACTATTACCGGAATATGTGTGCGTATGAGTATCTGAACCACTAAGAGTTGGATTGCAATCATATGCATATAAATTTCCAGTAGACCAATCCGTTAGAATTTCCCAATTTTCGCTAACGTTGCCATCTACAAAGACCACTATTCCGGATATTACTTTTGATGTCTCTGCTAGAACTTTATATAATCGTGTTAATAGTTTCTTTGGTTCCACATATTTTGCTTCTGATGCAAAACTAAAATCGTGTGCATGTGAACTAGAAGCATCACAACCATCTGCATCATAACCTGCTAATGCACCAGTTGCGCCGTCGGCAAAACCAGTTGACCCGGATATTGTGTGGTCGTGTGGTGTTGTGGTACCAACAACAGTTTCTGGCGTCGTATGCACAATAAATTTACCGTCAGCTATGGTATATCGTTCTAAGTTAGCATCTACAAGGACACCATTAGACATTAAAATAGTACCTTCTGGAAATGATCGAATACTAGATTCCCAGGTAGCCATATCCATATATATAATGTCCAAGCCAAAACCAATTGGATTATTATTACCGTTTGTAGTAGAAATATTCATCAATGAATGAGTATGGGTTGCTAATACATGATAATCTTTATAGTAGTTACTAACCAAATGTGGCGAATTGTGGACAGAATTACCTATTTGACCATCTGATGTAGAATGTTTGTGTGTGGATGAACCAATTGAAACCCAATGATTACTTGTATTGGAATCAAAACGCAAGTATCTATTTGTTCTTGTAAGACGAGTCCATGGTGAGGGCGGATCCTCCGACTTCCTCCAGAAGACGTAAAGGTTGGTCATCAGGTGGCCTCCAAGTGCAGTCTGCATACGATCTGCTTGGCCGCGGATATGTCGGTAACCTCGATTCTAAAAATTTCGTGCTGACTGGCCGTAATATTCACGTCTACTTGGTACATGTAAGATTGGTTCACCAATTTATAATAGCCCAATGGTGATCCTTTGGGAGCATAGAGATGATGCTTATAGAGTACGCAGGTGACATAGCAAGCTCTACCTTCGACTTCCCAAAGATTGACATGGTCGATCTTACACCCAACAGGAACTGAAAATTCTTGAACGGCGGGCTCAATAACATCCAATCCGTTCCCAAAGGGAAAGCATATATCGAATAATCTACCAGTTAATTGCGAACCATCAACTGCTGGAAGTTTAGCACTACCATCCAACTGAACTAGATTATTTGCAGCAGTTCCGACCGTTAACCCAGTTGTAAGGGTTTTCTGGGTACTACTCCACTGAGGAACGAGACCGGAAGTTGTGGTTCCAGTAGGTGCTTCTGCTACAAATCCGCCATAACTGGCAATATCAAGAATAGAAGCATTTAGAATTTCAGTAACGCCTGCCCCGACATAAACTAATGCAAGTATTACGCCGTTTGGTATTGATGCGCCAGGACTCGGTGATGCCATTTTCTTGAAATTAGTTTCAGTGCTTGGAGATATGGCAGTAGGTGTTCCGGCATAAATACCTGGTGTCCCATTTGCATCCAAATAAATTACATCCATTCTAGGAAGCGAACCATCTGGAGTGGCCACTGTTAATGTTCCTCCAGAAACTGTTTTTCTAGCCGTTGCAAATCCAGAAGAAATATAACCAGAATCCACAACTACACTAAGTCCTGGCGTTCCGGCTTGATGAACATCGCATCCAGAAAGTACATAAAATCCAGAATTACACCTAGATAGGGATGCAACATGTGCATGTGTAAATTGTTCACCGCGAGCCGTGGCGATAGAACCAACATTTGCCATAAAAAATATTCTCCTTGCTACGTTTTGAAAACTATTTTTATAATACGTTCATGTCAAATTGGGCAACCATCCCTTTCAACACACAAGTCAGGTCGGCATTTGCATCATCCTTTATTTTTATTCTAGCATAATATTGTTCACCAGATGCTGCAAATGCTTGTTCGTCGTCTGGTATGGAAACCACAAAAGTGTGAGTAGCACTTGTTAATCTTTTGGCTTTAGTATTTTGCGCAGTTGGATAATCATCGCCTGAATCTCCGGCTAGTACAGAACCAACAGGAGCAGAACCGTCAACAGGCGTAGTGACTTTAATAATATTTATTTCAAAGTCGTCGTTGGTGGTGTCTAGATTTCCGCCTAGTGTTACAACAGCGGTAACTGACTTGAGTTTAGCGCCTTTCAAAGCAGTTGTCCTACTCGGCACTATAATAGGTAAACTGTAATATTCTGTAGTATTTGCTGGTGTTCTTGTAACAAATATCACATTGGATGAATCAGTTGCGGTCCATGTTCCCGAACTAAAAGAAGCAGGTCCAACTGGTATTTGTACCTGATAATCTAATTTTGCGACAGTGGAAGTAACTTCGCCACCTGCCATAGTAAGTGTACCTGTCATAAATATAATCTCCTAATAAAGTTATTAATCAAAATAAAGTAATGAAAAATGACTTTTACGTCCGAACACTTATGTATATTTTGCATATACTTTTAGAACAACAGAATTACCTAAAGATTTTGATAAGTCTAACCATTCTGCATATGCATGTAAAACATAATTTCCGGGAATGTCTAAGTCATCTTCTACTGTAGTATATACCAAGGATTCATTATTTTCCACAGTAGCTAACCATTCAACAGCGGTTCCATCTGGTTTTTTGACGTGGATTTCTGTTACTGTTGCCGATGTTAGATCTTTTTCGGTGGCTAATGTTATGACAACGCCAACCGCGCCAACATATATTTTTTCTTGTTCAACAATACTCATAATTTTGAGCCACCTCTAAAGTCTTTTATAAACCTACTTGAGCCACCTCTAAAGTCTTTTATAAACCTACTTGAGCCACCTCTAAAGTCTTTTATAAACCTACTTGAGCCACCTCTAAAGTCTTTTATAAACCTACTTATTGCATTTATGTTAGCATGATATACTGTAGATGCTTCAGTATAAATTGTTGATAAATATGTTTTTACTGAAATAATACCAGATAGTAATAATGTTCTAGTCGAACTTCCTAATAGTGTTGATGTAGTTATTATATTACCTGATAGGTTTCTTGCTAATTCATAGGTAGTAGTAAATATACTGTTAGTTGATATGATGCCAGTAATATTTTTCAATACTGATATTGGTGTTGTTAATATAATAGATGTTATTATTTGACCAGTTAATAAAATCAGGTTATATGTATTCATAATACCTGTTAGTGATATGTTGTGTTCCACATAGCCTATTAAATTCTTAATTGCATTTAGGTTGCTAGTAATTACCGTATTTGTTAATATATTACCATAGAAAGTTTTTATGATATTCAAATAGTTTGTAGTAATTTCAATATTATTTGTTATGTTGCCCAATAATGTTTTTAAAGCAATTAATGAAGTATTTGTTATTGTTGATGTATTGTTAATAATACCTGTTAATACTACAGAACCAATATGAGTTATAGTAGCAATACTAGTTAATAATATATTAGTATTTATATAACCAATAATATTCTTACTAGCAAGTAAATAATTATTTGTTAGTGATACTATATTTTCTACATTACCAGTAATAGTTTTAAATACTGTTGCTAAACTACCTGTTGCAGTATTGGTTAATATTTCACCAACTATATTAAATAGTTTTGAAATTGTACCACTCAATGTAGATATTGTATTTATTGTTCCTGATATTGTTTTACTTGCTAATAATTGGGAAGTTGTAATAACATTATTATTTATAATACCAGTAAGTATTACCGATCCTACATGTTCAATAGTAGCAATACTATTCAATATTATATTAGTATTTATATAACCAATAATATTTTTAATGGCTATCATATAGTTATTTGAAACAGTTATTATGTTATCTATTGTTCCAGATAACGATTTTATAATATTAAATGTAGTATTATTGGTTGATATTATATTATTTATTGTTCCTAGTAATGTTATAGAAATTTTTCCAGTTGCATTACTGATTATATTAGTATTTATTAATCCTATTATATTTCTAATTCTTGAAATACTGCTAGTTATAATTACATTAGTATTTATTAATCCTACTATATTTTTTAGTATTAAAATATTACTGTTTATAATTATAGTATTATTTACTAGACCAGTTATTTCTTTACTTGCTAAAATGTTAGAAAGTAGTGTACTACCAGAATTTATTAGACCTGTTAGTGCAACAAAACCAACATGAACAATAGTAGCAATAGCCGAAAGTACAATATTAGTATTTATTATACCAGTTATATTTTTCAAAATACTAATATATTGATTGGTGACATTTGAAATTGTTATTGATTGTCCGACAATATTAAAAGTTTTTATTAGCGCACTTTCTAGTTCTGTTATGGTTGAAACTATGCCATATAAGTTGCGTTGTACTTCTTGCAGTCCTTCAATAATACTATTAATTATTGATTGTCCTGTTAATATTATATTTTTATAAATAGTTGATGCTGTTAATTCTGAGTTAGTTATAATATTGGAAATAATACCAATAATAGCAGATAATAATACAGTTGTTTGTATGGTGGTTATTATTTGTCCACCAAGTTGTTTTGCTGTTGATAAAGTACCAATGTTACCGGAAATAGTATTTATTATACCAGTTATATTTTTCAAAATACTAATATATTGATTGGTGACATTTGAAATTGTTATTGATTGACCAGCTATACCAAAAGTTTTTATTACTGTACTTTCTAGTTTTGTTATTGTTGAAATTGCACCAGATAAGTTACGTTGTATTTCTTGTAATCCTTCAACAATACTATTAATTATTGATTGTCCTGTTAATATTATATTTTTATAAATAGTTGTTGTTGTTAATTCTGAATTACTTATAATACTAGAAATAATATTAATAAAATTTGATAATAACATAACTATTTGAATATTGTTAATTATCTGACCAGAAATTTCTTTTTCTGCAGATAAATTATTATTACTAATAGAATTTAAATTAATATTACCAATTAAACTTATGACATTTGGATCGGAATTTTTTGAAAATATAAATCTTTTGCGAGTTATAAATCTTGGTCTATGTCTAAATATTCCTCGCATTTAATACCTCCTAATGAATCCAAATATCATGTTCATCTGTTTCGCTGCTAGCACCTAGTATATTATAGCCATCTGCACCATTTAAAATACTATTTAAACATCCTCTATATGAATCACCTTGAATTTTTTGATAAAATGTCCAAGATGCGTATTACCAATTTTGGACTGGTACCAATCGTGGTTTCTATTGAATTAAGCATTCCGTTTCGAACACTTTCTGAAAAACCTATTGCCATTATAATTCCTCAACATAAAGGGTTCCGCCCATTGTAACAGAATCCGCAGGAGCAGCAAGTAAACGAACCACTATTGTCGTATTACCTTGATTTGCTATTGGACATGTTTCTGGTGTCCAAAATATTTGTAAACCAGATCTAATATTAAATGTATCGGAATGTAATATCAATCCTGTGCCAGCGGATGCAATTGTAGTATTATTGACTTTTGCTGCAAATCCAGCCGCGGTATCAGAAGGATCTAACGGTACGGGTGTTTGTGCCGATCCACCTGAACCACTAGTGGAATGTCCTCGTATGATTTGTATTCTTAACATCTCTTCTTCACTATCACCAACATCTGTGGATTGTGACAAAAATAATCCAAGTACTTTTATTGGATGATCATCAGAAGGTGTCAATTCAAAAAAATCTTGAGCGGCTGTTACTGCGACATTTTCAAAATTAACCGAATAAGTTCTTGACATTTTTACCTCGTTGCTATATGTTTCAGCATCTTTCCATATTTAGGTGTTATTGCAATTTGGCCTGAGTTTTCTGACAAGAAATATCCTATCAACCAAAAATCGACAGTAGTATTTGCAATTTGACCCTGTGCCAACCCTTCTATAACACTATAATTTCTTCTATTAACAGTTTGATAATTAGAATTAGTGAATCCATGTTTTCGTAAAAAATATGAGTATGATAATGATATTAAGTATGATGATGCATCTACAACTTCGTATATTCCGGCAATTGCACCACTTGGCAAGGCATTTAAATCAACAGGAGTTGCGGTTTCCGTTAATGAATAATCGGTGGCATTTGTGTTAAAAACTGCTGCGGTACTATCAATATATCCATTAATATATATATCTATGTCAGCTGACCCTATTTTTTGTTCAAATATTTTATTTTCATCTATTCCGATTATAAAACCCAATGCCGAAAAATTTTTCATTAGTCCGTAGTAACGGTCATCGGTACTACCATTTTTTCTAATACTGATACTTTTGATAGCTGCATTATTATTACAAATATGTCCAAATACGCCAACTGCACTAGATGAAACATTGGCAGAACAATCAACATCAACATATTCATTAATTGTTGCAGTGGATTTATCAACAGGGTTAACAAAAAATATTATATCTGTTCCCGTATAATATCCAGATATTAATACGTCGATATATGTGGTATTTTTTATTTTTACTTCAAATATTTTTGAAGCATCTACACCAATACTTACAGTTGTTTGTGTATTTCTATATAATTCTTTATATAACTCGAATGTACTTCCATTACATCTAGCTGCTATCTGATAGTCATATGTTGTTCTAGTGTTTCTAAATGAAAGTTGTACACCACATACATCATCGGGAAGATCAGCAATATAAGTATCCAGATCACAATCTGTCCAAGTTCCTGCACTAGTAGGTGAACATTCAATCAAATCCACACTATGAAATTCCATGGTATACACTACCTTGATGTATTTTTATTATACTTCTTCATAAAATCCATAAGCAAGTAATATTTGTTCTACTTCTTTTTGAAGAAGTTTTTTGGCTATTATATATTCTGGATTTTCTAAATCCCCTTTATATTTCGCAGATAATGATTGCTTACGAATCATCCAATTATGTTGATATGTTTTTACTTCGTTTAAAAATGCATCTTGTTCTGCTTGCGAACCTTTGGATTTAATAATATTTTTCCATGTAGTAGAAGATACTTGTTTAATCATACTTATCATGTTGTTGCAGTCAATGTAATATCAAGGTCACCAGCAGCAAAACTAGCAGTATCACCAGTTGTAATTGCTTTGGAAGTTCCTAGGGCACCATAAGCAATAACCGCATCACCAGTATCGGTCAGGTGAGTTGCAATAAAGAAGTTTGCAACGGTTCCCCAGGAGCCTGATGCTTGCGGGAAAGTAAATGCCAATTTATTATCAACAATACCATTAGCAGCTGTATTCCAATTAGTGCCGGTATTTGTTACAGTTACTCTCGCATAATTATTTCCAGTTGGTTCACCAGTTACTGTACCATCTGCGGCAACAGAACCAGTTGCTAATCCAATGTAAAGCGTTGCAGGTGCTGTAAAGGGGCTTCCAGAAGCACCAAACAGCAAACCAAGAACCGTATTCATTTCGGCTGTAGTAAATCCACTTGCTACCATTTATAAATCACTCTCATTGTTTAAATTTATTCATAATGTATAATAATATTTTTGTTAATATTCCATATTTTGGTTCAACAGAAGATCGCATATTTGCGGTCCCTTTTAAATAAACAATCCTTTCTTCCATCTTGCTTCACCACAATAATTTAGTCTGTTAGTATAGATTTTAGTGTTATGTTGCCAGTATTTGTTATTGTTCCGGTATTAACAATTTGCCCATCATTATACCAGAATAAAATATCGCCGGCATTATTGATATTTCCAGCATTTGTAAGATCTTGAGTAGGTCCAATATAACCCATCATTGATTCGCCGTCATCAATGGACCAGTTATAATTGCTTCCCATAGACAGGTAGGAAATTGTTACCATTTCAGTGCTTCTATTTTGGGTTAGAAACACAGAATCACTAGGTTTATAACCAAAATCTAAATACGCAAGGTATTCAGTCCTGGTTATTTCGCTATTTTTATAAGCATCATATAAACGCATAAAATCACCGCAAACTTTAAATAAAACATAATCAAAATAAATAGGAAAATAGTAGTTTTACGAAATCCTCATGTAATGTCTTCTGGTATTTTTTCAAACTGTCTGACGCTCATATTGATGGTTCCATTCCAGCGTTCGTTGTTTTCTTCAATAACGTCGGTTTGTACATTATCAACGAAAATTCTATAATCGGTAGTTATTTTTTTTCTATGTATCGAAAACAAATAGCATATTTTTTCCATGATTTCGCGGCAGTAGTTTTCATTTTCACCGTAGGCACTGGACACCAATATCTTAATTTTTATGTCTAAATTATCGAAGTCCCGATGGGGAGTAAAAAAGTAGCCGTCACCGCTTTCAGTAGAATATTCTACACCAATTCTAGTGTAGTGCGGCGCAATAAGAGTTGATGGAATTCGTGGCATTCCGGAAAATATTTGATTGTCAACCATGCTAGCGATTAAATTATCAGGATTTCGAAGTTCATCCATAAGGAACTGTATGGTTTTATTAACACTGGTCATTATTGATCACCTATTGTTTTGATTGTCGCCCGGAAAGCCCATTCTGCTGCAACATAATTAGGTGGTATTGAAATATTTTCAAAGTCACTGATAGGTACATAAACTTCTGGACCACTATTGATAGTAAATTCCATGTCTTTGGTAAGGACTGCTCGTCTTTCTACCCTGACATAATGAATTACTTTAGATCCTAGTCCTAATGCACTTGCATCTATTTGTGCTTGCATACCACTATGCTGTCCAAATTCGCACCAATACGGTCCAAATTCCTGTGTCCAGCTAATTGGCATTCCGACGCTATCAACAGAACTTATAGTGATCTGAGTACCAGTAACATAATAACTGGAAGTTACCGATGTTATCGTATCAAAAAAGTTTTGGGAATATTGTACACCTTTTTCGCCAAAAGATATACGTTCTGTTATAGTTTCATCGTTATATATTCCAATTATTTTTATTCTACAAATACCAGAAGCTTCTACCATAACTTTAAATGGTACATCAGGATAGCCAACAACTCGTATTGTTGGAACTACAGTACCAGTATGGATTTCATTGATATGACGTCTGATATATATTTTATGTGTATATCTTAATCTTTTTGGGTATGCTGGCATTCAAATCACCAAGATGTCGTACTATTATCATAGATTGATTGTCCAAGATCACTAACTTCTTCGGAGTCGAACCCTTCTTCGGCAGTATTCCACGCGGGAATATCTGTGCGTTTATAACGCTTCGGATAATTAGTTGAATCCTTAATGCTAGTTAGTGTTATTCTACGACCACCGCTTCCACCAGATCTTTTAACAGCCAATTCAATGCTGTCTAGCAACTTATTTAATGCTAATCTTGGCCCTGTATCATCACCACGAGAGAAACTAACACCAGGTGCCTGACTCTGACTCCTGAAAGAATAATCGGGATTGCCCATCTCAAAATTGTCTGCGATGATATGACATAATGCGATTCTTTCTTCATTAACTGTTATATCTGTTTCGGCAATACTTCGTAAACTTAGTTGTCTTGTAAGTTCGTCTCGTGCCATGTCCAAATAGATTTGAAAACCATCATAAGTTATATCACCATCAGCATTTTCCACGGTTAAATATCGATAATATAACCTAAAAACTCCCAATACTGGATCATCCTCTGTTTCATCTACCATTTATATAACCTCAAAAAACTATAATCAAAATAATATGGGAAATTGTACTTTTACGAGGATCTCAGGAGAAAGCCCAGGACTTTAGTCCTGGGAGAAGTCACGACTCATCTACCAAAAAACTTAAATACTTAAAAAACTACTAACTATTATGAAAACAATAGAAATTAATGTTGGCGACGTTGTTCAATTGAAGTCGGGCGGACCAAGAATGGTAGTTGATAAAATAGATCACAACTTTTATGATCATCCGATTGGTTGTGCGTGGTTCAGCAAAAACGATGAATTAAAGTATGCTCAATTTTCACATAAATCATTAAATGTATTAAATATTATAAAGTAATGATAGTGATACAATGATAACAATTTTAGGTAGTCGAAAAAGTCGGCCAACTGCCAAACTTCTAGCGGAAGCACTATCCGACAGTTTTGTTGTTAATTACACCGAAAGCAGGATTCCAAACAATCGGGATTCTTTTACTATACGTTATGGAAATTCATATGTGGCAGATCCAGAAGGTCGAATATTAAATAAGCAAAGTGCTGTAAAAACTTCTGCAAATAAACCAGCTACAAAAACACTTCTGCAAGAAAAGAATATACCGACACCAAAACTAATTTCTTTTGAAGACGCAATTGCTGGTAATGTTGAATTTCCGGTAATTGTTAGAAGAAACAATCACTTCAAGGGAAAGTTTTTCAATATGTGTAATAATTCCCGAGACGTAAGAAGATTCAATCCTTCAAACCACTACATCCAAGAAATGGTAACCAAAAAAGACGAATACAGATTATTTGTTTTAAATGACAGAATAATAGAAGCAAACATTAAAAGATGTCCGGAAAACCGACCAACCCCCATGATCCGTAATAAGGAAAACGGGTGTTTCTTTGCACGTGTTCGGGTATCGGATTTAGACAGAAACCTAAAAAATGCTGCACGGTCAGCTATCCGAGAAATTGGACTAGACTTCGGTGCAGTAGATTGCGCAACAATCCAAGAATATCCCGGCATAACTATATTTGAGGTTAATAGTGCACCGGGTCTTATCCCACGGAAAATAGAATTACTAAAAACAAAATTAGAAGAAATAATTTAAACTTTTTTATATTTTTTCATATAATTTTTGACTTTCTAAGAAATCTCCAGTTCGGTATGCATATTCTTCGAACGTCATTATATCCACAGCATGAAAGTAAAAAGGACTTTTTTCTTTGTGCATTATAATGCCAACGTTGTTTATACCACCATACGTCGGATCAATCATAATAATGTAAGTATCGTTTTCTAATACACCTACCCATGCATGGGCTTCTAACGTATCAGGGTCAACTTTATATACAAGGAAGCTACTAATATTATGTTGTTCTAATATGTTCATTACTTGTTTTGCCATGTCAGAACAATCAAATTCCCCGCGGGTATATTCTTTAGTGAAATAATAACTATCTAATATATTTTCAACATTTTTTATTAATTCTTGGTTTGCACTTTCATTGAAATTAAGTGATTGGGTAGTTGGCATTAAAAAAATTAATATAAAAATAAAAAATAATCCTTTTGTTATAATTGATTCACTTCCTGTTATTTATTATACTTTTCATTAACTATTTCTACATTTTTCTCCCATTTTTCATTAAAGTCTATATTGTGGTTATTGTTGTTTTCTTGAATGTGGGTTAGCTCATGGGCAATTGCCTTAATTACCATTTCAACAGATTTTGTTCTGCCACTATTTAGGAGTATAGTGGCTTCCTGTTCGTTGAATTCGGTTGCAGCAATATGGTCATCATCTAATTCAGTGGAACTATGAATTTGTACAATCCTATTAGTCATTTCCTCGCATATTCGCTTTAGGCGTAGCCACTTAATCGACATTGCATTTCCCTCCTTCCATATGTGCTCGTTCAATAGCACATTCAACGCAATCATAATCGCATGCATGTGCTTCCGAATTTTGGTAAGGGCAATCTTGATAGGCCTGAAACCATTCATCACTGTCCCAATTATCTTTGGTTTCTGTAACTTGTTTTTTGTTGTTCTTGTTGTAATTGTAGTTCCGATTTTTGTTGTTGGCATTATATACACATGGGGTATACGCTATTTTCTTGTATCCATTGTTTGAGAAGTGTACTCCATTTACATTTTCAAAGTCTCCCCACATGGTAGTAATGCCATCTGGTTTCATTACAACGAATTTTCCAGACAACGATTGTAGTATTTCTTCGTCAAAAACAGCCGCCATAACAGCAGCAACCCTTGTATCATTTATTGGACCCCTCAACATGTCAATCATGCCACTAGTTAGCATGTTAAGGTACAACGCATTATAATCTCCAATTACACCGTTGTGGAACAATACTGGAGTTTCAATGTCGCCAGTTATTACTAGTCGGCTTTCCATTTCAATCTTATACGGATGTGTCATTTCCGGAGTAACGTCACCAGACGTTGCAATTCGGAAATGTGCCACATGAGGCAGAACATCAAGAGTTTCGTAATATCGTTGAAATTCTTCCAATGTCATGAATCCTTTTTCCACATGTATTTTTCCATTTTCCGTACAATAAGCTACCCCGGCACCATCTCCGTTATTCTTGAAGCAATTCTCAATTTCTTGTGAAGTCATTTTCCTATCTTCACAAGCCGCAATTATACACATCTTATGTCCTCCGATATTATATTTATTAGGCTATTCTGTATGAAATATCTGAATGTTTCAGTAATCGAATTTTCTGTTCTTCTGCATTGTGGCAATCCTATATAAAGTGTACGGTCACCATCTTCGTAACTACCACGCCACAATGGGTATGGCGGACTTTCTATTGCCACTAAAAACGGTATAGCATTTATTGAAGATGCATTGTTTCCACGATTTCTATTGAGTCCATAAAACACCATATGGAGTTCAATATCAGAAGGTACAATATGGGAATTTACAATTTGTTCAACTACCCAATTCATTTCGTGGCGTGCACTTGGTGCCCACCTATCCCTAAATTCTACGGTAACATTTGATGACGTATTTTCTTCTTCTTCCGTAACTTCAGCTGGCGGAAGTTTCCAGGAGGCCCTAATACTTTTCGAAGGAACATAATTATATAGAAAGTCCACGAAATAGTTGGCTTGTTTTTCGGTTAGGCCACAATACTTCACGTAATCTTGGGCATATGGAATACCGTCGCGTTCGCTATCCAAGACATATTCAAATGTTTCTTCATTAAAGAACTTATTGCATAGATTTCTGGTTGCTTCCAACGAACAATACGCTACCATTGGATTACCGAATATACTAGCAGGCGGTGTTCTATACTCAAATCCGTGTGGTTGTGCGCGAACGTCACCAAGATTTCCATAACCATCGCGAGCTTCACCTGAAAGGTTAGTAGTTGGCCGCCCAATAAAATCATCTAATAACGTTATTAGCGAACTTGGTGGATAGTATTTTTCTCCAACACCTACATGGATATGGCCACCTAATGGATACATATCACCACTATCCGTTAGGTCACAATTCTTGTATTCATCGGAAAATTCTTTGATTAGTGTTCTAATGTTTTTTATGACCTTTCTTGGTGATCCGGGTTTTGGCCGAATCTCCACTTGGTCACCAGATCCGTCTAACCCAATTGGATTACTACATTCATCGTCGTCGTAAATCAAGTCACTTGCTTCTACTATTTCTCCATTTCTTACGAGTTCGAATTCTGGGTCAGCGCCAATTAAAACCCCGCCAGGAATTTGAATAACATTACTGGTATCTGTGTTTTCGATGGACCTCAAATTCAGGACATTTATTAGTTTCGGCCAGACGTCATGAAATACGTTAATACAATACATGTTATGCGTCCAATCAGAGCAAAACAAATTATTGTCCTCTGGAACGTACACACCAGCATATATTCCATCTACCATAATTTCTATGATATTGGGACTATAAATATTGCCGTATCGATTGTCATCTAATTTCACATAATGTATCTGGTGTTCAAAAAACACTGAATCTTTATTCAAAGTATTTCTGATATCAGGATCTGTTGTTATATTAATGGATGATACTATCGTTGGTTTCATGTAAACTTCAGAATATGCCCCAAACACATTTTTGGGATGGCTTGAAGTAATGGCTCCATGGCTATAGCACACAGAAAAATATTTGGTTAGTTCACTGATTACCGTATCCAAGTATTCTTCGCCCATCCTATGACCAGAAGATTGCCTAGTAGGCTTCTGTCCGGTGATTACTTTCTTCATTCTTCATCCTCGAAAGATGTTATGATGTTTCTGATAGTGCTTCCAAGATTTCTGTACTGTCGAGCAGTCATGCCATACTCGGCAATGTCTCTAGATATGCCAACTTCTAGAATGCCGTTTTCAATTATTGGTGTACCATTTCCGTACAGGTCAAATCCTTCTACGCAAAGCGTACATCCATTATCTATACCAGTAATCATGTAGAAGTATATGTATACATCTTTAATTGACGTTTCAAATTCCTCAAATTCGTTTGTGATAGCATTTCGCACGTATTCCGACCAACCATCAGTAAACTTAAGTTCAACGGGATGTAATGCAGTTGCTTTTTTTACAGCAGGTGGCATTTTCCAAGAAGCTCGCATACTTTTCGTGGGTGTATAATTTCGGCATGTATTCAGGAAATATTCTGCTTGCTTTTTTGTTAGCCCGCAAATATTTACATAATCCTGGATACTAGGTCCTGATTCATCATATATAATATCGAATTCATTGAAATATTGTTCGCATATGTTTTTTACAATTTTCATCGTAATGAAAGCCATTCCCGGATTCATGAACACACTCCCAGGTGGCGTTCTATATTCGAAACCATGTGGCTGACTTCGACACTTTCCAAGATGCTTGTATTCAGAACGTGCTGTTCCCGACATTTCAATTGTCGCTGAACCAACAAAGTGATCCAACAATGAAATTAAATCACGATCTGGAGAATATTCGGTTCCAATACCTACATGGATATGTCCACCCAATGGATATTTATTTCCAACTGTCGACAAGTCATATTCCTCGTAGTCGGAACTGAACGTTTTTATAAGTTTCTTGATGTTTCTAGTTACTTGAGCTGGAGTTCCGGGTTTTGGTCTGATTTCTATTTGGGCAGATGCGCCGTCTACACCAATAGGACCATGATACATATCAGTAACATGTATGTGTCGATCTGCCTTCAAGACTCGATTATTCTTGGTTAGTTCAAATTCTGGATCACAACCAATCAAAACTTCCACTTTCTTCTTGGTAATATCCTGTATAATAGCATTGTCTATTTTTTCTAGATTCAATTCTGCTGTGATTTGTGACCAAACATTCTGCAGAAATAGTGTTATGTAGTGCTCATGCCACCCAAGATTTCCACACACAAATGAATTGTATGATGGCAAATAAAACATGACAACATTGTCGTTGTATGTAAATGCAATTGCACCTATTTCTGAAGTATCTGTTGATTCAGTATATCGAATATTATACAATTCAATATTACTAATTGCTAAATGTTCCGGAAATGACGTATATTCTGGATCATTAACAACCGATTCCGGTAACGTCAATGGAATCTTGCGCAATGTTCGTATCTTGAAACCAACAGTTGGTTTTAAATACATCACGTTGTGCATGATTGTACTAATTGATAGCGAATCATAGCATCGTATTGCATGTACATGCTCGCCAACAACTGGAATTAAACCATCTGCTTGTTCGAAGAATACGCAATCACTGTTGCCATTCACGCGATATGGCGATTTTCCCTTTATGTTTTTCACTTTTTTATCCTCCAAGTATTGTGTTTATTTGAAGTATATAAATAGTTTTTGGTACCAAGCCACAATTCTTTTTTTCTAACACAAATTAATCATTCAATTTGGTAGTTATATAGTTTTTGGTTACAATTTTTCCAAAACATTTATATACTAGAACAACTAAAGACAACTCCATGGAAGAAAATGACTATTCAGAAATCGTTTCTGTACTTCTAGAGGGAGTGCAAACCGGCAGGCTTCGTGTAGAAAAGTTAACAAAAAAACGTATGGCTGCCAACAAAGACAGATATACTATTATAATAGTAGATACTGCAATTCCAGGAAGGAGGAAAAAAACAAAAAACATATCAAAAAAAGAAAATACAGAAAAACCAACAAAAACAGAACAACCACTAACTAAACCAGCGCCGACCAAAACTAGTTCATCGCCAATAAAGCCAGAACCGCCAGCAATGTGCAAAATACAAAAAATAAGTTAGGGAGGATAAAAAATGTCTAGCAACAATGCATATGTAATCAGGAAAGTTTCTGACAACTGTTTCGAAGTACGATATATCGCATGCGCAGATAACGATGTACCAACCGAAGATCTTTTCCTTGAAAAAACATGCGAAAATCTAGAAGATGCCATGAATTGCATTAACGAAATGCCACCTACAGAATATGGTATCACGTATCAAGATGATTCTAAAAACAATGATAACGAATCCGATAAAAAAACACTACAAAAATGTATAAACAATTTTAATAACCACGATGAAAATATAAAGTGTCCGTATTGTGGATCGGATTTTCTAACGGAACGAGCAAGTCTTTCTTACCATAATCATCCACCAAATGGTAAGTGCGTAGACGAAATCTGGGAATGTGAAGAATGCGGCCAATATTGCCAGGTAATTTGGCGGATGGAATCAGTTAAGAAATTAGGAAATATTATTTTGTAAAAAATTATTATTTTTTTTATAATTTTCGTCTCTAGAACTTTTTTCTTTTTTATATAATTCCATGTATTTTTTATGACATATCTGGCACGTTGTATCAACACTATAAAGATTTCCGCAAACATCACAACGCAAGAATGGCATAATGTATCCTATATTACAAATTTAGATATTTTTGCTAAAACCAATATCAGTAAAGTAAATAATACGGTAATATAGTAAATGTTTTCTATTACTACAAGTTTAAGCACCTAAAACTTTTACTATACAACTACTATATTACTATATAATCAATAACTACTAACTATATTTACTATATAAGTTACTATATTACTACTATACTACTATATTATATAACTATAATTACTATATATATTATATACTATCAATATCACTTATATTCCTTAAATATATCAAGTTTTTATCATAATCGATAGCATATACTTTTCCACTATCTATAAAAATAATTTTATATTCTGGTTGGTTTTGGATTGGCTGGACAAGTTCTTCGTTGTCATTAACGACCTGTATTGTATCTTCCACTTGATCATATATTTCCACATAAACACCGATGGAAGCCGCTATTGCCATTATGATAGCGCATGCCAATGACAACGAATCTTGTTTCATGTTCCTACCAGCAACCCAAGAATAAGAAGTACTACTATTAAAATTCCAAATAGTGTTCCCATGAAAAAACCTTGGAAAAAAATGATTTCATTAGGCATAAAATACCTTCTATCATGTTGTTACATCTTTGAACAGTTTTCCATTTATCATTTTGTAGCCAACTGGTGCAATGTACACTGCATCTGGTACTGTGTCATCGAGGATGTTGTCTTTATCCAATTCAATACAAAACGCTAGTGGATCTTGGTTTACAGCAGCTTCTTGTTCTTCGGCACTAAGATTGTAATACGAACGCATTGTAAAGTTGCCATATGCCTGAACTTCTTCCATTGTTGCTGGACCATGATCTGATTTTTTCATGACACGCAAATCCAATTTTGCAATACCGTTGCCAACATTAATGGTTACCGTGGATTCTGACAAATTGAGTTCAAACGTGGTTTCAACGCTAGATTCATAATCGCCTTCAATATTGGTTACGCGATACAATCTATTGACACCACTACCACTAATCAAAGTAATGTCGCGATCATATATGGTACCTTTACCACCTTCCACTACAAAATTTTTCGAAACACTTTCATTAGATTCGTCCCAAACTCTATCATACCGATACGTTCCACTACCATCACTAAATCCCGAATCATCGCGGAACTCATTTCCTTCGTGTTCTACTCTCAATGATCCTTGACCAACATATATCTCCAGTTCTGCAGTATCCCCAGCACCCGTTCCTGACAATCCAATAGAAAACATAAACAATGCCAAATAAACGCCAGCCAGCAAGGTACAGATAATAAAACCTATTTGGAATGCACGTCTCGGAGAAATTGATAGTTCCATGGATTACCACCGAATAATAGGAATAGGGGACTTTAGGGTAGCGGCTGTTGCAGCAATATGATTACCGACAAGCGTTAGTAAGCGTCCTTTTTTTATCTCCAATTCAACGTCTTCTTTGTTCATACGTAAGAATCTAGCTGCCTCTGCAGACGGATCTTCCAAACCAGATAAACTTTCCAGGAATTTTGCCGCGTCTTCACATTCCCTAGAACCTCGTACATTCGCGGACCACAGAAACAGAAACATCATGGCTAGTAACCCAAAGGCAACAAATGCAATTCCAAATGCAATACTTTCAAGCATCGAATTAATCACCTATGAGTTTCGATATATACGAAATTTTTTCTTCAGTTGTATTAGGTCCACTAAAACACTTAATTATTTTTTCGTATTTGTTACTGTAATTGTCAAGTGATGTTTGTAAAGATTTTTCTCTGGTTTCAGACCGACTTAATGCAATTTCTAAGTCTATCATTTTTCGGTAATGTACAAAAAACAACAATGCGAGACCGGCAAACGCAATAGTAGCAACCAAAAATAAATATGAGATCATATTACCGTCCATACAACTTTTTGACCAACATAAATATAACTGATAAAAATATAATTTTTTTAATCATATTACTTGGTCTCCAAAGTGTCTGATTTCCTTAATACTATTTTTTCGCCGTTACTCCACTTTCGCAGTGCAACAATTAATGGAAATATTACCACACCTAAAGCAGCTATTTGTTCTACAGACAAACTTACAAATCCTAGCATAGTAGCTAGTGATGCTAACGTTCCCAGAAACGCAACTAGCGCAATCTGGGATTCCCAGGGATATTGTTCAACGGTTTCTGTCATTGTGTAACCTCATGTTTTTATTTTATAGTTTTCTTGGAAACTTTAACAACTTTCTTTTCCTTCTTGGCTTTCTCGGATGCGCCGACCAGTGCAGGCAGTTTACCATCAATGCTTGCAGAAGCTGAATTGATTGCAGCAAGATCACCACTTACTGTATCAGGAAGAACAGCCATCGAACTATTAGTTGTTAAAGAGGCGGTACCATCTCCATTATCAGTACCTAGTATTGGCAATGCATCTAGTTCGTCATTTGTAACTACACAAATAACCTTAGGTCCAATGCCGCCATTAATTATTGTTTTTCTAACCATTGCTTAGGCCTCTTCAAAACTAATTGCATATAAGACATCTAATGCTGTTCCGATAACATAAACACTGTCTGCCTGTACGGGAAATGCTAATGTCAAACCAGTTGCTGGAATAGGCATACTATGACCAACTTCCACTGCTGAACTTCCAAGATAAATAGTATCTGAATTACCGACATCTGGTAGTAAAAACAAATATTTATAAATAGTCGATGTTACTGATAGTGGTATTGCACTTGCAGTCATTTCATATTCGGCTTCGGATACCGTGCATGCAATATCCACATTTGTGACAAGCAATGATGCGGTACCATCTCCATTATCAGTACCTTTTATAGGAGCGGCTTCCAAAGTAGCATCATCTGTGACAGCACAAATAACTTTAGAACCGATGCCACCATTAATAATAGCTTTTTTCATAATAACCTCATTGATATTAAAAAATACAATATCCGGGACCAATGAAATCCTGGATTTTTAACTCATTTCTATTCCAATTTTATATGTACAATGCATACCAGGAACAGTATCCTGAACCTTAACAACAATCTTTTGAAATGAAGATTCAGTTTCTATAAAATACGTATTGTTTGGTTCAATTGTCTGTTCAATGGTATTACTTAATATGCTAGCCACATAATATTCTATAATTACGTTCATAGAATTTGAGGGACTAGTATTAAATACAGAAACCGATTGTTTACCAAAACTAGTTACATAACAATCTAACGCAGATGTTATCGAAGAAGTGGTAGTTCCTTCCACAAAGTTTGAAAAACCAGGAGGAACCTCACCGCCTCCATATTCAGAATAAACAGAATTTGGTGACCTACCTGAAGCCAATAACATCGAATACTCATCGTGTGTTATTAAGCCTAATCGATATGCATCATAAATTCTCATTTTAGTGCCACCAAAAAAATATTGCAACTACTTTATGCAGTTACTGTCCATTCTAGGGAAACCAATACCTTACCGCCAGCAGTAGACTTTGCACTAGTTAAATAGTAATATCCATCTGCCAAAACGACATTATTTGTGGTGGGCGACACCGTATATTCAGTATTTAAGGCAGCAGATGCTGTTGCTGTTATAACACCAGATGCTGATGCTCCTGTAGAATTACCACATGTCACAGTACCATTATCCGTACCGGCAACTGCTTTCATAACAATGCCGCGAATCTTGTTAATAGTAACTTTCATTGGGAAGTATATTTTTGTGGTGGTTTGTTCACCGCTTTCAAAACTCATTGGAACGGTTGTACGTCCTTTAAGAAGAGCGGCCTCCAAATGTGCGATCTTGGCAGCAACAGTTAAAACGCCAGCAGTGTCACTTAAACCAGTTGTAGCAGCGACCCCTGCCATAACATCCGCTAGTGGTTTCGCTAGATTTGTAAGAGTGGCTTCCTTCAAGGCGTTTTCGTCGGCACTATCACAAAGCATAACGGAATCTGCGGCAATAGGAGTAGCCTTGGCATCCAGCCCTGCAATATCGACACTAAGAACACCATCAGCATTGTTAAGTCCAGTTGCTGTAACGGTCCCAGTCATACCATCTGCCAGATCAGCAATATCCACTTTCTTGGCAACTCCTCCCTGCAAAAACGGAACTTCATCCGTTGCCAGATCAGGAACTGCATCATCCAGATTTGCCATCACTTTGGTTTGAGGACCTGTTAACTTTGAAAATTTTTGATTAACCATAATTGAACCCCATAAAAATTCTAAAAAGTAAGAAACGTATTCTTACTTTTAAGTTGTGCAGATTTCCACAAACGCTGTGCCCACATGGATTTCTACAGGATGAATCCATTCTTTTATTTCCACGTAGTAATTTCCGCCGGGTTGCTTGGGATAATCATCCGCAATATCAATGTCCTGGCTTACGACAAATTCTGCGGCTTGAGGATCATAAGGTATAACATATGCGTAGCCCGCAGGAGTATGCTGAGATTCAATCATCCAGGATCTGTCATCATCGGCTTTGCCAAATAGGGGTCCCATACCCTTCCAGAACGGAATTCTTTCTGAATCCTTCATGTTGAGGTATGCCATGGTTGTTCTGTCAGCCACCAAGCCATAAGGCTTAAATCTGTGATCCATCATTCGGATAGCATTTACAACGTCTTCATAAGGATCTCTAGTGTCCCCAGAACCATCCCATGCACCCATATTAACGATATCGTTACCGGTTGCGCTTCCGTTGTTTGCTAGGATCTTACCGTTTGCATTTACATGAGCAACATCAACAATACCATCAATACCAAGATCACTATCTCCATTCATGAGAATGTAATCTTCTGCAGAATGTATCATAGCTAACGCACTATCAATTTCTTTAGCCTTCATGGTTGCACCCTGCGCCTTAGCAAGATCCCTCTCGTTTACCATGAAACCGTCCATGAACTGATACATTTCGTGCTTTTCGACCTTGGTCTTCATAGTGAACGGCTGTGGTGCGGCACCTTTAGCCACAATCTGTGCCCGTCCACTCGTAGACTGGTAATAGGAAATAGCATCGATATCAATTTGTGTTCCGACTTCTCTTCGCGGTAGAACATTTCTTGCTACCATTTCGGGTCTATAATTCAACTCATATTGGTTAATTTCCTGAACCCAGGCTGTAACAACTTCGTCAGGAATAAAGGAACCGTAAGTTAGATTAGTGTCTGCCATTTTTGTATTTCTCCATAAAATTTATTATAAGTATTTAAAAATTATATTAAGGCCTACTTAAATAAGTTCGACCTCAATCTGTACAAGTTTGTACATGGTTATGTTGGTGGCATGAGAAGCCAGTAGATCCTTTTCCATAGTAATGGTTGTGGCGGATGTAAGAGGATCCACGACCCTATTAACTTCAGCAGCTTCATCAGAATCAATGACTACATAGTCGCCTTCGACAAGATCAAGTTTGGCTATAGTTGCAGCCGCATTGAAAGTCACTACTGATCCAACGAATGAAGTAACTGTTTGATCATAGTTCGCGTCGCCAGCATCATAAGTTTCCAGAACTCTTCCTACGGAAGATGCGGTTCTGGTAGCAGGAGTTGCTTCGGGAATTACAACACCGAGGGATTCAGTTCCAGCACCTAATGTTGTGGGAAATCTAACGAAGTCTCCTGCATCAATAGTTTGTCCACCAAGTAGCCAAACATTAGCAGTTCCAGTTGCAATATACGGTACTTTCTTGCCAGCAGCATAAAACCCATCATAGGGCATTTGCTGACGCTGATCATCTACCGCAACCCCTAGATAATTATAGGGAGCATTGGTTACTTGTGCTTTGATTGTGCCGTCGGCAGACCTTGTTACAAAGGCACCAAACGGTATTTCGCTTGCAGCCACACCGGTTTTAATAATTCCGCTTCCAGGAGTCTTAACACCCTTGAAAGTCATATAAGTTGGAATTGTTGCCATTTTTGTTTTATCTCCATAAAAATTTATTTAATATTTATTTATTTTCGTCTATAATTAGAAGAAAGGGTTTTTTGCAGTTCGGCACGAGCCTTAGACAACTCGGAAACGTCTTCTCCTTCCGCAGGAATACCACGTGCGTTCATTTTTGGAATATCCATCTTAAAAACTTCGGGATTTGCAGCAATATACTTCCAACCAGTCTTTAAGAAGTTATCATAATGGACGCGAGCATCCTTCCGGTGGGCAGCATTTAGTTTTTGGCCGAATGCCTGGAAATCTTCCTCAGCGGCCTTATCAGCTTCTTCTTTCTCGGCTTCCTGTTGTTTCATTAGTAGTTCGTCGAGCCGGGCCTGCAATGCAGCCATTTGTTCTTTAAGGCTAGCAATTTCCTGATCTTTCATAGCGAGTGATTCATCGACTTCGTTAAGTTTAGCTTCAACGGTGTCGTCTTTCTCTTCTTCCACGGGAAGCTTTTGTACATCTTCTGGATTAATATATTCTTCTGTCATATTATTACCTACAATTTGTGAATTATATTTTTTATCATCGTTACATTTGTTTTGTTTGGGAATATTTCCATTTTTAACGAAAGTTTTAGACAACGCAATGGCCTCATTTTTGTCATCTGTTTCTAAAATAACGTCATTACATGTTTTTGAATTTAATTTAATACTATAATTGTTATTAGTGATTGTTGTTATGTCTGCGCGCCTTAATTCATTGTAAAAGGAATCGGTTTTAGGAGCCTCATTTAATAGAAATCCGCAGCCTTCCTCATGAGAACAAGCGCCTCTTTCACTACCAAGATCCGCGAAATGATAGAAGTGGTATCCGCCGTCCTCAATCGCACCATATCGCTTACCGTCGTATTCTCCATCTTCGAATGTAGTGTGGGTAGTATATGCAATCGAACCATCATAAGGAATGTCAGATTTGATTCTGGCAATATCATCAGGGCTTAACTTATTCTTGTAGTATCGCGCGACCGCCACAACATCTTTCTTGTCAGGTCTTGTCATTACATTAATGAGTTTGCCGATACGATCATGTTTATATGTGACTAGTTCTGTTGGCGCGGTATGTCCTTTGATGATTGGTTGTCCATCAAGCCAATGAGCGTCTTTACTAAAATATTCAAACTTCTTGAGGGTGGGAACACCATCAGAACCAGTAAAAACACCTTCTCGCATCGGAACAACAGGAACGTCAATTACATTATCGTCTTCATAGATAACTTTGGAACCGGACAACGCAGAATTCAATTTAACGTCTGCGCTGTTTACAACTGCAATGTTTCCCATTTCGCTTGCATCCTGCAAAACATATTCATTGAGCTTGATTTCATTATCATTAATGGGAGCTGACATATGTCGTTGGGTAAATTCCATTTGTTCTTCTGTAAGCGGCATTCCTTCGCGTTCCTTGAGGAAAACAATTTTTTTCATAACGGTTCGATTAGCAACACCAGTTTTCTTACCAGAAGCCAATTCCCAGCTATCGTCTAAACATCGTAGACAATATTGAGGTTCGGTGTCTACAATTGCTCCCACCACATACCTGTAAGAATCGACGTTTTGCGCATCGCCGCCATCTACATCCAAAAAGTACTTCATGAGCTTTTTCTTACTGATTTTGCCATCAGAAGTAGCCCACTCAATTAGATCTTGTTTGGCTTTTTCTGGAGTCCAAGCAACGTCAGCATCGTTCGGTTCATTAGGATAATCATTAATGGGAGTAGTTTCCTCAATTACCATGTCACCAGAAGCGGTAGCATACGCAGAATTTTCTTTGATCCCAAGAACGTCTTTCATGCCGTCGGTAAGCATTTCGACACCGAAGTTTTCTTTAGCAAGATTAGCAGCTCTTTCAGCTAACTTTTCATGCTCAACTCCAGTATGAGAACCCATTG